CTTCTATTAGATATGATATGTATGGAGATTTAGAAACTACTGATGAAAATGGAAATTCATCCAATAAAAACGGAGGTACATTAAGAATAATGGGACCTGTAGTTTCTGATAAATCGAATCTTCCTAAACTTAAGTTTAATTGGGATGCTCAATTACCATAGAAATATTGGAAAGATACTAAAACTCCATTAAGACTTCGTGATTTAACTAATGATGATGTTAAATCAATAATTAAAGAAGAATTCGGATAGTATTATAAGAAAGTATTTGATAATATAATAAATCAATATTCTATTGTTAATAAATATGTAATACAAGCTTGTTAGAATTTAGGAATTGAAAATCCTACTTTGTTCGATTATAAAGATAACTTTGAAAATGCTAATAACGCTTATGGTAACAAAGCAATAGAAGTTCTACACGAAGCTATTTATTTAGCACAATTAGCTGGAGAAAATCCTGAAATTATCGATTAGGTTGGATATATTAATAATAAAGGTTAGCTAACTAATAATCCATCTATTATACATTAGATGAAATTATTTGATGTTACTATTTAGAATTCTGATATAATTTGGGCACATCCCGCAATCGGAAAAACTTATTCTGTAGAAAATGGAAAATATAAAAATTAGCTAATTGATTGGGATGTTGAATTTAATTATCTCAGAGATTAGTGGATAGCTGAACATTCTAACACTAAGATTAACACTAGAAAATTTTAGGAAGTTAGAAATGAATATCTTATAAATCCTGAGAAACATCAAGATTATATAGATTTCGTTACTAAGAATTGGGAAAGAGTAAAGAATAAAGCTAAATAGGAAAATAAAATATTAGTTGCTTCACCACACTTATTATTAAGATTATTTCCTAATGATTTTAAATTTATATTAAATATAAATGATTCCATATTTATTTAGAGAAATATTGATAGAGGAGCAAACGATGAAGAAAATTCAAAACTATGGAAATAGTCTATAAACAATACATTAAAATCTCAGAATCAAAATAAGATTATTACAACTAATGACTACTTAGAATAGGTTTTAGATAAATATTATAATCCTCTTACTAGTATTCCAACTGATGAAACATATGAAGATTTCTGGAGAAGAAAAGAAATCCAACTTGTTACCGATTTTCTACAATCAGGAACTAAATTAAAAGTTAAATCAGGAGAAACAGAAAGACCTGGATAGGCTATTGCTACTGCAATTAAATTTAATAAAGATTTTATTAGAGGAGAAAATATAGCGATAGCAAAAATTCATAATGGAGATAAATCCATTAGAATTACTCAAACTAGGGATTTAAAAGAGTGGTATCCTTATAAGAGATTCTCTGAAGAAGTAGATTTAAAATCATTCCCTACTTTTGATGTTGATAATCCAGCTTTCAATTTACAAGCTACTCTTGATGCTATAAATAGAAGAAATATTGCTTGGAAATTAAGAAAACCTGAAAACATAAACCAAATTACTGATAAAATTACTCAAATTGGCGATATAAAATTAAATACTAGAACAGCTGCTGCTACATTACTTGATGAAGCTAAAGGATAGTATTCTATAGTAATGACTAAGTTAAATCCAAAAATTGCATAGGATATTGAAAGATTTGAAGAATCTTGGAATAGAAAAGTAGAAAATGATTTCACTGAGAATGGTAAAGTCAATAAAGAATCTTTAATTAATTATATCAAACTTCAAGTTGCTCGTTAGGGTATTGATAGCTACTTTGATGAAGATCCGATGGTTTAGTATGTAGCTGATGAATTAGGAATTTCTAATATAATTGAAAAATTAGATTTACAATCTGATGATAATTATACATTAGAAATTAATCCAGAAATGCTTAAACATAATTTATTAGATTTCTTCTTAGGTGAAGAATTTATAATGGCTACTACTGGTACTTATGTTTCTCACCCTGCAAAATCTAATGATATTAGATTAAGAGAATCTGAACAATTTGGTTAGGCTATTAAACGTTATGTATCTTATACTGCATCTAAACATAGAGAGGCTGCTGGAAATCTAAATGGAATCCGAAATACTCTTAATGTTGCTATTATTGAAGATGATAAAGATGTAGTATTTAATTATAATGGTAATTTTGATGCTGGTGGAACAAAACCATTTGATGGTGCTTCGTTCTATAATCCAACTATGAATTACCTTGATAATAACTCATTAGGAGGTGATGCGATGGGTACTGATAAAAAGCCTTTCGCACATCATATGGGAGATAAATCTGGAATTGGATTTATTCTAAAAACTGCTGGATTTGCTCTTACTAATGATAGAATCAGAGATTCGAACGGATTTAATGCTCGTCTTAATAAACAAATGTTAAATATTCCTTGGTCTTAGGATATGGATTGGACTAGAGACTATAACGGAAATAGAATAAACTACGGTCCTTGGTTCAAATATGATCCTACTACAAATAAATGGTTTAAATACTCTCACCCAACTGTTGAAAACGATATAACTTATGTTAATGTTGAAGAAGTTGCTCTTAATGGTGAACCTATTAATGGAACACAAGTACAACATCAAGAGTTAGGAAAAGTAAATACTAACTGGTAGTTATGGAATGTATTTGGAGGAGCTTATTCTGGACACATTAATTCTGATGGCAATTTAACTTATTTACAAGATAATACTTCAGTTGAAATGCTTGTAAAAGCTATTAACAATGTTGGTGTTAAAAAATATGATAAAATATTTGATTAGACTGGAGTAGACCAAGTATTAAAGAAAGCCCAAATTGATATTATTGCAACTGGTGGTGCTGTAAAATACGGAGGTGCTAATATCAATACTAAAGATGCTTACTTTAATGATGATTATCATCTAACATATATGACTATAAATTCCTATGATATAGGAGAACAGCTTGATGCTGAACATAACGCTGAAGATGAATCCGTTTCTCTTATGACTCAGGTAATTAATGCTTTAGGTGCTCGTGGATATTCTAGAGAACAAGCTCAAGAATGTTATGAAGCTCTCGAAGCTATTGCAGAAGTAGTTAATAAGGATGGATTAGAAGGATTAGAAGCATTAAATACTTCTGGAAATCCTGAATTATTAAAAAATGCTATTGCACAAATTATATATAAAACTCTTACTAGAGTATCTAGTGATGATGGAAATATGTTAAATGCTTTAGCTGCTTCATTAACTGATATAGGAAATAATAAATTTGATTGGTCTAATATTGAAGGTAAGTTCCCAATAAGTCATCCTGCAATATTCTAGAAGATGATTTCTAGTATTTCTTCTTAGCTTGAAAAAGCAATTAGACTTAAGTTCGAAGGAGGAATGTTAGTATTAAATCCATCTAACAGAAGATTTAATATTATAGATGGTCATTTATCTGGATATTACGATGCACATCCTGAAGAATTACAAGCATTAGAAAATGCTAATAAACAAAATCTTATAACTGATTTATCTAGAATACAAATAGGTCATAATTATAGAACTATAAATCCAGAAACTGGAGAAATTGGACCTATTATAAATATGACTACTCCTGCTAGTATTTATTTACTACAGCCTCAATTAGAAAGTGGAGTTATAGTATACGAATCCGTTATGGATGATGAATCTAAACCTGTTGGTCACGATTTATCAATGTATCAAGTAAGATTTGCTGATACTGAAGGAAATTATTATAGTATTTGGGAACTTGATTCTGTTAGAAGGCTTTGGGAACTAAATAATTCTGAAGACGAAGAAGCTAAAATTCAATTAAGAAGATAGCTTCAAAGTGATTTAAATGCTTTATCTGAAGGTGTTGAATCTGAAGTATATGTAAATGGATAGAGAGTCAGAGTTGATAAATCTAAAACAGAAACTAAAGGATATGAAGCTATCATGCCGATGATGTATAAAACTGAATTCGGATTAAAGGAAGGTGATAATATTAAGAGTATCAAAGAAGACTAGGCTTTCTTTATCAGAAGAGCTTTATAGAATTGGAAATCTAAAATAGAGAAAACTTCTCTTTACGATTTAGAATTAAAAACTTTAAATGGCAATCACATCTATTTAGGATTAATCCCACAAGTTATTGATTAGGGAGAATTAACTCCTGTTAATTTCGATATAGAAATAGATGGTGATGTTGTTTATAGAATAACACCAGATGGATAGAGAATGTATTCTATTCCTTATCATCTTGGAGAAAACGGAACAATCATTCGTGATGTTCAAATTTATAGAACATTTGATGGTTAGGAAGTAATTTATTCTAACAATTTAGCTCATTTCTTAGATGAATTTAATTATTCTCATATTATATTCTCAGCTGATAGTTGGGGAGATAAGAGTTAGATTTTAAGATAGCTTGATGAAAGTACTAACAAAACTGTTAGAAAAAAACTAGATTTAATAACTAGAGTTATTAATAATCGTTATTAGAATAGACTCTAGGTTGGAAACAATTTTATAAATTCAGTGCTAAATACTGCTTTAGGAAATACTGAATTAGCAGATTTATTAACTGAAGATATTACTTTAACTGTTTCTGATATATTAGAAGATGAAGATTTGCTAAATGAAGCTGTAAACTTTATAGCTAATGATTCCGAATTCACTAAACAAAAAATATCACAATTTGAAAGTGATTTGAACGAAGGAATTAGTTTAGAGCAACTTGCTTAGCAAAATCCTATATTTAGAGGAATGATTAAGTCTGGAATTGAAACTCATACATCATTCTTATCATCATTAGAAATGGTAGTATCTAGAACTCCAGCACAATCTTAGCAATCATTCATGGCAATGGAGGTTGCAGCGTTTGGAAGTGAGTCTAAGAACTCTGCATATGTATCACGTTGGTAGCTTTGGTTACAAGGATCCGATTATGATATCGATAAGATCTCCGTATTAGGTTTAAAGTTTAATCATGGAAAACTTAAGACATGGAGCCCTTATTTTAACATGTAGTCCAAAGATACTTTCGAATCTTCTAAGAAATTACCATTCCCTACTAACAAGGAATTGGAAGTAAGGGAAGGGGAAAGAAGACCTTATGATGTTTTATAGAATAATTTAACTGTAATTACTGGAGATTTAGGTGAAACAATAATCTATACTCGAAATGGTAATTCTTTAGTGATATTTACAAATCCTGAAACCGGAGATGTTTATTTAAATTGTTCTGATAGTTTTGAGTCTTATCCACCTTTAGAATAGTACGAATTATTAAGAAATGCTATTTCTAAAATTCCAGAAGGAATTAGAATACGTTATAATTTTAATATTTCTAATAGAAATCTAGAAGCATTAGGAATTAGAGATGGAATTAATACTAAATAGTATAACATAAATGTTGATTTCGATGAATTTAATGAAAGTATATTTACTAGAGAAAGTTTAGCTTAGGATATTAATATTAAACGAATTTCGGAGAATATAATTGAATTAGCTCCAGATTTAGGTATTCTTATTAGAACTTATAACAAATTAGGATATGTTCCAGAAACAGTTAATCCTAATATTAAAAATATTGTTGATTATCACAATACTTTTTTAAAAGGAAAAGATAGAAGAGATGCTGCTTATAACTTTGTATCTATTAGAACTAAAGACATTTCTAAGAGTCCTATTAATTAGATACAAGCCCAAGCAGCTATCGATGACCAAACAGCTAAAGTAAAAGATTTGTTAAAGAAACCTGAATTCCAAAGATTACTTGCTGCTTCTACTAAAGCTGATAGAGGTTCAGTATTTTCTAAATTTTTTATGCTTACTCTCACACTTGCTGGTAAAGAGAATGTGGGTATTGTAGCATCATCGCTTAAAAACTTTGAAGGAATAAGTTAGTATATTTATCAAACTCTTGATGAAGGTTCAGAAGAAGATTAGGATGATTTAGTATTTGATAGAGTAATCAATGGACATAGGGTTCAAATGATTGCTAATGCTTATACTAGAAATTCTGATAATATTAAAAGTGAAAAAGCAAGAGAAGCTCTTAGAACTGTTGATAATTATAATGATGCATTTCTTATTAAGTCAGCATTATTAAGTTTGGCAACCGATAACGCAAAAGACCCTGTACTTGCTAAATTAAATTCGGGTCCAGAAATGATGTCCTTATTTAATTCAGGTGTTATACTCGGATTATCAGTAGAAGAAGTTGCAAAACTTACATTAAGTGATACAGGTATTCTTTTAAGTAATCTTACTAAGGGTAATGTATTTAATGAACAAAAAGGGTTTAACAGATTAACTCAAGCTATTCAATACTTACAAAGACCACCTTCTGTTTACTTTAATGATTAGTAGTATAAAGATATTTCTCCATTATTCCAGAGATTAGGATTACTCCAACCAGAAGAAGTTTTAAGTAAAACTAAATTGGATGAATTCTTAAAGAATAAAAACCTTCGTGAACAATTAAGGAAAATATTTAAATTCTTATCTAATCCAAATGCAGAATCTTCTTTATTACAGTTTGATAGAGAACAATTTATTAAAGATTAGATTGCTTTATTAAAAGGAACTCATGAGTATAGAGGATTTAGTAAAAAAAGAGAAGAATTACTTAATTCATTATTAGAAAAAAGATAGAATTTGAATGACGGGGAAGCTCTTACCGAAGAAGAAAATTCTACATTAAATAAACTTAATGAATTAAAAGCAAAGAAAGCTGTAGTTCAAGAATAGATTAATGATTTATACAAGTATCTTGATGATAAAAATTCCTCTCCTACTAATAATGAAATTTCAAATTTAATTGATAGAATTTAGGAAATAAGTTCTGAAGATTTTACTTCTGAAATTAAGAAAATTCGTTCTAATTTCTATGGTAATTCATATTTCTTATCAAATATGGATGAAATAGTGAATTGGATTGATTACCAAAATATTGTAGATAATGATTTAGTTGAAGGAATGGATGGAGAACAACATAAGATATTAACACAAATTGCTAGACTTGATGAATTTTCACAAGAAATGTCTGCATTACGTCCATTACTTGCTCTTAACCAAGGTATTCCAAATAAAATGGAAGACCAATTTAATTTCTTGAGTAATTTTGGTTCTATTATCACAAAGAGAATAGGAACCGTTGGTTAGGAAAATGTTACTAAATACTATGATGTTTAGGACCAACTTAATCAATTACAACAACTCAATTAGCAATTATATGATTAGGGACTTATATCAATCGATGTTTAGAAATCTCCTTACTATGTAGATTTAAATGCTTTTGTATCAGACTCTGAATATAATAAGTTAGTAAAGGATATTTATGGTAAAATTAAATTTGCTGTGAATATATTTAAAGTTGTTGATGGAGTAAGTCATTATCATTCATACTTAAGAACAGCTAATCTTGCAATATAGATGGGTAAAAACTCTTCTACCGCTTATAGAACAGCTCTAGATATTAACGATAGAATTGTTCCAAAAATGAACGCTAATTCTAAAACAGTTGAGTAGATTAGAAGAAATATTCTTCCAACTATATATCGTAAAATTAATTAGGAATATTTAAGAAGCAGAAACATAAAATATACTATTCCTTAGTTTGAAATAAAAGATGGAAAGGTTGTAATGGAAGAGGGTACACAATCTATAACTTTAGGTTATGACAAAGATAATCAAAAGTTTAAAGATTGGATACAATATATAGTATTCCCAGAATTATAGTCTAAATATCCTGCAAATAAATTCTTATAGTATTTGGGTTATAGAAGCTATGATTATAATCCTGACCATAATCAAACAATAAATCTTGCTAAAATAAGATAGGTTAATACTAAAAACCCATCTGATTTAGTATAGTTCGATTTAGCTAAGGGTGATTTAGATAAACTTCCGGCTAAAGTTGTTAGTTAGTTATTCTATTATAATATAATTGCTTATAACAATTAGGCAGGATAGTTATCTCTTACAGATTTATTTGAAGATTTAGTTTCAGCAAATAATTTTGAATCTATAAGACAATATAATGAATTTTGGTCTAATCACGAAAACATTCCTGTTCAATTTAGTTCTGATGAAGAATTAATGATAGCTATTGCTCCTTTAATGAATATTTTTGAAATCAAGCCTTCGTTAAAAATTCCATTTATTTATGTAAGAAATAGAGAAACTGGTAAAGTTTCATTATATTATAAAACTAGTTCTAATGATAATTCTTCTAGTACAGAAGAGAATTAGGATTTATTAGATGAACTTGAAGGTGGTCCAGAAATGGATGAAGGAACAGTTTCAAAATCAGATATGAGTAGTATTCTAGAAAGAGCAAAATATGTTCTTGTAGGATAGGTTCAAACACAATCTCAAAGTGAACCTGAAGAGAATCCTAATGAAATGTTAGAATTTGGAAATTATAAAATGACTAATGAAGCTAAAATTAAAGATATTAAAGTTCAATACGAAGGAACAGAATACTCTACTGATTAGATTCTTAATTTAGCTAAATAGAAAGGATTTGCTACAAAACTTTCCGAAATATTTATAAAACAAACTAAGAATAAATAGAAAGTATATAATCTTGAAGTTATTCAAAGTGCTTTAGATACTATATTCAATGATGAAAATAATTGCCAATGAATTATTGTGAAATAAAAGATACTCAGAAAGCCCAGATATTGAAAGATATGTCTGGACTTTCAGAGTTTTCTGTCAATTCTTTTATAAGAGGATTTTCAGAAAAACATGGGAGATTTCCTGAATTAGATGAAATTCCTTATGCTAATTCAGAGGAACATTTAAATAAATAGTTAGATATTAAATCTACTAAGGATTCAAAATATACTACAATAGATAAATTATAGGAAGTTACAGGAACTGATACTCCAGAGGAAGCAATGGTTTTAATTAATAAAGAACATACTGATTTAGAAGTTCATTTAAACCCACTTAATTCTGCTGTTATAGTTGAAACTTTACATCGTCCTACAGAATATAATGACGATAAAATAGAAAAAAAATCAATCGATTTTGATGGTTCTAGAGAATCTAATTCTGTAATATTAAGAAGTGCTTTAGATAGGCTCCAAAAATATTATGGAATACAAATGATTCCTATTACTAAATCGGAATTAAATAGTCCAGCTTTTGAAGGACTTCCTGTTTCAGAAGCCCAAGCATTTATATTAAATGGAAATATTTATGTAAACACTGATTCTGCTACAGTTGATGCTCCTATTCACGAGCAACTTCATTTATTTTTAGGTTCAATTAGATTTGGAAATCCAAATCTTTATTTTTAGTTAGTTTAGAGTACTGAACAACTTCCTAATTTTAATATCTTAGCACAAGAATTTCCAGGAAGAACTATAAGTGATGTTTAGGAAGAAATATTTGTTAACGAACTTGCTAAACACATTACAGGACAATCTAGTATGTTTGATTCTGTAGAACCTTCTATAATAAATACTATAATGTATAATATTAAAAGAGATATTGATTCTATAGTATTTGGAAAACAAAGTGTTAAAAGTTTATCTAGTATATTTGAAAAATCATTAATATAGTTAGCTGAAGAACTTGATTCAGATAACTTTGATGTAGATACTTTGGGAACTCTAGATGATGCTACTATTCATAGGATAATGGCTAATACTAAAGAGGAACTTATAAACAAAAATGAATTAATGTAGGATTGCTCATGAAATGTAAGTATATATACAATAATAGAGTTTTTGAATCAGAAGCAGATTTAGATGAATATCTTTTAGTTACTTCTGCACTAAAACCTTCTCTTGGAGATATAGTATTTAAAAACTGGAGTAGATAGCAATTAACTACTTTAGATAAGATTAATAGTTCTAATAAAGCTGTTGAAGATGCTATAAAAAGAGGAGAAATAAAAACTCCAGAAGAAGAGGGGGAACCTGAGGATATGGATGGATTAAAAGGAAATGGACGTTATAAATCTATTACTGAATTAATTCATGAAATCCGTACTATTGATTCTAACGGTTAGGAACATCCTTTATTCCCTATATTTATAGAAGATAATTATTGGAATGGGCCTAATAACTCTGGAGGTTAGTTAGAAAAATATAGATAGGGTAAATACGACGATCCTAAAGTAGCTATACAACTTCCATTTGTTGAAGATTTAATCCCAAAGGTTGGAGATTAGTTACAACCTGTTATAGATTCAAGTACTCTTGAGAAAATAAGAGAAAGAATGACTGATGTTTGGAAACAACAAGCTCTTTGTGGTGATTTAGTTCACGCTATTCTTTCTGATTTTTATAAATCTAAAGACAATGAAAAAAGATTCTGCAATCTTACAGAAACTGAACTTAGAAATGCTTTTAAAAATAAAGTTAAAGAAGAATTCTATAAAAAGTATTAGGACTATATTTCTGATTCTTTAATTGATTCTATGGTAGAACAATCTCGTAAAATTGATAAAGAAATTAGAGATAAATACGGTGATGATTGTATGATTCTTTCTGAAAAGAAAGTTACTGGTAGTGGAGTATTCGGTAATGATTCTATACCAATTGTAGGTAAAATGGACTTATTTGTTGTATCTAGAGATGGTAGAATGGGAATTTTAGACTTTAAATGTTCTCCTAAAGAATATACCGAATTTAATGAACAAGAAGATCCAACTAAATACGATCCTGCTAAAATTAGAACATTTCAATATTAGTTAGCTGCTTATCGTAGACTATTAAACTCTATTGGAATTAATTCTTCCGCTGAAATTGATTTAGCTATAATTCCATTACAATTTTAGAATTATAGATTTGATTCTACTACTAAAAAGGTTCAGTTTGACGGAGTATCTTCATTAGATACTGCTATTCAAATGCTTCCTAATACTAAATATACTACTGGTGGTAATCTTTATCATACAATTGAGTCTAATTTAGAACAAATATTTCCTTCAGTGTTAAATTTAGAAAACCTATCTACTGGAGAAATTCTTTCTGCTATCCAAGATGAAGAAAAAATCTTATTTAAAGAATTAGCTAAGAAAAAAAATATGACTGACGAAGATATTACTAAATATATCCAAAGTCATGGTGGAGTAAAGAAAAATAAAATTACTAACAACTGGGAATTTAAATATTCTAAATCTAATGATAAAAATAAAGAGGTTGTTAGCGGAACTAAATCTCAAGCAGAAGCAGAAGCTCAAATATTTGATAAAGTAAAATAGAAGTTCTAGAAAAGAGAAGACTATATTCCAATTACTACTTCCTCTATTAGAAAATCATTTGTTTAGGCTATGGAGAATGATGAACTTGTAGACTTTCATAATCTATCTGGAGGTAAATCATATAGTAGTGATGATCCATTATGGTTGTAGAAACAACTTGGAAAATATAATAATAGTATTAAATACCAACTTTTAACAGCAACCGACTTAGATCCTGTACTTGATTAGCTCGGAATATTATTATTTAAAAATAGAATTACAGGATTAATTGATGTTGTTAAAATTTCTGATTAGTATGATCCGACAATGTCTGCAAAATTAGGTGGAGAAAACTCTAAAAATAGAAATTCTTTACTTGGGACATTCATTGCAGATGAAGTTGTAAATGCAGACTCTAATTCACAAGTAATGGATGGTATTATAGGTAATGTTGAAATAATGGAAGCAATGTTACTTATTAATAAACTTCCACAATTATTTGCTAATCAGACCCATGGAATTGGAAAAATAGAATTAATTGTTCCTCGTTCGTAGAAAGGTTTAACTGCTTCTAATGAACAACTACTTGATAATTTTAGAAGACTTTGTAAATTAGGAAAAATTACTAATAACTTTGTGGATGAAAGAAATGATTCTGAAGGAATTATTAAAATGGCTTCTCGTTTAGACATATGTAGAGAAACATTTAGAGAAGTATTAGAATCTCCTAATACAGAAAAAGGTTTAGGTAAAATTTATCAAAGTATTAAAAATGAAATAAAGAGCTGTGTATCTGATTTGGATAATCTTGGAGATAATCCTTAGGTAATAAGGTAGAGATTAATTGAATTAGATAGAAGTCTTGTAGAATCTTATCCTCAATTAAAACAAGAAAAGGGGACAATTCAAAACGAGGAAAACAATCCAGAATATAAATTACACCAAGATATTCTATTTGCGATATCTCAATTATCTGGAGTAAAACTTTTACAATAGATTGAAGACCATGCTAAATTTACATTAGCTGGAGGAATCTCAGGTACAGAAATTGATAATCCTGGAACACTTTAGAGTAAAACCCTTAATGAATTTACTGATTAGGTAACAAAAGCTTATTAGAATGTTAGAGATAATGTTATAGCTTTTAATCAAGAATTAAGATAGAAAGTTGAAGCTCTAAAGAAAGCTAAAGGATTTGGATTAATTTCACAATATATAGTTGGAAACCAAGTTTCTTCTCTTTATTAGAATATGTTTGATTAGGATAGTGAAGACTTAATGTTTGTTAATCCTTGGGATAATAATGTTAATCTTTCTAACGAAGAAAGAGATTTCTTAAAATTTGCTTTATTAAAGATTAATGATAATCGTATAAAGAATTTTGATCCTAATAACATTGAGAATTTAATAAAATCTAATCCTGCTAAGTATTTAAGAGTCCCTCTTGTTAAAGGAGACTTAACTTCTGAAATTGCTGTTAGAGGTGGATGGATGAATTTTATTAGAAGTAGATTTGCAATGTTATCTCCTTCTAGATTAAAAGAAAGATTTGATAAAGCTGCTACTAATCTTCTTAATGATGCTCAATAGGAAAGGATTGAGAATGAAGATATGTGGGAAGCAATTAATTCATTTGATGCTTCTGAAGATAACGATGAATATCGTCAACAACTTTTAAGTAGTGAAGCACTAGGTGGAAAATCCTACTTTGAACATAATGTTGAAACTCTTCTGCTAAAACATACTTCAGCTTATAAAATGTCCGACGAATTAAATAATATATTCCCGGTTCTTAGAGCACTTACTCTCAATTTAAATGCTCAAGGAGCTATTCTTAATGATAAATTTCAAAATGACTTGGAATATATTTTAAAGTATGTTAAAACAAGAATACATAATCAACCTGTTGAAAATAGAAAAGATGGACTAGAATAGGTTGCAGCTGATGTAACAAAAACTATGATGTCAACTGCATCTAAATTAGCTTTAGCATTTAATCCAAGACAATGGTATTAGTTCTTAGATGGAATATGGAAGGATTGTCAATTATATTTTAGAAATACTCCAGAAGAAGGAACTCCATTTACTAAGGAAGGATTATTAAATGGTTGGAAACTGGCAATGTCTGATTTAGCACATTTCGGAAATAATTTTACAATGGGAGAATTATTAAATCAACAATACGGATTTAATGACATGGATGCTAATAGCTATATTGATAGAATTAAAACTGATAATACCGGACTTCTTTATCATTTCTGGAATGTTGGATTTAGGTTTGCTTCTAGACCTGACTATTACAACCGTATGACTATTTTCTATGCACAAATGTATAAAGATGGAAGTCTTGATGCACATAAAATGGTTGATGGTAAACTTATTTATGATTGGACTAAAGATAAACGATTTGATGTCTTTGCTAAGGGGGATAAATCTAACTTAGAAAAATATAACCGATAGAAGTCTCTTTATATAACTATGGGATAGTAGTTAGAGCAAGAAGGAGCAAGAAATGAGGATGGTTCGTTATTTAAATTAGATTTAAAAAATATTCAATCTCTTCCTAAAGCGTATACTAATCAATAGTCAGAAGGAATGAAGGCTTTATCCGATAGAATATACGGATATTATGCCCATGAAAAGAAATCTATGATTCATTCCAGTTTAGTTGGCTCTATGTTAATGCAGATGAATACATATTGGTCTGCTAAGAAAAACCAATATGCTCAAACCCGTTCTTTTACTCAAGAAGGTGATTGGTCTCAATATGAAGAGAATGGTTAGTTTTATTATTGGAAAGAGGATGAAGACGGAGATTTAATTCCTACTACTGAAAATACTGGAGTTCCACTTCAAGTATGGAAAGGAAGACCACAGGAAGGAATTTTTCTTACTGGAATTGAATTAATAAAAGCATTTGCTGGAAAATCTGATATGACAAATAAATCTGGAATAGTAGCTATTTAGGATTTATTTAACAATGAAGAGATTGATCCTCAAATTAGAAGATTATATAGTTCTAATATGAGATAGCTTATTTCTGATTTATTAATATGGTTACTTATTGGAAACTTGCTTCTTGGTTCAGTAGAAACTCAAGTTAAAGATTATGTTAAAGCATCTGGAAATGATTCTGTTAGTAAAGCATTTACTAATACTATTTTAAGTGGAGGTACTCAAATACTTAAAGCTTCAACATTAGATGCTAATTTTATAGAATCTATATTTGGTAGAGGCAAAGACTGGACACCATTCGCAATTCAAAGTACAGATAGACTTGCTTAGAATTTAATAAAAGTTGGAACTGGAAAACAAGACTTATATGATTTCTTAATTAAATCTAATGGTTCTACTAATGCAACTAAACCTATGTGGGATTATATAAAATTATCAACTTTGGGAAGAAAAATTGGAGATAACGGAAAAGAAGAATAAAAAAATAAGGGAAGACTAACCGTTTCTGGTTAATCTTCCCTTTTTGTTTTCTAAATACTTAATAAATTCTTTTTGATAATTTTTTAATTTTATATTTTCAATTTTATCCGAATTTTTGATTTTAATTTTACAATATTTTTCAATAAAATCTATTGTATTCATTTTTATAATAAATAAACCAATTGCTCATAAATATCTGCTAATTGTCATTCTTCCAATTCTGATAAATCAAATTCTTCATCACATCCTTGTAATGTATATCCTATTTCTCCAGAACTAGGTTCTTGCCACAATTTATCAATATGTAACATTTCTAATGTGGAAAGTCCTTGTTCTTCACTTGTCTCAAGAAGTATATCTGTATTCAATTTATTTTCAGAATTTGTGTCCATTAAAATTGCTGAAATTTTATTCCAATAATTCATATTAAAATTTTGTTATACTCTTATCTAGAATTAACTACAATCGCATTAAATATGTTTAGCGATAAAATGTTCATCTCAAAATTTTCAAACGATTGTAGAAAAAAATAACCCCGACCTACCAAATAAATGGTAAATCGGGGTTTCTGTTTATATTTTTTCTATTCCATTTTCTTTTATAAATTTATATAATTTTTCTTCATTTTCTAATGAAGTAATTCCAGAAACTAAAATTTTTGGATATATAGATTTAATTTTTAAATTATTTATTGTTTCTCTAATACTATCATTTTCGTTTATCCCACATAATACAATATCTGAATCGGGATTAACTAAAATGTTGTCAAAATAATATCGTTTTCCTAATATATCATTTGTCGATAATATATCTTTAAATGCCCCGTGTTCTTCTAAATCTTCATAAATTCCAAGTCTATCGACATCATAATTTATGTTTAAAGATTGTATATATTTTAATAATTTGGGTTCTATACAAGCTCCAGGAGTATCTTGTACACAATGTATAGGTAAATTCCCTCCATTCTTTTTAAAAGAACAATGATTATAAGGATGCCAGTCTATTGTAAATATTATTTTATCGATATTATTTTTATTTTCTTTTATAAATGTTTTTATAACAGGAAGAATACTTTTAGTTGATTTTTTACACATAGTTCCTGCTATAAAATCACTTTGACAATTGCAAATTACTAAAGTAATCATATTTCTAAATATAAAGGTTCTCTCCAAATTTCATATTGTTCATTTAATACTGACACATTATATACATCATATTCTCCATATAATTTTTCATGTCTTTGTCCAGTATGTAAATGTCCACATAAAGTAACTTTGGGTTTCTTCTGTTCTATAACTATCGTTAAAGCTGGATTTCCTAAATGATTGACATTTCCATACGGATGTTGTAAACATATATCACAAGCATTATAAGGAGGCCCGTGAACAATAAGAATATCTACGTTATCAGGCATTGTTTTAAATATCTCAACTTGTTCTGATTCTGGATTCATATATGCCCAATTTCCAAATTTATTGGATAATGGACTTCCCCATATTTTATAACCTTTATATTCAACTCCACTATTAATTAAGAATGTTACTTTAGATTCTAAATTAACAAGATTTAAAACTTCTTCTTCCATGTGACTAACCGCTAATTCATGGTTGCCGAACACCACAAATACTTTATTCACAGGAAGTTCTTCACACCAAGGTAAAAAATCTTCTTTTAACCAATTTAACATTTCTGACTTTCTACCTTGAATTCTTAAAGGAGATATATCTCCAGCAATACACAGAATATCAGCAGGTTCTATTTTAAGATTTCTATGTTGCCCATGAGTATCACTAATTGCACAAATTTTCATACCAAATCGTTTTGTTCTTCTTCAAAATCATCACAAAATTCATCTTCAATCCAACCTTTACAATTATCTGCAATTCGTTGATAATGTTTACGTTCAGAATTATTAAGATCTGCATTCTTTAATTTTTCTTCACACATAGTTCTCAATTCCTCTAATAATTCAGGGATTGTATAATACCTTTCTTTAAAATTTACGTCACTCATTATTGGAACAGATTTACTATATGAACAATAAACTGTTGCTACACCAAGAACTGCTTTTTCATTCCACGGAGCATTTTCATATTCACTTCGCATCATAGGAGGATAATTATCATTATTATGTATAGTCATTGTCTATTTCTTCTAACAAATTATTCCATTCTTCATTTGTTGTAATATTTGAAAAAGCACCTAAGTTATCTAAAATTTCTGCTATTTCAAACCAATCTACATGAGGTCTATTTAAATAATAGTTACTAGTAGTAGGACATCCTATTGCCGAATCGTCAATGTAGTAATGAGCATAAGCTTTAGGCGAAGTACTCCAAGTTTGGGAAGGATTTTCATTAATTCCATAAAGTGGAATATTTTCTTTTTCAAACCATTTTAAAGCATCTCCTAAATCACCGTTTAAGTCACTGCGCATAGTAAATAAAATTAGTTTGTGTCCACATTCTACTAACTTTCTTAATACTGGAGCTGCTCCAATATTTTTACCTATTTTAGGATATTCATGTGTAACACAAGTTCCGTCAAAATCAATAGCTATAATCATAACCTAAAATTCTTCTATATAATCTGCATCTGGAAATTGACTATATACGTCATCCCAAGCAGCGTCTCTTTCGTATTCAATATCTTCGTTATATCGGTTAGAATATGTTTTTCTGGGTTTATTTTTAAAATGAATTATAAATGTCATATTTTAATAATTAATAAGGGAGAGATTTAAATCTCTCCCTATTTAAATTTTAAGTTAATGAACTCAAAAATGCAAGTCCTACCAATACAGCAGCTGTTGCAATAAGTACTACTGCGTACTTTAATTTCCAGTCTAATTTACTCCAATTCATAGTTTAAATTTTAATTGATTAATTTTATCTTGAATATACCAAATAGCTTTTTCAAGATCTTCGATCTCTTTTTCTACCTCAGATAAGGAACTATCTTCTTTTAAACCTTCTCTCCAAAGATATTTAATGGCATTTCCCTTCCACGAAGGCATATCTCTAATAACGTCAATACATTCTACAGGAATTTCAATAATCTCTTTTCCATTATTAAAATATATTGTTGGATTATTAGTATTATAATGTGAAGGATGATTTACGTTACTCATAAGTTCTTTTTATTTTATTCACTAAATCTAATATTTCTTGTTTTATATTAAAATATCCAGGAATAATGCGAAAGAAACTTTCTAATTTTATTTTAAGATCGTCAATCAATTCATTCATTTTTCAAAGTTAAATATATTCCTCTGTCAACTTTAATAGATTCAACTGTTTCCCCAGTTGGTAATTTATAACCAATGTGAATAAACGGTCCACCTGGTGGATCAACAAAATCATAAGATCCATTAATTCCATCTCCACCAAATCTTACCCATTCCATCATTTCACCAAAATCAGCTTTATATAAATTACCTTCTACCCAAATTAAAGTATAATCATCATCTTGTCTTGATTTTAAATTAATAACTTTTTTCATTCCGATAAAGATTCATAACATTTATTACAAAGAGAATCATTGTTTATATATTCTTGTTCTGATAACTCTTTTCCACACTCTTCACAATAATGTTTCTTAATTTTCAGTTTTCTCATAAGAATTACACAGTCTAATACTACTTACAGCAGTCCCGCAATACTTTTCTACGGGACACCCTACACATTTTGGATATTTATCTATGTATCTCATTGTTTATCTATAAATACAATTACTTCTTATTTCACTTCCTATTTGTTTCAGATTCGATTTAGTTAACTTATAATACAGAATACAATTAGGACCAATTCCGGACTCAATTGTTCATTTTATACCTACGATTGTCCAACCTAGTTCTTCTAAAGCATCAACAATATTCTGTTGTTTATCACTAAGATTATAATTCAATTTTATAAGTTTCTTTAAATAAATCCCAAGCTAACTGTGATACTTCTTTTGCATCAGGGTGTGGAGCACCTGTAGTACCTCTTAATCTTAAATTAAAGAAGTGTTTCCAGTCATCTTCAAATCCACACATTACTAACTCAGTTTTAGTTCTTAAAGGTAATATATCTCTTAGTATCTGAGGTTTTATCCCCTCTTTAGCTCCCATCATATATACTCGTTCTATATCATCTAAAAGACCTAACATTTGATAATAAGCGTTACCTTCTACACCGTTCCAATCTGATTTACAAGGAACTATCACCGCAAGTTCTTCGTTGAATTTTCCTTTAGAATAGTTACAGTATCGAGTACTTTCTTGCATAAAACTAAATACTCTGTGTCTAGTAAATTCTCTCGCTGTACCAATATCAGTAGTGAACTTAACACAATATCTTTTAATGTGATGTTCTGTCGGAGTACATACAAATTGTAAATCGTCTTGCCAACTATTCTCGATAATTGCTCTGTAATTACTTGTTATAAAATATTTTCGAATAACCTTTGTACTTCCAGATTCAGTTTTAGAGGTTTCAATAACTTGACTAACTTTTGAGTACTGGTTTGTTCTATATCTTGCAGCAATACTTCCTACAACATCTGACCAATTATAACCTGCTGTAAAGTGAGCTAAAGGATATTCAAACTTACTAAAAGCATTTTCTGTATTTATTTCTAAGTATAAATATACAGTTCCAAATTCTAATGGAGCATAATGTCCAGCTTTAATAAGATTATCTACAAATGTTTTACTAGATGTTTCTGTGATCTTATCTTCTGATTTATAAGACACTCTAGCACATTTTTCTATTTGTTTATATATGCCCTCAAGAGTATAATTCTCCTGAGGGTATAGTTCTACAGATGGGTTAATAAATTTCATTTTCTATATTTATTAGATATATTAGCTACAATATACAATATTACATATAACCACGATGTTAGTGTTGCAAAACAAAATATAATAATAGCTTCAGGATAATCTCTCTTAAGTTCATTTAATTCTGGAATCTCATTATTATATTCATTAGAATACATTTGTAAAACTAACATAAAGGCGTAAAAACTACCTATTAAGTATATTAACAATGTCCACATCACTCTTCAGTTTTAACCATATTCAGTAAAGCTGCATGTATTATTGTACTAACAGCATCACGTTTAAATCTTGACAAATTACTTGTTTTATTTTGTATTAATGATAATTCATTAATTAATTCCTCAAAAGTCCAATTTCTATCTCTAAATAAAGGGTAATAAATACTTCCTGGTTTCTTTTGAGCTTCAATTATTTTATTTACTTCGTACTGAAAATTTTGTTCAGTCATTTCAGGAACTACTTCTTCTAATTTCATAAATCACTAAATAAATCTAATTGTTTAATAGCTAACGGGTTCTTTAATTTATTAGCTTCAGATATATAAAATTTATAATCAATATGATAATCTTCCCAATTATCTAATTTTATAACTTTATTAAATAAAGTTGCTGAAAACCCAACATTTACTCCAGTTATTCTTCCGTCGTTGAAATTTTTAGTTATAATTCCATTTTCTGACGTAGGATCTAATCCTATATAACCATTACTTATGTAATATCGAGTTGTTCTATCTAGAGGTTTATCCTTTAGGTGCTTGTTTTCGTCAAAATACTTGAAATATGCAGTACATCCAGAATTTGTTTTTAATCTTATACAAAAATTAAAAATATCTCTGTTATTTTTTATTGTTTCTTCAACAGGAATTCCATATACAAAATATTCTTTTACAGCAAGAGGAACAATTCTCATAGAAGGATCTTTGTGAAATTCTTTATCTATCTCAAAGTCTCCTTTTAATTTAATATGTTCATTATCAGGTGTAGAATCTTCATATACAGCTCCGTAATTATTTACATCCCTTAAAAACATCTTAGAATAGAACGCTTCTTCAATAACTAGTGTTGTTTCTTTAGTTAATTGTTCATTAACTTCTCTAATAGCTTGTAAGGATTTTCTAGGTATTCTTACGGTTATTCCATCCGTATTTGTTTGCAAGAACACTAGTTCTGGACAAGCTTTTACCATTCTTTCAGCCCACATACATATAAATAGTTGTCCTGCAATAGTTGTACTAAAAGTATACATTGGATCATAAAGAAAAGACTTATCTTCATTACTCTTACCGTAGGTTCCATTGAGTATAAGTTTAAATCCTTCAATAAGAACATTATCTCGTTCATTTTTAGGTTTATGTTTTTCAGCAATTCGTTTGTCGATAAACTGAGAATATAATTGCATAAATTCTGGACCAAGATGTGCTGGATATAAACCTAAAGATTTAGCTACACTTGGATATAGTGATGAAATATCAAAATCTACTATTTGCCAATAATCATTTGATTCATATACTCCTGGTTTTATTGAACTATGAGCACCCCCAATTCCAAAATCAAACTTATTTTCATGAAAAATTACAGAATAAGAAAATTCTCCTTTTTCACCTTTAATAATAGTAGATTTAATTTTATCTAGAAATTTATTAAATTCTTTAGATTTTATATTACACCAATATGGAATACAATCTTTCAATTTAATTTCGGAGCGTGGTGTTCCACCTTGTCTTTTAAGTTCATATGGATTTATTCCAACGGCTCTAGAATATAATTGTAACATTAATTCTTCACCCATTGGAACATCGCCCATATTAGTTACGTTTACTCCAAATTTTTTATTTAAATCGAATCGAAGTTGAAGTTTATTTTTTCCTTTATATAACGGATAGTCTGTTTTGCCTAAAGTGACAAGAAGAAATCTATAAGTAGCTTCTACGTCATTTTTGTTATACTCTAATATCAAATTACAATCTTCTTTATTACACCAATGAGTATGATGAATAGGCATTTCTTCAACATTATCCATTCTCATTGCTATTTCAAGGTCTTTTACATTGTGTTATCAAATTTTATGTTAGTTAATCACTCTAACTTTGATAACCTACATATTTCTATGTAGATTAGACTATATCATCATAATATTTAAAAATAAAACCTTTATTTTGTTTTCTTCTTCCACATAAAACATCATATATAGAAGCTTCTTTTAATCCTGTTATTAGACTTGCTTCATGAACACTTTCAAATCCACTAATAAAGTTCTCAAAATTATCGTACATCATTATTTTATCTGGAATTTGATTTAAAGTGTAAATAAAAGAATATTCGTTTCTAATTTCTTCTATTTTAGATTGATAATCAAAATTTAAATCAAATACTAAATAATTTTTTATTATTTTTATGTTTTTAGCTTTAGATAAATTTGCAGTTGTACATCCAATAAATTTTGCTATATCGACTTGATAAGCAAAAGTATTAATATATCTTCCATATCTATCAAACACTATCAAACAATCATCTTTATTGGGTCTAATTCCTTTCAATCCTTTATTCCAAACTTGTGGTATAAATGGAGATTCTTTTAAAGATTCAAAATAATCTTTGTAATTCTCTAATTCTTTTTTATAAATAAAGAAAAATTCATGTGTATATTCTTGTTGATGTTTACAACATGAAGCTATGAGATGAACATCTATATTTAAAAATCTAGAAGCTTCTCCACAAGATATATATTCAGCTATAAAATTTCCATTAAAATCATATTGAAGTATTGGAATTGCTTTAGCTAATATTATTTTTCTTATAGATTCTTCTGATTGAACTGCACCCAATCTATTAGAAGAACAAGGATTTATATTATAACCTAATTCAAGAAATTTATTAGATTCTTTTCTAATGTATTCTTGAGCAAATAATAATGTATCAAGATAATATTGTTCTCTTACTAAGAGAATTGAAATATCATCAACAAATTCAATAATATCATATTTAAATTTATCTTCCCCGTATTTATTCCAAGCATTTTGAAAATGTTTAGAATGATGTTTATTTAATCTGAGACAACTTATATGTTTTCCGTATCTCTTTCTAAGGTTTTTTGCGCTACCTACATAGATTTTTCCATTTTCTGTATTAGTAAAACGATAAATTCCACTACATGTAGGTATTTCTGATAATTTTTTTATATTCATAATAACTTTTAATTTTATTATTATAAATATATTATCAATTATCAAAGTATCAAAATATTATGCCAAATTTTTCGAAATATGATGATTAAACACATTTCTACTCCTATAAAAGGATAGTCGTTGAACCTTTTTCCATAAAATGGAAACTTGGCTGCGTTTTAATGTGATTGCCCAATCTTAATCGTTTTTACAATTCAATAAGCATTAACTTATTTGCTACCATTTACATTACTGTAATGTGCTGTAGATTAAGCTCTAAGGGGTTCCCCGCAATTTATTTGGTTTAAAGTTCGCTAATTTTAGTTTACGAACTATGACGTGCCTTATTGTTGTAATGCCATATCTTATATAAATCAATTTGGGGAATTAAAGGTTTTTTAACCTCTGTAAATTGTTCTTCAATTAAATATTGAGATTTTTCATAAAGTTTAGTTGCTATGTCTAAACCTGATTTATATTCATAATCTCCTTTAAAATGTCGAAGAAAATGATGAAGAAGAGGATAGTCATAAGCGTTGTTATTAAATCCACACATTATAAAATTTCCTCTAGTTAAATGATTATATAACTCTTCAGCATCATTTCTCCAATCAGATATTACATATTGAAACCATTCGTTAGTATGTGGTATATATCCAGTATAAGTAAATAAATTAGATAGACATTCTAAATCATATATTTCAACTATCATAATTTATCACCCTTTTTAACTATAATCTTAGGCTCCCAAATTTCTCCAGGTTTTCCTTTATTACATCCAAAACCTATCCATTCAACTTCTGGAAAGTAATTTAGTAAATATTGAGCAACCATTATAGTACAATTAGGAGTTTCATAGTCTCCAGAATAAAGTATGGCAAAATGTTGATCAGGCATCCAATATCCTCTTAAAGCATAAAGCCAATTATATCCATACTTTTTACATAAATGAGAATGTATATCTTGCCTATCTGAATTAGTAGGCATAACAATTTTTAAATCTTCACCTTCTAACCAAAAAGGTTCTCTCTTTTCTAAAAATTCTTTTTCTGTCATTATTGATTAATCCACTCATTAAAGCTTCTAAATTTAAGATCTCCTGAATAATCTGTATCAATCTTATATTCTTCAATATCGTTGTAATCGAAAATAAATTCTGTAAAGGATGTTTTAGACAAAGGTTTTTCATATGCTGTTGCCCAATCTTTATATTCTTCTAAAACATTTTCATCAAATTCGTAGAATGTCGTAGACTCTTCACTAGCAATAAGTTTCATAATTTAATATTCTTTCTTTTAAATAATTAATAAATTTTTCTCTTCTCGGCCAGGCTTCTTTGCCTTTCCATCTATGACCCCAACTATCTGTATATTGAATTTTAACTTTACAATTTTTGAATAATTCATCATATTTGTTCATAATAGAATCTGCATCGTGTATAGAGTATTTCTTCACAGAAAGATTTTTATCTAAATTTATGAAATAAATATTAAATAATTGAGATATTAATAAGTTAGATTTAGAAATCTTTTTTCCATCTGGAAATTCTATCAAAATATGATAGTCGGGTTTAAGTCTTTTTTCAATACTTTTTTTAGCCATTTAACAAAGGTTTTAATATATTTTTATATTTTTCTAATCTTTGTAACCCTGATTTCTTTAATTGTCTTACTCGTTCATTACCCAACCCTAACTCCTCTGCTATTTCTGGAATTTTCTTATTTACACACCCTATTCCAAAATATTCTCTAATTATAATTCTTTCACGCTCAGGTAATCTATTAATACAATTTAATATAGCATCAGTAACAAAATTTTGTTCTATATCAACAGAATCATCCAATACAACATCTTCAAGAGTAGCATCTTCGTAAATAGGAGTTTCTAATGATTGACAATAATTTTTATTTAAATTTACAGAATCATATTGTTTTTTAGAAACATCGGCTAATTCTAATAACTCATCTTCAGAAGGTTCTCTATTATTTTCTTTTATAAATTTATCATATGCTTTTTTAACTTTAGACACATTAGTTATAAAAGTAATAGGATAACGAATTGTTCTTCCGTTATTATAAATTTCTTTTAATATTTCTCTTCTAATATACCACACAGCATAAGTTAAAAATCTATATCCTTTATCGGGATCATAATTTCGCGCTGCTTGTAAAAGCCCATAATTTCCAGCTGAAATAAGGTCTATTAACTCTACTCCTTGATTTACATATTGTTTAGCGCAACTTATAACGAACCTTAGATTTGATTTTATTAAAGTATCTAAAGCTTTTTGATCACCAGATTTAGCTTTTATAGCCAACTCTTTTTCCTTATCTTGATTAATAAGTCCGATTCCTCGAATATCATTAAAATAATCTAAAAGTACATCACTTTTTTCATTAAGAATATTTTTAGTTATCTTAAAATTTTTCATTATTTTTTAGATACTTGTATAATTGAGCTTTTGTTAATCCTTCTTTATACATACATTCTTGTCTTGACTTATAAACTCTTCCTTCATAAACAGTTTCTTTAGCTGGTTTACCATAAGGATTTGCTTCATAATTTTCATCACAAAAATGTGTTTTTATCTTTTCTTCTTGTTTTTCTTGTTCACTTCGAATTATCTTATAATGTTCTAACTTTCTAAGCTTAATTGGTTCTTTTGCTTTTTTCTTTATTTCATCAGCTTTATCTATAATATAATTCGTTAACATTTTTAAATCTTTTTTCTTTAGAGATTCGAATTTAGAGCAAAAAATCTCTAAACCCGAATCTCCATTAGCATCCCAATCTAACAAATCTTTAATGTTATTTTGAATTACGCCCTCATTAGTTAGATCTTCATCAGAGTTATAATAAAACCTAGCGTAATAAAGAAGAAATATATTTTTTGGAAACTCTCTCAATAAAGTAGAATTAACTACAATTTGAAAGTTGTCGGTCATGGCATTAACCCTAACTCTAAATACCAAATATCATCTAATACATCATTTTCCCATTTAATAAGCCACACTTCAGAAAATGTTTCTTCTAATTTATTAGCTAATGAATTTAGTTGTAACGTATAATTAGAAAATTTTCCTAACCCATTTTCACCTCCACTTATAATAACTCTAATAAATTTAGATTCTTCGTATTCTACGATATTCCAATCCTCAGATAATTGAGATAATATTTTTAACAAATACTCTTTCATAATTACATATCACTTTTAAGTCTAACACATTTTACAGAAGGTTGAAGTGGAGTTCCATCATCACTAAGATAGAAATATTTTACAACAGCATATTGATTTAAACATTCTTCATTAAAGTTTTCAATATACCAGTCTTTTAATTCTCTATCGCCCCAAGGTTTAGCTAAAAATTCAATTCCATCTTCTGTAATGCATCTAAATGTCATATCTTCATTTCCACGTAAACCCAATTCATATCCAATAATTTTAAATTCAGAATCTTTATATTGTTTTACTTTAATCCAAGAATTTGTACGAGAATTAGGTTTATATAAACTGTCTGCAAGTCTTATTACAACACCTTCCCAACCCTCAGACACATATTTGTCGTGTAAAGATTTAATATTATTCCATCCTGATATTTTTTCATGAGGAACTACTTGAATTCGAAGTTCGTTATCATTGAAAGTCCTTTCTGGTTCAAAAGTTAAATTTAAATCTTTAGCTAATTCATTTATTTTTTCAAGTCGTTTTTCAAAAGGTAATTGCAAATCTACAATATCGTATAAATAGAATTGTAATACACTATAATCAGTAGCTTTTACCTGTGTTCTAGCAATAGAATTAATCTTTTGAAGACTCATTCCATGACGATATACTTCTCCATCAAGAATAAGACCTGGATAATTTTTAAAATATTCAATAAGATCGGGATGAGTAAGAATTTCAACCATAGCAGAATCGTAATTCATTGCTCCACGAGAAGCAGTATGAAGTTCTCCATCGTCTCCCATATATATTAACGCTCTCAATCCATCAATTTTTCTCGAAGCGTAATACTCTTTATCAAAAGTTTTAATGTTAGTTACTTTATCGGATTGCTTAGCTAACATCGGCTTGGGAATACCATCTTGACTTGTAATAATTTCACCGAGGATTTCATTCAATTCAGATTCAGAATATTCTTCAGGATCTTTATCAATTAATTTATAACCTTTATCGAGTTTTTCTTTAACTAAATGATTAAACTCAAGTTCGACTTGTTCAGGTAAACTTCTTTTAGCTTTTCCACGAAGAACTTCTTTATCTGGCTGATTAGTTCTTTTACCACCTAATTGTCCAGATATTCGATGAATTATAAATTTTTTGTTATCTTGATCATATTCGTAGCTAAAGATACAAAGTCTGATTTTGCCTTTAGTATCACGAGATATTAAATATTCGGTTCTTTCATTTGGAATTTCTTTAAAAAAGTTATTCATAAATTATAGTACATTTTTCAGAGGAATAACATCTAAATCAAATTTTATCATAAGAGTATCATTATTTAGAAATTCCTTTGATTCGGAAGAAGAAAGATTTCTTTTTAAAATATCTTTAATTATATTTACATCATATATTCTAGTACTATCCCAAAAGAAATGTTCATCGTTATAATAGATAAGAATTATAGGATATTTTATACAAACTTTTTCATTTAAATAAAACTTCTGTGAATAGTATTCTAATTGAGTTCTATGTGGATCACGATATAACTTTATATTATATAAATATCGATAATCTACATCTATCCTTATTTTATCACTAACTTTTATCATTATTACTTAAAATATATTTCTTTTTCACTTATCATATATTTCCAAAGATCTTCAATATTTTCTACATTAATCTCGTCTTTTCCAAAAATACTATCTTGATATATTACCTTAGGTACTTCTTCGTAAATCCACCAAAATATTAAATCAGAAGCTTCTTCAGTAAAATGAGAATTTATAAATAAATCAAATAATTTCCAAGTTTCTTGCACTAAATCTGATTCAGAAATATTTAATTTTGTAATTTGTTCTAAATTGTCTATAAAATTGTTTATCTTAGATAAAGAATTAATAGCAGATTTAAATTCTTCAAATGTAATCATAATTTTATTAATTTCCAGTACTACCAAAACCACCTTCACCTCGATCGGTTTCACTTAATTCATCAGATTCTATATAGTCAATAATAGGATATGGCAAGATTATAGCTTGCCCAATTCTATCTCCAATTTTATAAGGAGCTAATTCATTTTCCATTTCAAGAGAAGCTAACTTTTCATCAACATCGGGGAATAAATCTTGTCTACGAGTTCTAAGCTTATAAATAAACATCACTTCTCCTCTATAATTTGAATCAATAACTCCTACATGATTCGCAAGATAAGCTTCTGTTTTACCGTTAGAGCTTCTAGGTACAATTAACATTCCGAAACCTTTCGGAATTTCAAATGCTAATCCGGTTTTATAAATATATCTATCTTTTTCTGGATCATATTTATAATCTATAGCTGTTAAATCAGCACCCATATCAGTTCCATAGTGAGCATAATGTGGCAAAACTGCATTTTCATTAAGCTTCTTTACTTTTATTTGCATTTAAAAATTCAATTAATTGATTAATTGCATTTTTTCCAGATTCAGAATAAAATGCTTTAATTATCTTATCTTTTTCATCTTTAACTAAAACAAACGGATCTAATTTAGCACCTGCTACATTTTTAATTTTCCATCCATTTTTCTTATTAGAGTAAGAATTCATATCAAAAAAATATAAATAAACAGGAATTTGAGTATTTACTTTTTCTAAATATTCTCTATCCCGTTTATTTATATATGTTATATATGCATTATACATATTCTTTTATTTCACGAGTTTCTGTATCTACAATGAAAGCCTTTCCTCCACAATCTAAACAAGCCCACCAATCATGAATTATCGGATTCTTTAACCAAGTATGTCCAAATATTTGATATTTACTATAATATTTAGGACTAAAACCGGACATTTTTATAGTAAAATGTTCTGATACATCAGCCCATACACAAGATCCACATGGCTCAATTCCGCCTCTTTCAAAACCTATCATGGATAAAGCTTGAATATATTCTTGGTTATAATTAGTTAATGGAGTATCTTGTAATATTTCCGCCGTTTCTAAAACACAATCACAGTTTAATAAAGAAGATACATCACGTTTCATAAATTCGTCAAGAAAAGAATATGCCCAATCCTCAGAAATTCCAGCATGACTAAATATTACATCATCTTTAATTAAAGCTCCTTTAAATAATTCTTTAATTTTTTGCAATAATTGTCTTGGCTCTTTGTCTCTACAAAATCTACTTCCTTGAATAAATCCTTCTTTTTCAAAGATATAATGAAGGTCGTGGTTTCCTGGAATAATAGTAACTCGTTCCTTGTTTTTAAGAATAAATTTAATAGCTTTTCTTGCGTTTTCATATGGATTTTCAATCTTTTCTTGAGGATAAGGATCGAAGAAATCACCTAAAAAGACAATTTCTCCATCCCATTCTTCACAAGGTTTTTCCCAGAAATTACGACAATGAATATCTGGAATGACTAATACTTTACTCATTGTAAGGTTTCACTTCTAAAATTTCTTCAACGTCACATTCTACGTCTTCGTCATAAACATCATAATCTTCCACATCTCTATACTTAAAAGCTTTGATAGCTTCTTCTTTGGAATCTGCTTCTACATAATTATCAATAACTCTATGTCCCATTACAGACTCTAGCGTTCTTACTATATATTTCATACTTCTTCTATATTTACAATTTCATCAAGATTTCCAGATTCATAATTCTGTTCTATTAATTCTGCATCATCATAATCCGAATCTCTTACTTTATTTTCAGCTTCTTCTTCAGATTCTGCTTCAACAATATATTTATAAGTTTCAAGATATGTATTTGTTTCGTTAGTTTCTACTATATATTTCATAATTAATTACATTTAGACCAACCACAGTCGATACATTGAACACAACCCCCGGAATGTATCAAAGTTTTATGATGACATTCTGGACACTCTTCTAATTCAGTTGTATCTTGTGGTTTAAAATTTGACATTTTAACATTTCTTTTTTCTCTTTGGTCAGGAACACAATTTTTCAATCTTTCTTGCATTTCATTATACATGTCTTTCAAAGCATTACCTACTGCAATTGGACAACAACTACCTAAAGATGTATCTTTTTTAGTTGCTGAACGCACAGCATAAGATGGACAAGTGCCACAAGATTTTAATTGATCGAGAATTGCTTCTAAAGGAAGTCCTCCTCTTGCAGCAAGACTAATCATACGACTTAATCCTACCATAAAGTTCTGACATCCACCTTTTGAACCTTTAGAAAGATATGTTTCAAGTAATTCTCCAGTTTGAGGATGGAAATATGCAGTACAATGTAACGTACCACAACCCGTAGTCAAAGTTCGTTTCAACCCAATACAATCATCACCAGCTTTAACTATAAATCCTCTTGGAAGTTCATCATGACTTGCTTCAAGTTGAACTATTTCTTCTTTAGGTTTTTCTGTAAGAATACCCAATCTCTTACAATTATTTCTAAAAATCGTAATTCCTTTTAATCCTTTATGCCAAGCATACAAATAAAGATTTTTAACGTCTTCGATAGTAGCAGATTCTGGGAGATTTACAGTAGAACTAATAGCAGTATCACAAAACTCTTGTAATGCGGACTGCATATCTACTCTTTCTTTCCATCCAATATTATTAGATGTTACAAAATAATCTGGAAGTTTAACATTTCCAGTAATAGATTTATATTCTTGTACTATTGGAACTTCTACTTCATAATAAGATTCTTTTCCGTTTAAAGACTCAGTCTTACGAGTATAAGAAAGCATAAAGAAAGGTTCACAACCAGTAGATACATTAAGCATTGTTCCTATCGACCCAGTTGGAGCAATACTTAATAAAGAACAATTTCTCAGACAGTTCAATTCTCTTAACTGCTCTATTTCTTCATCGTTAAAAGCATTTCTAATAATATCAGAATCCCAAACTTTACTAGAATATTTAGGAAAACTACCTCTTTCTTGCGCCAAAGCAACACTAGCAAATACAGACTCTCTGAAAAGATGCTTCATTAAATTCTTACAAAAGCCTACAGCTTCAGGACTCCCATATTTATATCCAAGTTTAACGAGACAATCTGATAATCCCATAATACCAATACCAATATTACGATAATTTTGAGCAGCTTCCTTCTGTTCTTTTAATGCGTGATTATTTAGATTCTTTTCAAGAATATCATCCATTGCTTTTACTATACCAGGAATATCTTCTTTTAATTCTGAATAATTAAACGAAGCATTTTTAGTAAAAGGATTATTTACATATTCTGATATATTTATGGAACATAAGTTACAAGCTCCATGTTTACAAAGTGGTTGTTCACCGCAGGGATTTGTAGTTTCAACTTGATAATCATCACAATACTGCATCAGATTATAGTTTCTAAGACGCTGTGTATATAATATCCCAGGTTCAGCATAATTCCATGCTTGTTCGCAAATCAAATTAAATAATTCAACAGGATTAACAGTATATTCAAAAGAACCACCTTCATATTCAAATGTCTTATGTAGTTCTGTTACTCCTTTTTCTACAGCAGTCATAAATGCATCATTAATTTCCAAAGATAAATTTGCTTTATTGATTTTATTTAAATCAGATTTAATTGTAATAAATTTAGCTGCTTCTGGATGCCAGATATCAATAGACATCATTAATGCGCCTTTACGAGAACCTCCTTGTGATATACTAGAGGTTACAGTATTAAATATTTCCATGAACGGAACTATTCCATCTGATTCAAATTGTCCTTTGATTAAAGCACCTTTAGGTCTGATTTTAGATAATGATACTCCTTGTCCACCTTGAGCTTTAAATGTCAGTGCAATATTATTAGCAACTTCCATTATTCCTTCTAATGAATCTGGAACATATCCGTGAGAATAACAATTTGAATAACTTCCAGATTTATCTGTATTAACATTAGATAAAGTACGTCCTCCAAACAAAAACTTCTTTTCTTGAAGAAGTCTTTTAATCAATGGATTGTTGCTACTAACCCTATTGAACCATTCATTTAAAGATTCATCTTTATATCTATATTTATTTTTCCAAATATCTATAGATAACTCATTTCCATTTAACCATTCATTTACTGTCATAAAAATAAAAAGTTTAACAAATATAATTTATAATCTCACTTTTATTAAGTGTATAGACTATAATTATATCTGTTAAACTGTATTAATCAAAATTTAATTTAAGTCAAGAATCGACTTTAAGAGAAGAGTTTTTTCAGTCTGATTCATAATATCTTTTTTCAAATTATCTGTGATTACTTGAGTAAATGCACCATATACATCGAACATAGATGGTACATTTTTTCGATTTACATTATAACGACTATCATCTTTTTCAAATAAAAGTTTATATGCTTCAATTGGAATAGATGTTGCAAGTTTTACTTTTCCAAATCCTGTATCGTAAGAATATTCCATACAATTTCGAATCCATCTTCCGAGAGATTCATTTACCATAGAATTTTCACAATTAAACTCTGTATCAATAAGTTTATGAAGCCACATTTGAACATCATCTGTTTGTTTCATAATGTTATCAACAGGTCTAAAGTCCACTGCTGTTTCAGGTTGAATTTCCTGACAATTTAACATATTTGGATTAAATATACACAAATTAGTACAAGCTGTATCAAGACCTCCAGTGTAAACTTTAAATACAGGTTTTCTTACATCTAATCCATATACCATTCCAAGTACCTGTTGAACTCCATCAACATCATACATTTCTGGAAGTAGTCCCTGAATCCATACTCTATTATAAGTAATATCTTCAGTATTTATATTACCATCTTGAGTATATGTTACTTGATTTGGTAATTCAACTTTTACTTTAAAATTATCAGTATATTTGTTAGCTCTTTCTAAAAAGGGTTCTACATATGCTTTAGTAGCAAAATAATCTCTATCCTTTATTCTAGTAGCTCTTCCCTCTAAAAGTTCATTGATTATAATTTCCATTAATCATCAATTTGGTCTATTGTTTTAATTGTATTATCTTCAGATGTGAAATACTTTAAGAATTTGTTACAAAGCATATTTTCAGAATACTGTTTAACTTTTTCCCAAAGAACCTTGAATTGAGCAATGTCCATATCAGTAACATCTAATTTTGTTACATTATTTTTTCTATTTTGCACAATAATTTTTTTATCAGTATAATTACATATTATATCAAAATCTTTATGTTTAATCCAAAAATCTTTACTTTCTACCAGTGTATAATGTTCCGACTTTAAAACAACATCACGTTCCATTGCTTGATTGACAAAGTAAAATATGTCACTAATCGTCAATTTCTTCTCCATAATAATTTTCTTTAATTTTGTTTTCGTCTATCTCAATATCTTGATTCCTATATTTCTTCCAATTTTTAATAACTGCTTCCTTGTTAGAGTTTGGACTTGGACCAAGATAAACAGTCACATTAAAACTATTTAAATCTCTATTCCAGTTAAAGAAATTTCCAGCCATATCAAGAAACTCAAAGAATTTATTTACAACAAGTTCTGTTTCTGGATGTTTATTGTTTAATATATCATTTACTTGAACAGCTAAATTATCAGGATGATCATAACCTCTATGTCCAGGCCATCTAGTTCCATCTTCGCGCAATTCTCCTTCAATATATTTATCAACTATCGGTTTTTTACAATAATTTTTTAATACACAAATGGTATCAAGTAATTCTTGTTTTGCATTTAACTTATATGCATAAATATAAGAGTTACAAATATCGTCTAGAATTTCTTTAGGAAGATAATAAAACTCATACGGTTTTGGTCCAATGCATTCAGTAATGGATTTTCCTTTCCATTCATTGTTACATTTAGATTCCCACTCCTTATACCGCTTAGAATATTCTTCACATTCCTTCTTAAATTGATTCCAAGTTATATGAGGAACTACATATTCATATAGTTCCTTCATACACTGGGCACAAGCTTGTTCTAATACTTCGTGTCTAGTCATAATTAAAAGTCTTGAAATGTTCCACGAACTAAATTATTGTTTATAAATAAATCATAAGAAACTCCATAATTATTTCTTCTAAAATTATAAAGAGAATAATCAGAGCTTCCAAATAAGCTTAGTACATTTCTATAATCAAATTGTCGACAATCATCATAGGCTTCGGTATGTAAGTCGCCCTTTACTACATGAAGATTTCTTGTAGGAATATCTTCATCAATAATAAAATCTTTAATCCAGTCGGAAACCTTGTCGTTAAGATGAAGAGGAAGAGGCTTCTTCATAAACTGCTTATCTTTACCATGACAGATAAGGAAGTTATGATTCTTAAAAGCGAAATGTCCAAAGAATTTATCAAACAAAGTATATTCAACTTCTGGAAATTTAACTCCAATAGCATATCCTAATGCACTATGAGCAACATATCCAAAATCTCCATCATGATTACCTCCTGGAACAGCGTAAATTTTAATATGATTTGCTAATCCGATACACCCTCCAATAAATTTAATCATTTTGTTAATAAATATATTATATTGTTGGCGATTATCCATATTCTGAGGCATTACGTGATCTCGTCTAGCAGTCATTCTATCCATTCCATCAAGAGAATCACCAAGTAAACAAATTACAAGATTATCAAGTTTTCCGAAGTCTTTAATTTTATTGATAAGAGCAAAAAGTCTTCTTTCTAATTCTTGTTCATCCCAATTAAAATCTGTTAATGCACCAGATTCAAGAGTTGCTCCTATATGGAGATCAGAAAGATACAATATTAAATCGTTATCGGATTTAATAAATTCGTTTGAATATACAGGAGTAACATTATTTGTAATCTCAAATTCCCAAACTCCAGACTGTTCTTTAAGTTCTTGATTTTCTTTATATATTTTTTCAAGTAATTTCTGAGTATCACGGAGTTCATTCTTTTCTAATTTTCTAAGGAGATTGTTCTCTTTATTCTTATTATGTAAATTAATAAGATCTTCCTCAGATTTTTCTTCAATCATGTGAAGAGGAAATTCAGAATCACTTTTATAAATATTAAAAGCGTGAAGAATCCGTTTAAATTCTACAAAGGTATATTGAGGAAACTCTCTGGAAACAATTTTCTGAGTAAGATTTGCACCATAAATAGAATATAATCTATAAATTGTTTCCATTTCAGAACGAGAAAGTTTTCCTCTTAATGTAGGATTATTTTTTCTAAAGATTTCAAACGTATAATACTGAATATTTCCATTTTCATCGCGTTCTACTTCGGTAACAGCTCTATCGTCTGTTTCAATATCTTGACTTACTTTAGATTTTTGATTAAAATTAGATGTTACTTCAAGTAATTCATTCAATAAATCAGTTCCACTAAAATACTTCTTGGCTTTATAAATTAGTGAACTATAATAACTTATTGTGTGCCCGTTTTTCTTTGCTGCGTCTGACAAAGATTCAGCTTTGGTATTTTTTAATTCTTTAATTATTTCTTTAATTTTATTTTTCGAAATTGGATTACTCATTTTTCAATGTTTTAATAATTCGATTTAATAACTTATAAAATAAGAATAGGTGGACAAATTTAATTGCCCACCTATTCAATATATTAATAGAAAACTCTATTAGTCAACGTCGATATAACCAAAGCACAAGAGAATTGCATTTTGAGTACCCTTACTAGGAGTATAGTGTACTATTGCGTAAAGATCATTACCTTCCTTAATTACGCCTTCTCTCTTAACATAAGCGTCCTCACGCATGTCGGTAGTAAATTCTTTAGCTGCGTTGAGAGCGTCAACACTCTTCTTTTCAGTAGCAATTACTTGACCAGCTGCATCACGAACTACATACATCAACTGAGGAGTATGAGTCTTAGCATCATGCTTGATCTTTTCTACTTGATAAGGACGCTTACGAGTATCGCCTACAGGAGACTGAATTACGATATATGCACCATCGCCAGCAGTATTAAACTTCTTAGTCTTCAAATACTCCTTCATCCATTCAGATACAGCAGCATCGCTGACGTCTTTTGCAGACTTGCGCCACTTTTCATAAGCTTGAGTAGCGTTTACACGGAGCTTAAAGGGTGCATTTTCAATAGCTTCATCTTTGGTAGTACCAACAACTTCGAGTTTTCTAAAAATTTTGTTTTCCATAATAATAATTCACATTTAATTCATTTTCATAAGTATCTAATTTATTTAAATAATAAACTTAAATTTCCCTCATTGGGAAATCGTAATATTAATATATCATCTTGATAAAAAAATCAAAATGATTTTAAGAAAAATTTTAAAAAATTTTAATGAGACAAAATCTCATTAAAAAGGTAAATAGTTGTTCAATAATTCTCGGATCTTGTTTATAACTTCATTTCCTTTTAATCCAAAAGTTGGAAATTCAGTACACATATATCCAAAATCCTCACAAATTATTGCAAGAGCTTTTATTAGGTCTTCTGAGAAACCTAATCCATCACATATTTTCATTATAACTTGATAATAAGTTACATCTGGCTTCTTAAGTCTATATTTATATGTAACATAACAAATTAAACTAATTAAAGCCAACTTATTCTCAATAGACTTACCTAAATAGCCTAAAGAAAAATTTTGTTTATAAAGATTATTTAAATCTTCAAATAACATATTAACTAAATTTATAACCTTTTATAATATTTAAATAAGCTACAACTCTCATTAAATATACAAACTCTTTAAATCCTCTTCTAAATAATTCTGGAGTCATAGGATAAACGGCAGTATCGTATTCAGGAATTGTTGATACTACTAAAAAATTTCCTTTAATTGTAGCATTATTCATATTAAAAAACTTTTTAGAACAATATGACAACAACCAAGAATAGATAGCTATTTCTCTATTATATGAATAATAATCTATGACTTCTTTAAAATCTTTAGCTAATCTAGATGTAGTTTTTAAATCGTTAACTGTAATAACATTATTTTCTTTATCTATTGTAAAATTATCAAGTTTAGATTTAAACTTATATATTACAGGATCATATCCTGGAATTTCTACTTGTATATCCATTAAAATTGTCTTTTCACAAGTAGAATATGGATCTTCTATCAATCCAGAAGGATGTAAAAGTTCCTGTATTTGTTCATTAGAATTTATAGATTCCATACAAAATTTTAATAAATTCTGACTCTTTTCATCTGTATAAATTCTAATTTTATCGGATTTAGGATTATTCATTTCATATATAAATCTTTGCTTCCAATAAGGTTCTGCTTTTTGCCTAAATTCATCAATTCTCTTTTGAGTTAATTTATCTTTATAATAAGAACACTTAATAGATGCAACTTTAATATCATCATCTGAAGGAAAAGTTTCTTCTCCTTTATAAAGCCAATCTGCAACTAATCCCGCTTTTGCAGTAGGTTTATTTACTCCTTCTATTAGTTCAAAAGATTCTGGTTGAAGTATAAGAGCGTGAAGATCTCCCCCAAATTGAAATGAACTATTAAATCCTAATTTCTCATTATTAAAAAAAGCTTTAGCCCCTTTAGATTTAAGTAATCCTAGTCTAGAATTAGATATTCTATCTGAATATTTTTCTGAAAAATAGTCATTATCACTTATATCTTCAAGAACTAAAGTTTCTAACAAAGGAGTTATTTTAATTTTAGATAAATCAAAATCTATTTTCATAATTCCATCTTTCGTAAATCAAATTAGCTAACTCGCCATATACACTATCATTATTACATATTAATTCTTCACTAATTGGAACTAATAAGTTATAATCTGGACAATACAAATATGGGCAATCGTCAATTTCTTTACAAATTCTTTTACTATACTCTGTAAAATCTTCATTCTTTAAAGGAGAACTTAAAGACTCATACACTCCGTTTTCAAGTATGTCTCTAGATATTTCTTTTTGTAAATTATATATCATAATTAATTTTTAGGAAAATACATTTCAAAATCTTTGAATATGTTCGTAACTTGTCCTAAAACAAAAGTTTCAAACAGTTCATCATAATCCATTGAATAAACTCTAAGGATCTCACCTAAATGTCTATTGTGCGGTCCGTCCATCAGTAAACAAGGAATTCCTTTTCTATTTAAATCAAGAAAGTTAGAAGGACTATCATCAATAAATAAATCGCATTTTCCTTTAATAAGCGGAGCTTTACTCCCATATTGATAAAAACACTGATATATAGGGGCTTCATTAAATCCGTTTATTTCAAGCCATCTCTTTGCGTAATCTTTACTAGATGTTCTTTTAGTGCAGTAAAGATGTACATTAAAATTAGGACGATGTAACACAGGGAGATTAATCCAAAAATCCTTATCCTTTCTAAGCTTTTGCTGACAATTTTTTGTAATTTCATAATCATTTTTAGGAAATCCAAAACGTTTTACATATATATCAAACCAAACATTCAGAGTATCGTCAAGATCGGAACCTATTCTGAGTTTTTTCATAATTCTTCTATATCGTATAAATCACTAATTACCACCATTCTTTGTTCATTCAATTCGTCTCTAAACTGTATGAAGTCCCAGTTATTATCGTTTAAATCATAATATTCACTATATTTAGATATAACTTTTTCTTCTGCTTCCTCAATTCCTGTAGCCATTATAGTTTTAATTTGTGGCCATTCATCAGAAGGACAAATAGAATATATATATTTATTCATTTCTTTTTAATATATTAATTAAAACACACTCGGTCGTCAAAAACATTCCAGCTACACTAGCTGCATTTTCTAATGAGGTTCTTACTACTTTTGTAGGGTCAACAATTCCAGATTTTTTAAGATTCTCAAATTGTTCAGTTTTAGCGTTGTAACCATGATGAGGCCCAGATTCTAATACTTTTTGTACTATTACTGACCCATCTTTTCCCGCATTATTTGCTATTTGATACAAAGGTTTCTTGATGGCCTCTTTTATGATATTAATTCCAGATTGTATAGCAGCATTTTCACCTTCTAACAAATCTAATAATTTTAGAGCATGAACTAACATACTTCCTCCTCCTGGAACAACACCTTCTTCTAACGCAGCTCTTGTAGCGCACAATGCATCTTCAACTCTATCTTTTTTCTCAAGCATTTCTATTTCTGATACAGCTCCAACATATAATATTGCGGCGCCTCCTCTTAACTTAGAAATTCTTTCTTTTAAAGATTCATCTTGTGTTTTATTATATTTTTCTTCAAGTTCAGAAATTCTAGTTCTAATTGCATCACCACCATATCCGTTAATAATTGTAGTACTATCTTTAGCAATTACAACTTTGTCACATTGCCCAAGTACAGATAAATCCGTAGATTTTAAATCTTTATCTAGAATTTTTCCTCCAGTAAGAATAGCAATATCTTTAAGATATTCAATATCTCCAAAAGCAGGAGCTTTTACAGCACAAACTTTAAGTTGAGTTCTAAATCTATTTGCAACTAAAGTATTAATCACTTCATTATCATAATCTTTAGCTATAATCAAAATAGACTTACCGCTTTGTACAGCTGGTTCAAGTACAAGTATAATGTCTTTAAGATTTACTAATTTATCTTTAAATATAATAATATAAGGTTCTTCAAGAACACATTCTCTCATATCATTATTTGTGACAAAATATGGAGATACATAACCTCTATCGAATCTAGTTCCTTCAACTACCTGAACATAAGTTTCACGAGTTTTACTTTCTTCCAAAGTAATAATTCCGTCCTTAGATACTGTACGAATTGCATTAGTAATTAACTCTCCAATCTCTTCGTTATTATTAGCAGAAATACTTGCAATTTGTTTAATTCTATCGAAATTTCCATCAATATATTCAGAATTTTCTTTAAGATAATCAACTACAGTATTAACTGCAATATCAATTCCTTTTTTAATATCGAGAGGATTCATACCAGATGCTACCATTTTCAAACCTTCATTAATTATTGCTTGAGCAAGAACTATAGAACTAGTAGTTCCATCTCCTGCATCATTACAAGTTTTTTCAGCAACATCTTTAACTATTCTTGCTCCAATATTTTCAAACTTATTTTCAAGTTCAATTTCTCTGGCAATGCTTACTCCATCTTTTGTTATTAACGGACTTCCGTCATATTTTTCAATAACCACATTACGACCTTGTGGTCCAAGAGTTACTTTAACAGCATCTGCTAAAATATCAACTCCGTTTTTTAAAAGATTTCTAGCTTCAGTATTAAACTTTACTTCTTTTATCATTTTAATTTTAATTTAAGATAATCCCATAATACCTCAATTGGAATAATAGCGACTGTGCCAGGACTATTGCCGCCATCTTTATCTTGACGCTTCCATATTACTGTGAAGGGTTTATCCTTTAGAGGACACTCTTCTCTAATCTTAAAGTAAGAAGGAGTAGATTGAGTAGCTTTACATTGAATATAGATAGGTAAACTTCCATCTAAATCATCTACATCAACCTTAGCGTTGTCTAAATTCTTACTATTCGATCTAGAACTTACAGTATTATATCCAATTTCGTTAAGTTTATGGATTATATCTAATTCTAATTTTGACCCTTTTTGCTTAGATCTTTTAGCTTGATAATGTTTTTTAGTAGAAGGATCGATCCATTCACATTTAGTTCCATCCTTTCCAATATTTCCTTTATTAGCTCTCATTTTAATGGTCTGAACACTTAAATTAGTTAATTCGGAAGCTTCTTCTATTGTATTATAAATTGCTTCTTGACCACCTTTAAATGTAATTTTAACAGCTGTATTTAACTAACTCTTTTTCATTTAGCTTTAAAATTATAAATTGGTTTAATAACATTAATTATCTCAACAGTATCTTTTATATCTTCAACTATTACATCCATTGGCTTATAAACCATAGGAGCTTCATCTTTAGTAGATTCACAAATAGATGTAGAGTATATTCCATCCATACTGTTTTTAAAGTCATTAATATCTATCGACTCAAGAGCTTGTTTTCTTGACATAATTCTACCAGCACCGTGTGGAGCAGAATATAACCAATCCTTATTACCTTTTCCAATACAAATTAATGAACCGTCACGCATATTCATAGGTATAATTACTGTTTCATCTTTATTAGCTCTAATAGCACCCTTTCTAATTATTTTAGATTCAATATCTAAATAATTATGAATAGTTTCAAACGTATAAATAGGAGATAGTTTTAACTCATGAAGAATTATATTCATCATTGCTTTTCTGTTATCAGAAGCAAATTTCTGACATATTTGCATATCATGTAAGTAATTTTCTAAGTCTTTTCCTTCTAAATATGCTAAATCCTCATTGACTTTTGGAAGTTGTAATTTCTTTAATTCAGATTGGATTTCTTTTTCTCTTCCCTGTTCTTTTAAAGATTTAATTAAGTTATTAATTATTTCTTTTTTACTGACAAACTTAGATATTGCTATATTTTGCCAATAATTACATATTTGAACTCCAAGATTTCTACTTCCAGAATGTATTACAATATACTTGTTATTATTTTCATCAATATCAAGTTCAATAAAATGATTACCTCCCCCTAGAGTTCCTAAGGACTTTTGAATATAACTCCAATCATGTACATCAGCAATAAAATTTTTAGAAAAACACTTTAAAGCATTTTCTCTGATATTAAACCCAGATGGAATATTAGTATTTATAATATGATCTAATTCTTCTAAATTAATATCTACATCACCTAAAGCGCATACGAGCATACCACATCCAATATCTACTCCGACTGTATTTGGTACTATTCTATCTTTAATTTGAATTACACTACCAATTGTACATCCTTTTCCTGCATGACAATCAGGCATTACTCTAATTTCACAATCTGAATAAGCCTCAGATTTTGATAGTTCTTCTACTTGTTTTCTAGTTTCATCATCGACTATAGATGCAAATATTTTATACATAATTATTTTATAATTTTACCTATACTCCATCAAATATTAAATTCATCAAAAGTATTAATTTTTAATTTATCATTCCAATCTTCTGCTAACTTAAAGAAAGTTAATTTATGACCATTCCAAGTTGGGAGAACTCCTCCAAAATTTTCTGACAAATGAGGTTGATTGGCAAATACCCAAACACCTGTCCAATCTTTAGCTATATAGACTTTCATATAATAATAAAGTAAATTATTAAAAATATTAACCACAACATCAATAAACACCCACATCCATCTATGTTATCTTGTTTCATTTTAATTTATAATTTAATTTAAAATCATTAATTAATTCTCTCATTTTTTCTACACCGTATTTAGCAATAGTATCAGTAAAATCTTTTTCTAATGTTTTAGGCATACAGAAATAGTTTAATTCTGGATGATCTTTTCTAATTTTCCAAAGATTGTGTTTTCCGGGCCTATCATTATCGTATAAAACAAGAATGTATTTAAATCTAGATTTAAATTCTTCAAGTTGCTTATCAGAAATAAACAATGTTTCAGAATTAGGGGCAACAGCATTAATTCCAAATCCATACATACTAACTACATCTTTCATACTTTTTGTAATAACTAATAAATCGTCTTTTTTTGGCAATTGTTTATAGCCTTGTAAAACTTTTTTCTTAAGATTACCTAAAAATCTAAATTCGGTTCTTAAAGGAAAATAAATTTTCCATTGTTCATTTCCATTCTTATCTTTTCCAAAATAATAACCATAAATTGGATTTTTATCAGAACTAGTAAATTTTAAATCTCCATTTAAAAATACGTGTTTAATCGAGAATATATGAAACTTCTTAAGTAGTTTTTGATTTATTCCAAAAGATTTCCACCATTCTAATTCCTCTACAGTATATTCTTTAATCTGACATTGAATTATAGAAGATTTATTCTCTTGTAATTCTGGTTGAAACTCTATTCTTTGTGTATCTGGTGAATAATTATCTGTTAATTTAAAATCAGCAGCTATTTTATCAAGAGCTTGATAATAGTTAAGATTGAATAACTTCATAACTGCCTGAAAACAACTAATATGTTCATTCGTAGCAAAGTCATGAAGATAAACTATATCATTCTTTGATCTATAAAAGGATACTGTAACCTTATTATCAGCCCGAAATGGAGATAACTGTAATTTCTTACTAGTTACCTCCATTCCAGTATAGAAGTTAAATATAGATTCTTGACTTACTTTAGAAAGAATATATTCTTTTGTAATTTGTGGTTTTACTAAAAATTTAAATTCCATTCTTTAATTATATCAAGAATCTAAATATTTTCAAAATTAAAGCTCCAAGTCAGAAACATCTAAACTATCAGAATCTTCATCAGTAGATGCGAGAACACTACTATTCATTACTGTAGGTTTAGCATTTTTATATTGTTCAGCCTGTTGCTGTTCGTATGCACTAAAGAATAAATCATTTCCAATAAAATTAATAGGAAACAATTTGTTTTCTTTATTTAATCCACAAGCATTTGGAAGTTGTGCATAAACAGTTCCATTAACATTCCTTCCAACAAGCTTAAGCTTAACTTTTACATCAGATTTACCAGTAAGGGCTTTGATGATTAAATCGTTAAAAGTTTCAACAGTTTTAATTTTAGAACTATTTTCTTTAATTTTCTTTGCTCTTGTTGGATTAATAGCTTCAACTATTTGCATTAATTTAAACTGATATTCTTCAAATCTAGAAGGTCTTTGATACTCGTGTCCTGCTGCATTTTTAAATACTGGTCTAGTATCATCTTGTTCAGTAGATGGAATAAAAAGATTTTCTTGATAAGTACCTTCGTCACCAGTAAATTCCAAATGAATTGTATGATACACAGCATTTGGATCTTTCTTACCTTGAATATCTTTCAAAGATATATCAGTTAAAGAAACTTCATAAATACCAAAAGGTTTCAAAGATCTGCTAGCAGAGCTAGTAAAGTCATTCGTTGCAAGTGTACCAAATTCAAACATACCCATTAAAATTCAAATTTAAAAGTGTCAAGATTAACATCATCATTGATGTCATCAAGTGAATCATCTATTTCATCATCAGAAGCAATTTCTTCTGGAATATCTACAATATCATCTTCAATTTCGACATTTCCTTTTAATATAAAAGTTCCTACTACACTAGGATGTTCCTCAACAATAAAGGTGTCTCCAAACTTGAGTAACTCTTCTCGTTTAGATCCTCTGCAAGATATTGTGTTTGTTTTTGTAAGTCTGTTACCTTCTTTTTCATCTAACAACATTACAGGAGTAGTTATTCTCCCCTTCTTTTCATATTTTACATTAATTTTGTCGTCAGCTTGAAAACCAGTCAATTCTACTGCTGCATTATTAAGCTGAATTTTATTATCAAGTAATATAGCTTTAGGTGTAGGATCTGTGTCTTCATTCTTTTTACTTCTAGAAGCTCTAGGTTTCTTTACAGTTCCTTCACCAAGTTCTCTTGTTTCTGTAATAATCTCACCTGTTGTTTCATCAACAAGTTCATAAGTTACTTTAATAGAATTTACTTTCCAACTCATTCGTTTTCGCCTTCTTCAAATTTATTAATAGTATCTATTACCAATTGCATATTTGGTTCAATATATTTTTCTGCAAAACATCCTTCTACAGAACGACAAGTATCGTTTCCATTAGTTCTTGTTCTGAACCTATATTTTACTTCATCATCTTGATCATCGATATATCTTTCAGCATAAATAGTGTATGAAAAAAGTCCATCAAGATTAATAGCTTGAGTTAACATTTTCAAAATCTTGAATACAATTGTTTAAATAAATTAGGTGATTAAACTAATTCCAATTATATTTCTCTATAAATTTCTTTATAGTTGAGACTAAATATTCATTATAAAATGATAATTAATTATTGTAATAGTCTTTATAAAATTTAAAAACAAAATTATAAGTTTGAGGTTGAATTTTTTTACAAGTTCTTCTAATGAGATTCGCGTTTATTTTTAATATTCTTTCAGCTTCAGCAGCTGAAGAATATTCTGCGATAAAATTACCATCTAAATCTAGTTGAACAATGTAATTACTTTTATCAATCTCTAAGTTATCATCAGTATACATCCAAATAAATCCTCCGCAAGTTTTACGTTTTCCTCTACAAACAGAATTTATATTAGATTTATCTAAGTTCAATTCTCTTGCTGCTGTAGCACAACCTTCCCATTCTTTAATAAATTTTCCATTTTTATCAAATTGTTGTATGGATCTACCTTGAAGATCTATTATACTTTTTCTAACTTTTTCTTTAGTTTCCTCAGATCTTTTTATTCCTTTTAAACTTTTTGAAATTTTTTGTTTTGTTTCTAAATCTCTTTCTATTCCTATGATTTTATTAGCTCTTTTTCTAATAGTTTCTTGTGTTGGATTAGGAAGATAATTATCTTCTCCTCCTTCGGTATAATTTGTTAAATTAAATCCCCAAATTTTCATTTGAGAAATCCAATAACGTTCTAACCATTTCCAATTATCTTTGTTTTCAAATATCATAGAATCAATTTCTTCTATTACAATCTCGTATCCAGCATTTATTTCTTCATTTATCCAATTGTGAACATAATTATTTTTATGTTCCTTTTTAGATTTTCTAGCATCACATAAATGTCCTTGGAGTCTACGTTTTAATTTTTGAGTTGTCTTTCCAACATATCGAATATCATTTATATTTCTATTCGATGAAAGTGTGTAAATTTTTACTTCATACATAATATTAAATTTTTATTATGTATTAATAATATTTACTTTTTTGACAACATCAAAATTTTTAACATTTTATAACATCCCCATTTCAAATAAAGGTATCATCTTTATTTTACGTTCCCGATACGGAACTAGTCGTTACACGCGCCCGAATATATTATTCTGCTTGGCTCGGTATTCCCATGCTTATAAATAAGTTTAGGGTTCACCGAATTAGGGGTAATACAGGCAAAATTAATTACCAGTCGTCCACATACGATATTCTGGATCAATGTCAGTTCCAACATTCTCAATATGTGAAATAAATACTACTGTTATATCATCCCTTAACTCTTGACAAGTTTGAATTAGATCATAATAGTTCTTTGCAAGAACAGAAAATTTCTCATATCCTTTTACAAGAGCATTTTGAAAAGTCTCATTCGATAGAAGATAATTAGTATCATCTAAGACCACTACTTTAATCTCTGGCCTAGTTTTGGACACAGCATTAAGTATTTTAGTAATGGTTGCATAATTATTACTTACTAACCAATTTCCAACTAATTTTTTATCTTCTATCGTGGCTTTGGGATATTTTTTTCTAAAACCTGGAATTTGTAGTTGTTTATTAGTACAACTAATAATAAATGTTTCTGAAGGGTTAAGGTATCTTAAACTAGTACTCTTACCACTATTAGAAAGCCCGCAAAGACTTACAAGTGAACTCATAATATAAAATTAAATTTCGTTTCATTTAAATCATCTACATTTTCATTATTATCTCCTTTCTCCAAAATATAATCTGGGGTTAAGTATTTATCATAATCATATATTTCATTAGGAAGCGGAAGTTCCTTCCAGATATTAACCATACCTAAGAAATTTGTTCCAATTTCTACGTCAGATGTTCCATATCGGGATTTAAGTACAGTTATAACTCTAAATAAATCACCTAATTTCTTTACATCATAACCTCTATAAGTAGCAAGCTTATCTCGATTTGGGTTATATAATGCTATTACTATTTCCGCACCATCAGTAGTATCACTAGATTCTTTAAAATCATTTAAAGTAATTTGAGTGCGTCCAGCTTTAAATCGTTCTATATTTCCTTGATCTCTATTAATTTGCTGAACAATAGTGGGACTTATTCCACACATATTTCTAAGCGTAATTAACCAAGCAATAGTTTTATCTATTTCTTGTTTTTTAGTTCCACCATCTGGTTTTAGAATTCCGACATGATCTAATACTACTTCATAAATCAAGTCTGGATTATAAGGTTTAAAAATTTTTCTATTCTCAGATTCTTCAAATACACCTAATGATTCTAATCTCTTTAACAGAATTGCATATAGTTGTTTAGCTGTTAAAGATTTATCATATACTTCTACTTTAGTTTCTACTTTCTTTAACCATTCAAGTCCTTCCAAAACAATTTTAAAATCTTCATCACTTAAACGATAATTTCGTTTTCTTGATAATATTTCTTTAATTGTTAATTCTTTCCCATAATGTTCAAAGATATAAGTAGATAATAATTTAGCAAAAAGCATATTAGCATTCATCTCTAATGAGGCATAAAACACTTTAAAATTATCATCTTCCAAATGTTCCATTAATGGACGATAGACATATGCATATAAAACAAAACTGGATTTACCACTACCGGTATTACTTCCTATAATAGTCATAGTTCCTTTAGTAACTCCATCAATTATAGATTCTAGTTTTGGTAAACCCATAGAATATCCCTGGGACTTTCCTTCTCTACCTAACTCAATTTCTTTTAAAAGAGATTCAGTTATCGTCATACTTTTCTCTAATTACAGATCTCCACAAACTTTCTCCTTCGTTAACAACAAATCCTTGATATATTTCATCTGTTAAAGGGGATTTCCAAGTTGGAGTAAATTTTATTAAGTCTTTAAGAATATGTTCAAAATCTTCTAAAGTTATATTATATTCCTCATAAAACATATCATCTATATAAGATTCATCATATCCTTGATCTAATAATTCATTATAATTAACATGTAACATTAAACATGCTAATTCTGCAATTTCATCATAATATATCATCCCATCGCATCGTCTAAATCACCAATATCAGGACCAACACCCCAATCATCATAGTCTTCTCCATAACATTCATCACGATATGGTTTGAAACACAATATTATATCTCCTACAGAATAATGTAATGTTATAGGTTCATTTAAACTATATTTACTAAGTTCATAAAATCTATCAGCAAACTCGTGATAAATTTTATTAATTAATTCTTGTTGATTCATAATCTATTCTTATTGAATTATTCCAAGAACAAGGTCCATTTAACGTAACTACTAACTGTAAATTTTTTCTTAAATGTTTCTTATCAGATAAATAAATACTTACAGATTTCATAATTTCTACATAATTGTTGCTATGTGAGATTTCCTTATAAGTACTATTTCTACGATTTAGTCTATAAAAATAATATTTAAATTCTTCATCTATGCAAGGACAATTCTCTAAATATGGACAAAGGCTACACGAACCAATATACGGACATCTATTATCTCTCATAAAATATTATTTAAATTTACTTAAACTTTCAAATTCTGATTTTCTCCTATTCTTAAATATATATTTCCTTTAGAATCTTCATATAAAGTAGGAGGTTTATCCAAACTCATTAATAAATCCTTAAATTTTTCTTTAGCTTCTATTAACTCCATAATTCTTTAATAAGTATTTAATTTTTTCTTCTTCCGTAGGATTTGTTTCGCAAAATTTTAAATAATTAGAAAACTCAGGAGTAATTTTTAATTCTACATTCTCAATCATATATTTTCTCTACTAAATCAATATGAGCAATATTCCAATGCTCGTGTTCTATCTCATCAGCTGCTTCTTGTTCAGAATTAGCATAACACCACTCTTTATCATAATCACCACCTTTTGTGGTAAATCGTACTAAATATTTCTTCATATCATTTTAATTGCATTAGTATTTATATTAATTGCTTCTCCATTTTTAATTGCTTCAATAGCTAACCAAGCATTGTCACAAATAAAGTCATCAAGTGTAGTAAAGTTATATCCGTTGTCTATACCCCACTTAACCAGTTCTATAATTTGATTGTGTTGTTCTGGAGAATTATTTATATATTTAGCATATTTAAGAAATGCATCTTCTAAAGAATCAAATTTTTTTGATATTCTACGTAAATTATAGACTGACCCATTAACTATAGTAGTTTGTGGATACACATCAAATAGTTCTTTTCCCATTTCAAAAGATGCTCTAAAGAATTGTTTTATAAAGTTCTTATTAAATTCTACTCTTTCTGGTTCAAACTTTTCTCCAGAATTAGGAATTTTATAACTTTTCAAAATAATTTCTTTATTTCTTAAAGATTCTAAAGTTTCTCTTATATTAAATATAGAAGCATATCTTTGTAAAGGTTCATATTCTCCTTCCTCTTTAATTAATAAAATTAATTTAATTACAAATAGCTCTGTTGGAGTAATATTATATTTCTCCAGCAGAGCTAACGTATTTTCTATTGTTGTCTCAAATTTTTCCACTCGTATCAGTTTTCAATATTTAAATTAAATATCTCCAACTGCATTTAATTTATTCACTCTTTCGAGGTGTTTCTAAAGCATATTCTTGTAAAAATTCAGTTCCAAGAGTTTCATAATCTTTAAGAAGTCTATTAGAATCATAATGTGTTTTTATATATTTTGAAAATTTATTACTTTCAACCATATCATTATTGATTCCTCTAAGAACTAAAAATCTTAGCATTCTTTCAATCGTCATAATCTTAAAATCTAAAAGTAAATTGTGCTTGTTTTTTCATATATAAATCAGGAACTTCTCCATTAAGAACTTGTTCAAGTCCATGTTCATCAATTGTTAAATAATCTGAATCAGATTTGTGTGAGTTTTTAAACCAAGATAATTCTTGAGTATCGTTAATAACAAGATAAAATATTTCAGCTTGTTTATCTCCTTCTTTACGAATTGCTCGACCTCTTCTTTGTCTAGCTTTAGTTTCACTACTATCAAATCCAAGTATTATAGCTACTGATAAGCCTTTACAATCGAGGCCTTCATCAGCCTTACTGCATGTATGTAAATGTCCTACATCAACATCATTAAAATCTTCAATCATTACTCTACCTTTTTTCTTAGAAATTTTTCCAGTATATACATTCTGTCCGTTTTCTAAGGCTTCAGCCATTTTAACACTTTTACTAAATGTTATAATTTTCGAATTAGGTCGAGCTTCCATGATTTTTCTAGCAATTTCAATCTTTTTTGGATGATTATTAATGAATGCTTTTCTTTGTGCCATAGTTCTTTGAAGACCCATAGCGTTTATAGTAATTAATTGAAGGATTTTCTTTCTTTCAGATTCATCATTACCTTGATAAATTTCATCACGAAGTCTTAACTTATTTTGCCATCCATTAGGACCAAGGCAATCCATCGCTTTTTTGAAATCAAAACCAAAAAATTCAAAATATTTAACAAATTCTTTATTTAACTGTTTGTAATATTCAATATCATCTACATTTAAAAGTACTTGATATTCTTTATACTCTGAAATCCAACCATTAATAATTGCTTCTTCTTTAGAAACTTTATCAACAATCGGACAAAATTTTTCAATAATTACATGTTTTCCATCTAACCTTTCAAAAGTAGCAGTTAAACCCATTATAAGTTTATATTTAACTTTTTGAAATACTTCTGAGAATGTTTCAGCACTATAACGATGCACTTCATCTAAAATTAAAAAATCACAAGTCCAATTATGTTTAATTACAGAATTAATTACTTGAACTTCTGCATTAAATATTATATCCCAATCAGTTAATTGACTTTCCCATTGTTCTTTTAAAGTAGTAGTAGGAACGACAACAAGAATTCTAAGATTTGGATATTTCTCTAATACTTTTTTAACAGTCATTATAGCTGTCCTAGTTTTACCAACCCCCGTAGGCATTTCTATTGTTCCTTTGCCTTTAGATTTTAACCATCTTCTTATAGCTTCTTGTTGTCGTTCAGTTCTTGTCATGATAACTTTATATTTTTACTTTTAGCAACAAGTTCTATTTGTCTTTTCAGTTGCTTCCACGAATAGATGTGATTGTCTACTTCCTTCAAATATCTAGGCAATACTAAATTTCTTAAAGTTATTAATTGTTCAGTAGTCATGTCTGAATATCTTTGACGTTTAGGAAGTGTCAAAATTGCTCGCATTTCATGAAACGATAGTCCTTTATCACTAAATTTCAAATTCAATTTAGCAGGAATATGTAGTCTTTCTTTAGCAACTCTCAATCTTTCACCATTAGAATTATCGTTACCCTTAAGTTCATTTTCCTCTGACTTAGTAATCCATAAACCCATTTTTACAATAAATGTCATTGTTAAATGACTTTTATCAAATGAACCAAGACTATTAGTACAACCAGACATAAGATCTGTTACAGATATATTTGCAAATTCATCAGGAATTCCACCAGGAATATAAGATTCCATAGCATTTATCTGATTCATTTTAACCTTACTCCAATCTTCAATTTCAGGATTGTTGTGCTGAAGTGAAAATAACATAGGAACAAGTTCAGATCTCTCAATAGAAGGTCTAGAACCAGACAAATAAGCATTCTTAAAATATCGAATCAATAGTTCAATATTACACTTATACATTTCATCCTTTACTTGTTCAAACACATTGTATCTTCCAGGATTCCTAGGATCCTCATTATTTAACATTTTTTCACAATGATTATACCAGGTAATTAATTGTGCTGGATTTGCATCAACAAGTTTAACTGTTTCTTGAACTGTTTTATCTCCTTCTCTTACCTTTGGTCCCTTCCATTTAAATTGAGAATAATCTGGTTTCTTATTATCTAAAGCCTTAGTTAACGCATCACCTAATGTAGTATTCATATAAAATCTTAATCATAATATAATTTCTTTTGAAGTATCTATATTTTTGTCTTTAGTAAAACTTATAAATATAATATCAGAATAATTGTATGGAATATTCTGACCTGTATTTTTGTCATACCATGTATCTCTTCCGGATTCTACAACATCATATGTTAAAAAACCAGAATCTCCTAAATTAATGGGTCCAGATTGCCAATTTGGAAATCTTTTACACATTATATAATTATGTCCAAATGGAGCATTATCAAGATTTTTAAATACATACGTTATATAATTTAACAAATCTTGTTCAAATGCAACCAATTGAGCATGTATTGTAGTCATTAACTAAATTTCAATTTCTTATTACTTACTGTATCTAGAACAGTAGGCACTGCAAACCACATCATTAAATCTTCTACATGTTCCTTATAAAGTTTCAAGATATTTATTCCCGTAACCTCTGATTCTTTTTGAATAATCGAATATCCAGGTAATCCTGATGTTCCTTCATTCTTATAATAAAGGTTAGTAGCTTCTTCAAATGCTGCATTTTTAGCAGAAATATCATCATTAAAGCTTCTTGTTACTCTATACTTAACCTTAAGTGGACCATCCACTGTTCCATAATAAAGATTATATTGCTGTTTCATATCAATATACCTAAAATAAATAATAAAATTCCACCAATTCCAGAACCGATTCCGATTAATTTTCTGGATTTTTTCAGTCTCGTAATTTTACGTTCATCTTTATTTGATTTTTCTTTATATAATTCTATTTCGGAATCTTTAATAGAATCAGATTGAACGTAAAGTTTATTTAGATCTTCTAAAGATCCAATTTTTCTCAGCAAAAGAGAATTTTCTTTCTCTAATCTAGCATGATCATTGAAGATTATAGCCGTGGCTTTCACAGAATCTACTGATATAGTATCTGACAAAAGCGGCATCTGAATCACTAGGTTGAGAAATAATAATATCATTAGTTTTTTCATAGTAGTAATTGTTACGAACTATTTCGTTGTTGATAGTATCTATAACAATTCTAATACTATCTTTCTTATTAGATAAAACATTTAACTGTTTTTCTAATTTATCTATTTTTCTAATGAGTATATCCGTATTATCTGATTTATAATATAAACTCTTAACAAAAAAGAACTCTACTACTAAAAGAATTATGATTATTGATATTTCAATCGTTCTGGTAAAGTTTCGTGACATAGTTCTATCATTTCTTTAAATTCTTTTTGAAACTCAACCAAAAATTCTTTTAGCTGTACAGTTCTTCCTTGAAGTTTTTTAGAAGTTTTATGATGTACAATTCTTAACAATGCTGCATGCAATGGTAATCCATACATCGGTTTTCCGGGTTCAATTACAATTTCACCCGTATTTCTTTTTTTAGTCTTTTTCATAAAAACCAAATTAAAGAAGGAAGATCCTTCTTTAACTGGTTCCATTATGAAATCTTCTTCTTGTATTCTAAAATCTGATTTTTCGTTTTCTTCCATATTAGCTCTTTTTAACAGATCCAGGTCTAGTCATTGTATTTTTAACATTGTTAGGAAGTGCATCAAACCACTTTTGTTTTAATTCCAGATTCTTTCTTCTATGTTTAGCTTTCATAATTTATAATTTTATCGTCTTCCACCATGATAATGATGTCTTCTATGATAATTTGGATGACTATAATATATTCTAGGTGGAGGAGTAATTCTTACATAAGGTCTAGTCCAATAGTAATAAGGACTTTGATAAATTACAATTCTATTAGTATCATAATATGGATTAGAAACAGTTGTTACAGAATCACAAGAAGATAATAACAATATAATTCCAAATAATAAGAATAATTTTTTCATTTTAATAAAAACATAAATTAATATATTGATTATTAATAATCTTACTTAATGTAAATATTTCATATTTATTTATAAAATATTCTTTTACTTTTAATATAGTTTGTCCTAAAAGCAAAGGTTGATATAAAACTAATTGAATAATTTTATCAACTTTATCTTTATGCTCACACTCTAAAAATTCAGTAAGTAACGGAAGATACTCATCAGCGTTTAATGTATTATTCTGAAAACTTTTATTGAGTCTTTCGACGATTTCTTCTCTTTCCATATTTATTAAATATTCTCATTAAAGAAATTTTTACAATTCCATTGTACTTTGTATCATACACATCATTCCAATCTCCATTATAATATTCTTTATATAACGATTCATAATTAGCGTTATATTCATAATAAATATAATGTTTATTAAATTCATCCCGATTTAGATACCTATCACATACTCTAATAGCATAATGACATCCTCCATCAGCAAAATAAACTACTTGATACGGAATATCATATTTGGTTAATAATTCAGCTAAAACCGCTGCTACATAACAACATCCTCCCCAATTAATACGATACTTACTTTGGAGTTCTAAACATTTAACATTTACTTCTTTAAATAACTCTCTTTTAGTCATAAACTACTCGCTTGTGTTGCTAATAAATCACATTTGTTATTAAATTGATCAGTAGAATGTCCTTTTGTATGTGAAAATATTATTGGAAATTCTACCAAAGTTTGAGTTTTTTTAATTTGATTTTTTATTTTACTAATTAACCCGATGTTCTTTTTTGGATTCCAAGAAGGATTTGTTAACACTCCGATAGAATACTGTGAATCTGTAATTATTTCTAAAGATTCAATTGGTTTTTTAATAGATAATAATGCTATATAAATAGCCGTTAACTCCATTGTATTATTAGTTGCTTTCTCAAATCTTCTAGAGTATTCTTTAACTATTTTATTATCTTTAATCCACACTATCCCTACTCCGCCTATTCCATTAGCTCTACAAGAACCATCCGTATATATAATCATATTATCAATATAAAATCATCTCTGTGTGATACTTTTTCATTTAACTAACATTCATTTAATCTATATTTTCCATTATAAAATATAAACTAATTTGAACTATAGTCCCATTTAAAATAACCTTTCCATCCAGGAAGAATTGCCTACTTACCTTCTTTTTTACACTTGTTCTTTATTTTCTAATATTTCATTTTCTGGAGGAGTAAGTATATTTTGCAAATGATTCTTTATTTTAATTATGAAATCCTTATCAAAAATTTCCTTATTTTCAACCGCTTTAAATAACCAATATAAAGTATTATTTAAATTAGAAATTTGAGACAGTTGATCCTGTAAATCTCGAACCCTTTTCAAAAGAAAATTATTTCTGTTTTCGAGTTCTTCATAACTAATTTTTTCGTCCATTATTTAATAATCCAGATTAATAATAATTGTAAAGCCTATCCAATTCCAGATCCTATTAAGGTTGCAGATAAATCTAACCAATCCCATTTATTACCATATTGTTTATCTTTAAATTCCATTCCACAAGCTAATCCTGCTCCAAATAGAAATGTACCAATAAACGATGCTGGAATTGCATACAATAGATGTTTCTATCGGTTACTCTCAGTTAACCATTTAACATACTTCCTCACAAGAATCTACACTTAAAGTATCCATAACTGCAGTATCTACAACTGTAGTATCTTCTTCGGATTGATTGTCACAAGTACATTTAGTAGTACAACTAGCAAAACAAATAGCTACAAAAGCAGCAAATACAAATAATAATTTCTTCATAATCATAATTTTAAGTTAAAAATAATTATCTTTTCCTCTCTCAATAGGAAAGGGCAAATTCCCTTTCCTGCATTAATTGTTAAATTACTCTGTCTCTTTTAAATCGTACTTTTTAGTGTCTATCAATATTTTTTGATCATTTGGAGCAAATACAACTACGGTAGTTTCATTTGCATCTTCACCAGATCCTTTAATTTGTAAAACACTATCTTTGATTTCCCAAGTAACATTTTTACTCGGCTTTCCGTTTTTATTTAATACTCTTACTAAATATCCATCTGTTTTAAAGATTTTAATGTTACAAGGAACATCAACATTAAGAGTATCAAATCCTTCTACAGAATAAACAGATAATCCAACAATTAAACTTGTTAATAAAATTAAAATTCTTTTCATACGTTAAATAAATTTAAAGTTTATTAAAAGTATCTTGGAGGAACTTTTTGAGCAGATAACGGGGTACGATCCCGCAACTTCAAGTTTGGAAAACTTGCACTCTACCAATTGAGCTATATCTGCATTTTTAGAGCTTCGTGTAGGAATCGAACCCACAACAGGCTGATTACAATTCAGCTACTCTACCAATTGAGTTAACGAAGCAATTAGTGAAGATTTCGTTCTTCACTATTAACGCTATCAAGCAGCCAACCTAGTGACTCTATCAAGAAAAATTGATTTATTGCCATTTATTTTGGCTTGTTGCTCCATAATTTCTACTTGTTTGCAATCAATCCCTTAACTAGCCCATAAAATAAAAATCCTAAAGTGGACTAGGAGGTAATCGAAACCTCGTCTTACAAATTTTCAAAAATATTTCATCACAACTTAATTAATATATCATCTTTGCATGAAAAATCAAAATAAAATTTGAGATTCTGTTCTCACAACCTTGTGCAAGATACGGAAAATCCTTGCAAATAACAAGAATAGTCCGTACCTTTGCAGCATGAATTATCATATATAGCCAGTCTTTGAGGCAACATGTCAGGTTCTCTTGAGTACATGTGCGGCTATTTCGGATAAAGTTATTGCTCAACAAATAAGAGATAGAGCAAAGATAAACAGATTTTATCAGATAATTCATTGGAGAGTAATAAGGGTACTTATTCGCTCTCCTTTTTTATTTATCGAGGTGTTCGTAGATTTTAGACATAGAATGGTTTATTGCAAAGCATTGTATAATAAAAAGAGTACAAATACTTCCAATCCTTCCTCTAACCTCTTAGACTTTTGATATTTAGGAAAGTCTTCAGCATAGTAAGTAAGAGTTCCATGTTCAATCCACTTATCACGAAATTCAGAGTTTAACTCTCTTATAGTTTTTTTATCTGCTGAATGTAAAAAACTATTTAATTTCTGGATGTCATATATATCACCAGATTCTATAAGATCTATTGCAAATTTTTTCATATCGTGAAATTATTCTGAAACAGTAGTCATAGTTGTACAAAATACACCTCACTCTCCGTTATATTACGTCCCCGGAGAGGAGGTGTGAGTATGAAATAGAAATAGAATAATTTAAGACTGTTCGTTGCACTGGTTGAATTGATTCGTTATTTCCGTTCATAACTCCATGTGAGTTCCATTATTAATAGAAAGTACGGGGACTACTTTCTTTATTTCCAGCAATATTTGTTCTTCAATTTCTTAAACTCCGATATATCAGAAACTGACGAAAAGAGGAGCATACATGCTCGGACTTTCATGGTGTCGTCGCCAAAGATTTCATACACTGTCTTATCACTCTCAAGAATAGCTCGCGTAGCTTCTATGAGTCGTTCACGAAGTACGGGATGATTGATGTAAAGTTCGGCTTCTTCCCGACCATTAATTCCATAGAATTTGGACATTTGACTATGGGTTCCCTTTATTCCAGCCATCTGTGGAAAGACATACCATATCCAATGTGTCTTTTTTCGTCCTTCTTTTATTTCTTTTAATGCAGTCTGATAGTTGGAAGTATTCTCATAGATACCTCCATTATCTTGTGCATTAATGAAGCGGGATAACAGGCTTATTCGTGCTATTAATTTAGTAGGAGTTTTTTGTTTGATCATTCTAAATTTTCTAATTTCACTAATAGTTTCTTTGCTAATCTATGATAAGGAGCGAAAGCCTTCAAATGTGCTTTTAACAAAAACAACGAATGTTCTTTAAACATTTCCTTTTTAAAGTCAAATTTCAGCAAATCGTATAATTTACCATTATAACCGTAATAATCATCAGGCAAATAATTATCATAAAGTTCTCCCCAATATTTTATTGCTGGCGGTTCTAATGTAATAAATTCCTCTGCATACTCTGTACCAGTCGGTACTGGAAAATAAACTTGAATAGAAAAGTCTTTTAAATCCTTTTCACTAAAAGGCTGGTTCACAAAATCTGAGCCGAGATTTTGGACAGCATTACTATATCTATCAGCATCTTTTACTAAAGGGTATAACATTTTGCAAATTTAATTATTACTTCTTATATTACCAACTAAGCTGCCTCCTAAAATTATAGGAACTCCAAAATTTCGTAAGTAATGTCTATTTCTCATATTAAAATCTCCATTATTCCCACGAAGTGCTTTCATCTACATATCGTGACCAAATAACATATAATCTCCAGTTGTCTGTCTGTAATTTACATTCGGAGAATACTAAATTCCGTGTTCTACTTCTCTGCCTACTTTTGCATTCTCTGTTGATATTTTTATCTAAGGAGCGTCAGTACTAACTAAATTTTGAACAAGACGTCCAGGTTCTCTTTCTTTTAGAAACACACTACCTTGTTTAGAATTGTTTGTAGTCCACGTTGTTGCTCCAAGTCCTCCGTTTTTAATAAATTCATCATATTTATCTTTACTCATTGCACTCATTCTATTCTATCCATCATATTTTAAACCAGAATTAATAAATGCTTTAGAGTGAGCAACAATATATTCCTCTGGATGTACTTCTTGCATACCGTTAGAAAATTTTCCATACCAAGTATCCCCTTTCTTAATTAAATTACCAGATTTAGTAAGATCCTAATATAAATCGTAATATTCAGGTATATGACTATGAAATATATCTTTGTCTAACTAAGTAATTTCTCTATCTAATCCCTAAAACCAAAAATCATCTGTAAATCCTTTTATACCTTCTTTTTCAAATTGATTGATTATATCAGGAGCTTTTTTAGCAGATTCTATTTCTGAAGGAGATAATGTACGTTTATTATATCGAGCAAGTAAATTTATTAATTCATCTTCTCTCATCGGCTGTTTGTTTCCTGAAGGAAAATACATCTTTATCTTTTGTCCGTCTGAAGTTATTTTTTCTACGAATTTATTTTCGTCTAATAGTTTCTACAATTCTGGAATATCGGATTCGTAAATAGGGTTAAATCGGGGTATTCTTGCTTTCCACACAACTTTTGAAGTAGCAATCGCAGGCAATGCAGCTAATCCCAACTCAATTCCATGTCTTAAGTTAGGATTATTATCATAGGCTCTTTTTGCCGAAGCTGCATAGTAACTTGCTAATCCTGCATCAGCAGCTGCTCCGAGGGCACTTGCTCCACTTCCACCTAAGGCGGTATTATATGTTCCTGTTCCAAATAATCCTGTATATGAGGATGGAGTCATAGCTCTCATTCCAAAGTTCAATGCTTTACCTACAGTAGGTACAAGAGCTTCGCTTGCAGTTGCACCAATTCCTCCTACTAACATAACAGGACTTGCTAATGTTCCAGCAACATATGGAAGTGCTCTATTCATTTTCTTTGCGTTAGTGGCTGTGTACCATCTTCTCTGTTGAACAGTATTATCTAATGGACGCATATCTTGAACTTCACCATAATCTGTATATGCTCTATTCCCTTCTACAGTAGTTGGCAAAAGTTCTAAATACTTCTATCCATTTTCATCATATCTGACTACGGACATTGGTTTCTTGTAATAAGTTGTTTCTGCCATATTATTCTATTTAAAGTTTGATATTACAAAGTTATTTGTTATTCTCAAAATATCAAAATGGTTTTAGTTCTGATGTACAAAATATATTTGTGAGTGTATGAAATATAATAAAAGCAGGCCTGACTGCATTATAGAATTAATTCGGTTCTCTGTCAGATAAGGAGATTAAATCAAAGAGCCGAAGAAATCTAATTCCGCGATTATGATAGTAGTATATCGGAAAGTTGAATTAGTGAAGTCCGATGTCCACTGGACTGATTATGCAATGTTAGTTGTAGCACTGATTCAACTCCTAATTAGTCTCATAACACAGCCGTCCTGCTTTTTATTACAATAAATGATCTCCGTTTCTCGTTATTACTTTAGACTTCACAAATTCTGATAATATTACAAAGATACCTGGGATATTTTCATAATCTTATTAGATACTAAACTAAATGCTAAACTATTTTTGAAATTAGAATAATATACATCATCAACTACAATAGCTTTTAATGAATTACTAAAATTAATTGAATAATTTGACTATTGTCCTTCAACATCATATTGAACTGGAACACTCGAATAAAAAGTTATATACTTAACTGAAGCATTACTTTGAAACAGCTAACTGCAAAATGCAACTTCAGGGCCAATATCTATTCCTACAAGATGGTCGCTGTTTTCTAAATTATTTATATCATAAATACAATTAGATTTCACTTTATTATAAGAATCTTCTCCATAGATGCTGTGTATATAATTAGATCCAGGATTTCCAAATGTTATATAATCAGAATAAAGAGAACCATAACCAGTATAAACAGAAGTATTAGAATTTTTGTTATATCTAATGTCATACTAAGGAACTATTACACTAGAATAAAATAACTGCGCTTGTCTCCAAAGATCAGGATTATTTAATATATTTATACCTACAACAACTTCTACTGAATTGTTACTATCAATTCCAATTCCATTAGACGTATTATAATAATCATTAGCATCAAATATATTTGAAAGCTAACTAAAATCTGGATCTCCATTAGACTTATGTGGATAATATACTTTTCTTAAATATTTCATTTTCCAGGTTCTATTTTTATTATCAGAACTACATTTTCAGGCTCTAATCCATTTAAATTAATTCTACAATTTTCAGGATTATTTTTGTCTATAATTACATCTACTCCATTTAAAGTCTATAAAATGAGTTCTGTATCAGATTGTTCTTTAAAATATAATGGATCGTAATTTAAATATCCATATTCGTAACTTCCAGCTTGTTCATTTGTATATTCAATACAAGGATAATAAAAAGTAAAACTTAAGTTTGATCGGTCTAAAAGATATTTTCCAACAACATTCGTAACATTATCCATAATAAACCTAATATTACCTGTATTAGGATCATGTTCTAATGTAATATATAATCCATTATCCATCCTTACATAATACTAGTAATCTGTTATTCCTTCTATAACCTATTCAATTATTCCAATACTAGTTGGTTCGGAATCATCTGGAGATATAATTGCGATATAACCATCTGCTGATAATTCCGAAAACTTTTTGTCTAATATTATAACATAAGGAACAGGTTCATTATTTTCACTATATTCCGTAGCAAACGTAGAAATAGGATAAGTTTCTAAAAGTTTACATTGACTATTATTTTCACAACTACTACTAATTCCAAATTTCTAGAATATTTTTTGTCCGTTCTTCTAAAGAATTAAATTAAAATAATTACTTTTAACACCCGCTCCATCAGTAAGTGAGTTCTATATTAAATGTTTCATAAATTAAAGATCAATAAAATCAAAAAATATTAAAATCTGAATATAAAGGATGAAAATCATTTAATTTCACAAATCCACATTGACTACTTATATTATATACTTTATTATTATTTAAATTAATAAATAAATACATCCCATCAAAAGCATGATTATTAGAAGTACAAGGAATTAATGATATAACAGGAGTGTCTAAAGGTAAATCAGTTACCTCAACATTGATACATGGATCAGCCTTTTTTAATAAATTTTTTTGAGAGTAAGGATTTGGAATTTCTTCACTACTTAAAAGTAACTATTCGAGTGTTATTTTTTCATTATTGCATATAAATATAATAAGTCCAGTATCAGAACTAATATATCCAATTTGCTAATAACTTATTGAACTATCATCACATTTAGCGTTTGAAAACTATTTTGCTAAATGTTCAACATATTTAGGATTAATATAATTATTTTTCTGTTGTGAATAATTTATTAATTTAGGATCTTCCTATTGACTGTTAAAGTTAACAACAGATTCAGTATTTTCATAACTTTTAGGACTCATAATTTATTAATTTATTTAGTTTGAATAATTTTATACATCTTCTACTGTCCAACCATTTGGTATACCATTTTTTCCACTTGGCCAGCCATTCATACTAGCAACCTTGATGAACGTTCCAGTTGATAAAACACCATCTACCCAATTAGTTAAACAATTACTAGCACTTATATTCGTTGCCAGACACTTGATATAATTGAGGCTTGTACAATTATCACTAAACATGCCTTCATAACAACCTTCAGCTAATATAGCTGCAGGTAATTCTGGAGCAGTTGTTAAACTTGTACAACCACTGAACATATATTGATAACAACCATTAACCAACGTTGTTGCTGGTAACTCAGGTGCTGTTGTCAAACTTGTACAATCGTTGAACATGTAAGAATAACAATTATCTGCTAACGTTGTTGCAGGTAATGCTGGAGCAATTGTTAGATTTGTACAACCTGAAAACATATAAATGTAACAAAAATTAGATAATATAGTTGCTGGAAGAATAAAATTTTCAACATTTATAACATTAGGATTATTAAAAAATAAACCTAAAAAAATAGTATTCTTTCCAGTTAAATCTACTTTATCTTGAAAGTCGTCACCATAGTATAAAGACATTACATTTCCTTCAACATTAAAACGATTAGTAGATACGAAGCTTCCGATACCAGCAGTGTCATAAATAGTTGGGTTAGTTTGTTTCCAAAGAATCTTATTTCCTGCCATTATTGTTGGACTATTCGTATTAGGAGCAAGTTGTGTCCAAGTATTTCCGTTGTCAATAGAGTATTGAATACTAGCAGTGAAAGCAAACGTTCCGTCTTCTAACGCAACAAAGGTTAAATAATCCTTTGAATAATCATGTTTATTATCAGAATTAATTTTTATTACAGTTTTAGTATATCCATCTGTTAATTTATTAGGATCTTTAATAGTAACAACTAAATTAGATTTAGTTTTATTATCAAAGTAACTAGATTTCTAGTCACTTCCATTAATAAATGTAAAATTTGTTTCCATTTTAGTAAATTTAAATTTTAAAAGTATCTATATTTAACATAGATAAATTTATTCATTTTACTAAAATTTTCAAAATATATTTGGGAGAATAGTGGGATTCGAACCCACGCAGGAATAAGGGAGAAAACATTTATCGTAACTTATAAACCTTATTAACCCAGAGTCTCTATATTCTTTTTTATTCTTACATTTTGCCTCCTGTAGTATTCTCCATATAAAAAGAGTAGTGGTAGACACTACTCTAATACTTGTACATTTTGCCAGTGATGCCTTTCACTGCTAGTTAAACATCTTGTTGACAACTAGCAAGAGTCACCAATTTTCAAAGTAAATTGGAAACTTTAAAAAACAATTATTCTCCTTTTTCTATCAGATATTCAATATGTTCTTCTTCGTGTGCGTATTGATGCGCAGATTCTTCAGTAAAATCATAAAGAACATCCATATCCTCATTTAATATATCATAATAAGTACAAATTACTCTGTTTGCAACACTATAAGCTTTTTGTTTAGCTCTTGCTTCTGCAATATGTCTTCCGAGAATTTTATCATACTTATCATCTGGACTAAGTTTTGCTACTCCTGTACTTGTAAATCTTATCATATTGTTAAAATAATTAAAACTAATATGTGGGAACAATTTTTGGAGTTTGTCTTGATATTTATCACAAATATTATCAATTTTAATTTCACACTTAATTCTACATACCGTAGCATTCTCGTTTTCAACCCATGTATAATTATTCCGATCTCCAAAAGACAATTTAATTTTATTCATTTTAATAGTTTTTTTAATAATTTTTTAATTCTACCTAATATTCTTTTTTCTTCAATACAACAACAATCAATTGCTTGAATCATTGCTGAACATTCTTCGTCAGATAGTTCTAGAATCATTCTATAATTCTTTTAATATTTTCTTTAGGAATGTAAGTTACAACAGAATCTGGAAATTTGTTTACAGGAACTGTGATCTTTCTATACCCAAACGTTTTATAATAATAACTATCGTCACGTTGTTCGGTTTTTTCTGTCCACGTATCAAACACTTCTTCGATTGTCCCATCAATAAGTTCTACCTTATAATGATGCTCCAAATCAAATAAATGAGCTAGATTATTCCAAATAAATAAATCTTCTATATCATGAAAATAGAAATATTCTGGATTTGGATAATCACGAATAATCCAACGGATTCTTGAATCTACATCATCTGTACTCTTTTGACGTAACACCTTAATAAGTGAAATAATGTCTTCTACATTATCCATATCATATACTTCTTTAAATATGGGAATTAATGATTGAAGTTTTTCTTTCCAGGTTGTAGTTTCAATTTTATACCCACGTTCATTATCAGAAAGGATAACATCTATACTATAATACTTAAGATAATCTTCTTTTGACTTAATATTATAGTCTTCCAAAAATTCACAGAATATATCAATAGCTGTTGTATAGATTTTATTTAATGAAGTAATTGGAAAATGCCAATTAGGACCTCCAGCACCAAACCTCATTTTATCTTCAATCTCTCTATTAATATCGTACGCTGTAAAAACTGAACGCTCATTACTCATATGTCCATAACAATATTCAGCAATTTCTCTAGCACGCGCATGAGATGCAATTGTATGACGACCTATACAATATCTATATGACATCCACATAGAATCCATCATAAAATCACGATGGAATTTCCACATTTGATCTATTATATCTTGTGGCTTAATATCTTTTGACTTAGACATATTAACAAACTTTGATCATTTCACAATTATCAGGCAGGTTATCCCAATCTTTATATGTATTAGTAAATATTACTTTATCATAATATTTAGAAAGATTTTCAACACCTTTTCTGTTAACCATATGTACTACACTAATACAAAGTTTGGCTTTACTATCAATTTCTTTAATAGCATTAGCTATCCCAACAAAAGTTCCACCGCCATCACATAAATCGTCAACAACCATTATAGGAACAGTGGAGTCTCGATTTTCTGGATTCTTGATAACAATCTTTTCGATTTTACCAGTTTCAAGATTTCTTACTTTCTCTCCAATAAGTACAGGATATTTATTCCTATACTCTGTACTATATCTTTGGACGGCACCTTTATCTGGGTAACACATTTGGTAATTTTGAAATTCCTTATAGTTAGGATGTACGCTACCTTCAGAAGTTGCTTTAAGTAACCCAAGAGACCTATTTGAGTGTGGATGTACTACTGTTACTTCAGAAGGATTTAAGGAATTAATCATATTAGTAACAACTTTTAAAGAAAATGCTTCATTAAAGTTAATTACTCTATCCATTCTCATAGACATTAGATAATATATAGTCAAATACCACTTAACATCATGTCTATTAAGAATATCACCAACTTGCATTAATACAAACAGTTCATCTGCATTAGTAATCCTACATAATACAACAATTTTATCTTTTCTGTTAATTTCTCCTAACTTAATATGGACTTCACCGTCAGGAAAGTGGAATATTTCATAAGAGATTTCACTTTTTTCTGGTCTAATTAAATTTAATACTTGCATAATTACATATATAATTTATTATACATTTTAGAATCAGCAAACTCAACAGCCTGTTCTAAATATAACCCTTGTTGAAACGCCCAGAACACTTTCCCAATATAATATTTAGTAGAGTTTTCAATTTTCATTCGTTTAGAATTCTCTTCCCACCAATCATATTCGTCTCTGGGGTTACTACCATATGTTCTACAGGCAGCCAAATAATCACACACTAATTCTAGAGCATACTTTCTAGGCATTGGTGCAGGTATTCCTCCGTTGTCTAAGCTATGAATCCAATATTCATAGTGATGTGGGTTTCTGCCTCTATGATGTAGGAATGTTTCAGAATAACCATTCTTAAGTTTTTCATTTCTTAAAGAACTTATATTGTCATCCCAATACTTAATAGCTCCTTTAAATTCAGTCCAACTAAACTTAGATAAATCATGTGTTAAACCTTGCCAATATAATCCTATCTGAAAACAATAATATGCTACCCAAAACTTATGAATGAATATTCTCTTTAATAGTTTGAATATTACCACCAATTTGTTCTTCTTCTGCATATTTTATCACCTTTTGTAATATTGAGAAAGCACTTTGTAAACCAGCCCTATCGTCTAGTAAAATACTAAAGAATGGTTTCTTAGTTCCATTCAGTATTGGACTTTCGTTTACATAATCTGGTTTAATTCCAAAATGCTCACAATATTTAATTTTCCAGTCTAATCACTCTGGGTCCAATTCAGAAGTACAAAGACAAAGAGTAAAACCTAAATCTTTACATTTTTTAAGAATATCAATTACTTGAGCATAGCACTGTCCATTGTTATGGTAATCGAATATAGTATTATCAAAATCAAATCCAATTACTAAATTTTTATATTTACAATACTCGTCTATTAACCGAGTTATACACCCATCATCACAGAACGGATGTATAAATGGAGGAAAATTATATCTCATAATAAACTCCTTTATCTATTAAATGTTGTTTCTCAATTTTAAAATATTCTAATTGAGTGGGAGTCACATTGGACACCCACTCATTAATATATTTCAAATATTTATTATGCCAATTGGTTCGGCATCTCCATTCAAGATAAGCTTTCATTTATTCTATCACGGATTTCTTGTAAAGTCCAGTCAACAAGGAGTTTTCCATCTTTAAAGACAGTCTTTAATTCACCTTGTTTCTCTTCTTCAAATGAAACTTCATCTTTAGCATAATATTTACCAGTCTCACTCTTATAAACAGCAATTAGACCTTTAAGAGAATTCTTAGTTCCATCATCAGTTTTAGGATGTTTAAAGATTGGACGATATTCTCCATTTACAACACAAGCTGTTGCTTTCAATGCAAATCCGAGTGAATCTCTACTTGCATACTGGAAACTATAACTACCTACACCAAGCACAAGATTACATGCTGCACACTTAACACTTTCAAGTCTAGAATAAATATGTTTCTGTCTCTCAAGTGTAATAGAATCTCCATAAAGCAATCCTATATGAGAATCTGGGTAATTATATCCATTTTTTGTTGTTTGCCAACCAAAGATTTCTCCAAGCATCCAGTAAGCACCATAGTATTGTCCTTTAGAAATTTCTACATACTTTGAATCTTCCTTAAAAGGTTCATAGCATACATAATATTTTCCATCCTTAATCTTAGTATTATAATGTGGGTTAGTTCTAAGTCCACAAATAATATCAACAGGGTCTCCACTATCAGGACGAATTACAACTCTACCATCTCTAGACATAATATCTTTCTTAAGAGTAGGTAAGAACTTTTCAATTACTTGCCAGAAATCCCAAGTATCAGATACTATACTTACAATACCAGTAGGATATACTTCATTAATAAGTCTCTTAAAGGTCTCTATTTCACCATATTCTCCACCAGCACACATAACACTATGCTCAGTTGCTGGTACAGTAGCCGCAACAAGTTCCTTTGAAGAATTTGCATTATAATATTCTTCTACAGCAGCTATAGCAGGAATACTTTCAGTACCACAAAATGAAGTCATGTGAGCCATTCCACTAATAATAGCAGCTTCAATACCACCCATACCTCTCATAGAGAAATCATGACAACTGAAATCTAAGCCTTCGTTATATCCAGTAAGATTTGCGTGTCTTATCAATTCCTTTTTATAAAGTCTTGATTTAGTAGCACTAGTACAAGGCATCCAAAGAATACAACTAATTAGAGTTTCCAGATAATTTGTTAACCAGAAAAACTCAGGAATTGTATTCTTAATAGTCATCATAGGACATCTAATAGGACAAACAGAACCTTCTGGAAGTGCTTTAATCTCAATAGGGAGGAATCCTAATTTATGTAGTTGTCTAATATGGTCAATACCAACATTATCAATTCCTACAAAGTTATTTACCCTATAATAGAATTGTTCTACAGCTTCTTCTTCAGGTATATTAAAGAAATTCTCGTTAAACTGCTTAATAAGATACTCTTTAATAAGATATTGAAGCCCAAATACTACTGAACCATCCTCAGCTTCTGGAAAGTATTTGTTACTACGAGGTGTCCAGTTTGAGTAAACCATTTCAGTGCCTTCAGGATATTGACGATGATGGCCAAGCTTATAACCATCCGTTAATAAAATTGTTTCTTTTATCATTTTAATATTTTTATTGTTTTCTGTTTAATATTGGACGAACATTTCGTCCGTAGCATCGGTATAAACTGCTCATACTCACCTTATCATTGATAAAATACAGACCCCACGCGCGGTTTGGGCCCATTGAGTAGAGTGTACGTGACCAATAACTGCCATAAGAACCATGTAGTGACGTATCGTTGTCTTGAATCCCTGTAGCAGGTAGGAATATGGAGTTACCATTCGGACCAATAACATAGTATCCGAATATTTCATCGAATTTATCCCATTTCCAGGTACATTCTTCTATCAATTCATCAAATTGCCACATCTTAGGTAATTCATATTTTTTATAGGCTTCGCTGAATGTAAGATAATCTCCAAAATCTGACATATTTTTTGCTCCCACATTACAAGTAGCCCAAAGAGTTCCACTAGGAAGACCTAAATCAATATATACAAACTTTTGTTTTACAGGTTTAAATTTGATACACTCAAACGTAGAATTCTCTTTATCAATTTCATATCCCTCTGGGACAACAACTTTAATTTCTTTTTCCATATTTAATCCCACCAATTTTGCATATTATACTCTCTAATCAAATGATACAAGTGCCAAGCTTTATGCATATACAAATCTTCCTTATATTTCTGTAAGATCTTATAATCTCCTTCAAGAAAGAATCTCTTGTAGTTCCGTAAATTAACATTTACTAAGCACTTATGCTCTGCTCTTCCACAAACCCACTCAACATTATAAATTTCTTTCTTACCTGTTATAATATCGAGAAGTTTTATACAAAGCTTGAGGTCCCTTACAATATCTGTAGTATCAATCCAAGTAACTTTGTTTTCATAGTAGTTAAGCATTTCTTTCATCTTTGCTTGTTCAAGTTCTAAAAGATATGCATAGTCCCAATTTTGACCCTTAAATGCTTCTTTAACTAATTGATACTTATACTTGGTAAAACACCATTTGAACCATGAACGAATATCATGGTATAAATTTATTAATTTATAGTACATGTGACCACAACCAATCTTTTCTTACAAAATAAGCACTGCTTCCATATTCTTCTAACAATTCAGGAGTATTTACAAGACTTGAATTTTCCCTAAAATCTTCCAATCCAAACAACTCTTGAACTTCGGGCCAAGTAATTACAACAAATTCGTCTTCCTTCATACATCTTTAATAATAATACAGATTTCTAAAAAATATAAGATTATGCAACTTAAATTAAAAACTATCGTCATTTATTAACTGAATTAATTTCACTAATACTGTTTACAATTAAATTTGCTTTTACTTTAAATTGAGTAAGTGTTTTACAGTCTGTATAACTCATAGCTGATTTTAAATAATCTTCCATATTATTACACCAACCTTCTAGAGTATATAATACTGGTAATCTTTTAGTAATACCTTCAGCAGTTTTAGTCTTTTCTCCAGATATAGATTTCTGACCATCTGCTGAAGCCATACCAAAGAATACTACATCTAATTTACCAACAAGTTTCCTTTCGAAGAAACAACTTGGTAGTTCTTGGTCTGTAAACACCTTATTTTTATAATATTCTAAGGTTTCATCTGAATTATATCCATACCAAACTTGATTTTCACACACTAAATTTTTATATTTATTTAGTTTAAATACACAATTTTTAGCATCTTTAATGATTTTAGTACCTGCACTTTCAATACATTGTGCAAACAGACTACCAATCATTACATAATCAGCACCAAGAGCTAATGCTTTAATTACATCTGAATAATTGCGAATTCCTCCATCAGCAATTAACTTAGGCGAATGTTTTGTTTTATACAAACTACACTCATTAATTAATGATGCTATAGGATAATGTATTCCAGTATTACTAGATGTTATACATCCCGATCCAGATCCAATACCAACCCTTATATAATCAACTACGTTATAATTATGATTTTCATTCATATCTGTAATCCAATCATAAGTTTCTGGATTAGCAATATTACCTGTCATAATAATAAGTGTATATTCTTGTTTATGAGCAATCTCTTTTGCTATAGAACATAAATTATACAATTTGCTCATATGTCCATTTGCAATATCAATACATATTTTATATACAGCGGATTTTTTTCTATCACAATTTTCTGAAATAAAAATGTCTTGAAATTCTTGTAAAGATAATGCGACCCAATGTCCAACCTCTATGTGAGTTTTCCTAATAGATAAATCTATATTTCTTGGAATAATAGAATAAATACCATTATTTTCAAAAACATACCAATTTTTATCACTTACAACACTTGCCATTGGTGCTGTAAATATAGGAAGATACGAATCTTGAGTATAGGGGCAACATTCTTTTCTAGAGTTAACACTAGAACTTTTTGTTGGAATAATACTTAAATCATTATAGGAATAACCAATTGCTTTATTAATTAGAGACATTTTGTTAATTTATTATATGTTTCTACCGATTCTTCGTAAAATTTATTAGGCTCTGTTAAACCTAATATATCTAACAATTGATAGAATCTAAGGGAAGGATATTGTATAATCTTATCTTTAATAAAATCAACAATCTTTAAATTATACTCTTCTCTTAAATCTACATATTCTTTTTGTTTCTTAAACAAGTCTTGAATTACTGAATCGTATTTGTCCATCTTTCTTCTTCTTTTTTTCTACATTTATCACATAATGTATATATCCAACCATGTGTTTCTTTAGTATCTACATTTTCAGTAGCGCCACAAAATTCACAAATAGTATAAGACTTTTCTTCTAGTTCATCCAACTTATCGAAAATTTCTTTCGGAGCAGCATTTACATATAATCTTAAACCACCATACTTCTCTTTAATTTGAATGAATTTTATACGTGGTTCATCAGGATGATTAATATTCCATTCTCTCACAACTCTTTCTGCTTCTTTAATAAGAGGAACCCAACCATCTCCAACTTCATAATGATTTTCTCCGAATATTGCCACACAGGTTTGATATATTGTAAAAATTGTCGTTTGAAGACAATCCTCAGTTGCACATTTTAACCCAATATCTTCATATGGATTATCTTTTTCTCTAACACTAAAATATCCATAATAGTCTGGGCAAGGATCTGTTCTTTCTGGTGAATACTCGTCATGCCAATCTTGATAATGAATGAAAAACTCATTTCCAGTTATAGAATTAATTTCTTCAATATCCACTAAATCAGCATGAAGAAATTTCTTTTCACTTTCAGAAATGTTAAGGTCTTTTATATTACTACTTGTTACAATCATAATAATCTAAAATTGCTTGTTTACTTTCTTCTAACCATTTTTTTCTAACACCATCAGGAATAACTCCAAGTAAATCGTCATTAACCGATCTACTTAATAAATGGACTTCCCAGTCTGGTTCTCCGTCATCTTTTATAGGATGTACTTCTAATTCTCCAAATCTGAATCGGATATATCCTACATATTTACCTTTTTCATCCAAAACATCATATTGTTCTGGACAAGCGTTACAAGTTTTAATTAGTTTCATTTTTAGAATCGTATTTTACATATGCTACGTCCATCCATAATGGCAACTGATTTGGCTTAGGCTTTCCGTGTGCATATTGCATTGATAAAAATAAATTATATTTACGGTCTTCTTTTGTTTGTGGGTATGATGTTTCTTTTCCGTTATTTTTATAGTTTATAACTAATTTTCCGTTGACATATATTTTAATTGCTTTATCATCCCATTCACACCTAAATACATTCCAATCTCCCTTCTTTATTTTAGTATTCCTTTTTGGTCTAAACAATCTTCTAATTAGTGAAGACATATGTTTAGACATAAACACACCAGACTTTACTTTGTTGTTATCGCCAAAATATTCACAAAGATCAATTTCATAATATTGTGTAACATTTCTTTCATTTATCATCCATATTGCTGGCCAACTACTCTTACCTCCTTTAAATCGTGCTTTTACTTCAACAGTGCCATCGCTAAGTAACGGTATTGTTTGTATTCCAGCTGTTTTATAGCTATCTTCATGTTTAACACATTTAAATCGAACAAAGTCTGAATGATATTCAGGTGACAACCCCATAAATTGTCTCCATTTATTTACACCAGGTTTACAATTTTCCCAAAGTGTATTGTCTTCTAAATCTAAATACATAAATTCTAAATATTCAGTCGTAAACCTCGATTTTCATGATTTATTCTACTTTTAAATCTTGCTGTATCTCTAACTCCCAAACAGTTTCTTTCTGATTTAAATACTCATATATCTCATCTAAAGTCATTTGCTTGAATTGTGGATATATTTCACGCATATTCATAACATATTTAAGAAAAGTTGCCACTTGCTGCTGTATGCCAATCTTTTCTAGAATGTTATAATATTCTTTTCTTGTCATAACTTATTCTTCCTTAAGTGGATTTTTAAAATAGTCATCGAACTCGTCGCTAAACCAATATCTTATGCTATAAAGCAAACCGTCAAGACTTGTATCAAGTTCTTCCTTTGTAAGAACCTTGTTTGTCCTGAGCCAGAAGCAGCCATAAGGCTCTGCGTCAACGCTATCCACAAGAAGTTCCCAGTTACCATCGGAATAGTTCTTGTTAACCGCTCTTCCAAGCCTTGTCAGAACCCCAATGTTATCACATCTGAAGAACATCATAAATGGTTTTCTTTCGTGACCGCAGCAACAGTCAAACGTTGCTGTGTCAGGAAGGCTGTTCAGCAGGTAGTACAACTCAATACACTGCTCGTCCATATCTTCTGGACAGGGTACTTCGTTTTTAATATTTTTGTTATATTTCATAGTTTATCCTCATTTTTTATATTATGGCATATCTATCCAATACAAGATGTCATCAGTTGTATAGTCATCATTTTCAAAACATTCAATGTGTTTATTAATGGAACCATCATAGCATTCATCCAAAAATGCGGAAAACTTTCTTAGTGTTCCATCTCTCATAATGCAAGCAAAATCGACATTTTCCCATCCAATGGTAAAATTATCAATATCATTTTCCTCTTGCTTGTTCCAAGTGTGCGTCATAGTTATTTTCTTTTTCCTATCCAGCCTGCAATTACTTTAACTCCGCATACTGGGCATGTAAAACACATTGGTCTGTATAATCCAGTATAATTAGGCTCATAATCAGGATCATAATCCTTATGTAAGTCTGCATTTCCATACTCTAAGACACTACCACAATTGCCACAAATGATGGTCTTGCGTGGAACAGGTTTTTCTTCTAATACTTTAATCATAATTTATTCTCCTTCCATGTACTTTCTAAAATCTTCAACTAATTGCCTACTAAACACGCCTTCTCTTATCTGATAAAAGTCGAGATTAACCGATTCAAGCCAATTAAAAGCCTTCTTTAAGTCTATATCAAGTCTTCTAAGTTCATCAGTTGGGGCATCCAGTAATAGCTCCCTGATTTGTTTTCTTATTCTCTCGTCCTCCGATTCTACGAGTTCTGGAAACTTTTCCTCTATCCAAGTAGTAATTATATAAGGTGTATTTACATCAGATAATGCTTCTTTTAATTTTTGTTCGTAATCCATAGTTAATCATTTTCAAAATGTGATACATAAATTGGACATCCTTTACAATCGGAATGCTTTATGATTTCTTTACATTTAGTGCATGAAAACTCTTCATTTAAATAGAGTCTACAATATTCATATAACTCTTCAACCTTTTTAATTTCTTCTTGTGTCATAGTTACTTTCTTTTAGCATATTTCCAACCATCAGCGGAAGTAGATTGATTTATATTATAAGGTTTAATCTCTGGAAGATTATGATAAGGATTTACTAATTTCTTAACTTTATCTTCTAATTCATCAATAGAATTAACTTCTATATCAGAATCATTTTCAAGCAGATTATTAATTTTATCTTTTAACGTTTCTGCTAATTCTTGTTGTCTTTCGTAATATGTAGGCATAAATTACAATAAGTTTAACTTGTGTAACTTTACGAGCATCTCATAGCAAGCATCAACCATATCATCGTAATAGTCTGTTTCAATATCTTCTACTTGACCCCAAGCATCATGATAATAAAGCTGATATTGTAGATTTTCTTTTACAATAGTTAATGTATAGTCATTTCCTTCTTTATCAGTAATTTCATCATCAAGTGCTTCGAGTAATGCAGCAAGTGACCAACAAGGAACACAATACTCATTTAGTGTTATTGGTTCTTTCTTGCCTCTAAATGTATACCCTTCGTTATACCATTTCAATGAATTAATAGGGTTGCCAATTTCTGGGATGTGGTGTATCTTATCAGACTTTGGTAATACATATTTATAAAACATGTCCGCACTATCTTGTGGCAGGATTTCTGTCAACTTCTTGCTTTGCTCTAAATCTGTATAACTTTTCATAGTTTATTCTCCCTTTATTATTTACAATTCTTCTGTCCAATTATACTCGTCCAATCTGTGTCCGCTAAGCCAATCGCCTGTCACATAAAGGCCATGACCTAATTTCATAATAAGCCAGCAAGAGCCAAGCCATATAAAGACAATCGGAAATAAAACACAAAAAATTACTTTGCGAAGAAACCTATTCTTAATTATCAGTTTCATATTTTATTCTCCTCCATTGATTTCTTAAATCTTTCTATAAAATCATCGGTGTCATTGGCATTGAGTTGACTCCAATAACCAAGCAGATTCTCTTCAAGATATTTACAGGCTTTACTTATCCAAACTTCTTTCTCCATTTCCAAACGAGTTTCACTAATCCTACGAATTTTTTCCTCACAAGGGAGGTCATTAAATTCCTTGATAAGTTCAGCGAGTTTTCCTGTTGCCTTTCTTTTTTCTATCAATTTCATAGTTTATTCTCCTTTCTGTGTTTTAGCATATATTTCTCATAATCTTCGTCTGTATGGTTCAGGTGTTTCTTATGAAAAGCAATAGTTAATTTACAACCTTCTACATCTCCACTCCCGTAATATGGACAACCATAACAGTTATCGCTCATTTTTAAATTACATCTTCTCATAACTATCCTCCTGTTGAATTTTTACGCAACCAATTCCACGCTTTTTCTATTGCCTCATAGAGAGTGTTTCCACCAAAAGCATATAAAGAATCGTGGTCAATTTCTCCTACATAATCAACAACACACTGACCGTCATAATGATATATGGACAATTCATATACTTGATGTGATTTCTCATCAGCAATCTTTTCAGGCAATGCTTGAAATAAATTCTCCAAATCCACATCTTTCACTTTGAATGTGTCAATTATCTTTAACAGTTGTTGAAGATGATAAATAACAGAAATATTTTCTATTTTTGGGTCTTCACCGTTAGCAACATCATTCTTACAGACTTCTTGCTGTTGGCTCATAATTTTTTCTATCTCCGCTGCAACTTTATCTTTATCTATTAGTTCCATAGTTTATTCTCTTTTTAGTTCCTTAATCATTCTTTCAATTGCATCATAGAATTCATTTGGTCTATTGCAATAGAGATTTAGTTTGTCCTCGATTCTCTTGACTACCTCCACAGCACCATCTTCATAGATTTCTATATTAACAATACCTTGGTGCAATCTACCATAGGATGACGCTAAATCGTACACCGATGGTCATTTTGCTATTTCCTTCAGTCGTTTCTTGTTGAACATGGTTATTCTCCTTTTCTGATTTTATTTATGGCTTCTATAAAATTCTCCCCAAGATGCATCACCCCCATATTAAGTGACCTCTTAATTGCTCCACTGAAATCTTGTTCATTAGGCGCTACACCATAAAGTTCTGCATAATTAATTTTCATAAGTTTCTTTAATTAAAGAATTTGTCAAATAGTCCTGCGTAGTAGAGCAATACAAGTTGAATAATTGCGGATAGTAAAGTTATCCAAGCATTGTATTCGCCCTGGTCTTCTCCATGTTTACCGATAGCAACACCAAGGCCCAACACCATCCAAATAAGTAAAATAATAGTTGCAATCATATATTTTCAGGTTTTTCTTTATTAATTGTTGTATTACTAGTCCAAGTAGAACTATAAGTTCCCTGTTTGGGGCAATTAATGCAATTCTTTTGTGGATTTATACAAACACCATCAGGATGATAACAAGGTAGTTGATAATCAGGAATGTTAAAAGGAATTGGTTGTATTTGAACCTTATCTTTTACATCATTATCCCAAATTGCTTCAAGAATTGTCATGTAATCCTCTTCTGTGAGAACTCCAGCAGAAGAATTTCTTATTCTATTAAGTATTTTAATGGCTTCTTTTTGTTTGTCTGTCATAATTAAAAATGTTTCTTACCTTTCCAAAATAACTTATGATACCATCGTGTTTTATATCCACATTGTTCTTCAAGGTACTTTCTAACGCAAGGAAGCGGGCAAATCCATAATAACTTCTTGTCAACTCCACAAGGAGTGTTCATAACAGGAAAAGTGTAGTCATCCTCCAATGCATAGTTACCAATCTGTAGTTTCTTGTACAGATTCAGACAATAGTCCACCTCTTCCTTTGCCTGTCTTAGAGGGCACTTGTAGCCAGCACTCTTCATGTAGTAGTCCTGTAGGTTTGACACAGCCTGAGACTCTGTCTTAAATTCACCCAACCTAGCATAATTGCGCTCTATATTTTTCTTGTATTGTTCCATCCATTCATCCCTATTCTTCTTATAGTCGTTGTAACTAAGGACTACGTCGTAGAAATGGAATAGGAGTTCAGGGTAATACACCATTGCCCACCTTCTTACATCATCATACTCATAGTATGAATGAACATACATTTTGTCTATTGCTGCCATTACTTCTCATTTGTACTAGTATTATATGTTATAGTATTCGGACTATAAGGATATTTATAAGTAGTATATTCATCCTTTGATATAATAGCTTCTATAAGACCTATAGCATCATCTATACTAACTTTCTTATCACTTATTAGATTAAGAATAGTTGTAATAGCTTCTTTTTGTAATTGTGTCATCATCGTTATTTAATTATTAATTCATAACTTTCAATACCCATACTCTTTGCTAACTCAGCAACTTCTTCACGGAATAAATCTTTAATATCACCTAAGTTAAAGTAATATTTATATTCTCCTTCAGGTAAATCTTTAGCTGCAAGCCATTTATCGGCAACAGCTTTTCTTTTTTGCTTAGTCCAACCATCAAAGTTACCTAAAGTACTATTTAAACACATATCTGCTTTTTCATCACAGTATTGTTGAAAGCTTTCTTTGCTCTGTCTAGTAGCTAAAGAGTTGAATACTCCATCACAGGAACTAATTTCTATATTACCTTCCTCAGTTTTATAGATATTTAAGTATAGATTTTTCATTTCTCTTCTTTGTTAAGATTATCTACCCACTTATTCAAAGCATCAATACACTTATCTGGTATCTGCTTTGCTTTTGGATTAGACTGAATATAATCTATTGTACTTCCAATTCCATAAATGAGATATATGTCTGATGTCTTTGGAATAGCAACCGCAAAAGTAAGAGAAAAACCAAATACCCAAAGCAGTTTATTTGCAAATCTTCTAAATTTAATTTTATTTTCGCTGCACAATAAATCCTCTCCAGTCCATTCATCTTGAATGATGGAAACATAACAACCAATTGCAACAAGAATTGATAATATAGTAGTTCCTACTGCGATTCCATGGATAATTCCAAGTCTGCTAATCAAATATAATTCTAACATAATTTAAATATTTTAATACCAACTAGGTTTTCTTTTGTTTAAATAATCAATTATATCACTTCCAAGCATTAATGTAAACTCTTGCTTAACTAATTTGTGATATGTATAATAATCTGGTTCATCATGGTAATGTTCTATCTGCCATAATATTCCAGATTGAACATTTTTCCAGTGTGGTTCTCTTTTATAAGTATAAGGAGAACTAAACCACTTCTCTACAGCTTTCCAACTGTAATCATCTTCTTTGCCATAATTCGCCTCATACTCATCTTTAGATACTTCTTCCCAGATTGGAATAAATTGTCCAAATCTAAGAGCTAAATCAACGTATAGTTCATCATCAGAAAGAGAATCTAGGTGCTTTTTAACTTTATTAGAGAGTGCCATAGTTTTCTTACATTTTTAGTAAATTCTATTTCTTTACTTTTCAAAAATTGTTTTTCTTTCTCCCATGTTTCTTGATATAGGTAATAAATTCTATCGTTTACTTTAATTAGAGATTTCATTAACTATAAATTTATTTATTTTATTATTTCTTTAATAAAGTTAATAGTTCCGACCCATCCAAGTAAAAGAATACACCACGCAAAATACATAGGCCAAAGCAATATCCAAGTTAGTCTAAGAATAATCCTTTTCCAACGCTTATTTGTCCATATATCATCGAGTGCTTCAGCAAAATTAATTTCAGCAGAGTTCAATATTGCAAAGTTTAATATACCAGGAACTAAATATAAAATAAGAATGTATGTCATAGTTTATTCTCCTTTTATATCAAATTTTCTAAACAATACTTTAATGCTGCTTCAACTGATTCTTCGTAAGTTTCAAAATGTCTGATACCTGGTATCACACCTCTATCATCTTCAAAGTATAAGCCATTTTTATATTGTCTAAGTTTAGAAGGATATTCAGTAGATGATTTATATCTACTTATGAACGGCGTATAAATTTTTACTCCAAGCATACCAACATCGGCATGAACTTCAATATCAATATTATGTACTTCTCTTAACCAAGCAATTGCCATTTGGTGAGTTGGTGCAGAACAACATCTATTTTCCCAAGTGTTATTATTTTCAAATAACATAGAATACTTAACATCATTAGGTTCTGAATCTACATAATATGTAATACAATCCCATTCAAACCCTTTCTCTTTGAGTAGCTTTGCTACTTCATAAGAACAACATGCTTCTTTAATCACATCTTATTATTTTCTTTTAACCAACAAATCATTTCAAAAGTACAATCAATAGGATTACTTGTATGAAAAGTTTTGTAACCATAAGGCTCATCATTTTCATCACAAGTACAAAACCAATCGAATGTATGTTCTATACCATTATCTCCTCCTAAGCATAAATCAATAGTTTTAGATTCATCTTTAGGCATTAATTCTAATAGAGCAGAAAGACTCCAAGCAGGAATATCTTTTTCTTCTGGTTTAAGTTGCTCTGATATTACGTTAAGTCCATTAATATCATTAACTATAAAATCATAAGTCCATAACATATCAGCGGTATTTATATCAATCCCAAGTTCTATTAGTTTCTTGGATTGGTTTATATCTGTACAAATCTTATTCATTGTTTAATCTTTCTTTTGGAATTCCTGTAATCTCAACCATTTTTTGTTTACATTCTTCTATAAGTTTCTGTATATTGTCTACTTCTTCCTTTATAGGTACATTATAAGGTATTCGGTAATCACAAATATCACCTTTTGAATTTTTAATAATTATCATAATATAATTTCATTATTTTTATTCTTGTTCAGTACACCACATTCCGCCAGGGCAATTTGTCTCATAAAACGGACAATCTTTACATTTTTCATTATCAGGCATAAACTCACTGTTTATAAGGATTATTTTCTTCAGTTACTTCAATCGCAAGACCTTTTTCAATTAGTCCACGATAGTCAAAATGATGGCGATTCATCCAATCAACATGTCTTGAATATGAGGGTAAAGTTGATACTATAGATGCTTGTCCTTCCCTAAAAGTTTTTAGTCCTTCTGAATTAAGATTCATTCCACGTATCCCTAGGAACTCAACCAATTCTTCATCCGTCATACTTGACATTGGACGAAGATAAGGTTTGACTTCATCAATATCATACAAACCATTTATCCAATATTGTTCATCATAATCTAAATCTCGACTTATTGTTAGAAGTCTAATATGATGTTTACTATTGGTAAAAATATGTACTCCATAAGGCAACCTTGCACAAAGGTCTTGGAGTAATAGTTCTTTATCTTCTTCTCTCATAATATTACAAATCTTCAAATTTTCTTCTTAATTTTACTATTTCTTCTTCTAAAGCAATCTTAACATCATGAACAATTTTTGGATTATTAGGTATATAAATAAGTCCACCAGTAAAAACAGTATGATTTAAATCGAATAAAGAAGACTTTATATTTCCTATTTCTTTTTTTATTTCTACAGCTATTTTATATTGTTCATCTTTCATAATACTCTATTTTCAAAATAATTTAAAGCAATTTCTTCATAATGAGCAATTTCAGCATTTTCATTTTTATTATAAGCAGGATGCTTATAAACAGTTCTAAGCATATTACTCTCACTATCAGCAAGAACAAATATATCATAATAATTGATACCACAATTATATGTTCTAATATGTACTTTCCAAAGTCTCATCATATTAATAATTTAATTAAGTTCACCATCAGTTTCTTCACTTTTAACTTTTAACGGCATAATTGCTTTTTCTTTCTCATTCCATTTATAACCTGCTTCTTTCATTTTTGAGAAGAGAAGTTCACGCTGCTCTTTGGTGGCTGGTTTTGCAAATTCTTTTTGATGAGAACCACCACATTCCATACCATAAAATTCTTTTGTGACGTTGCTATAATAGAATTTAGAATGCCAACACATTCCTTCGATACCTTCGAATATTCCTATTACGTTAATATCTTCATCTACAAGCACATCACCATCCTTGGCATCTTTGATAGACCAAAGATGCATTTTATCTTGCTTGCTAATTAGGAAATAAGAGTGTTTGCCAATAGTATTAGAGACTTGGTAATTCTTCTTATCTAAAGAGTCAATATGCCAAACCTCTCCGAGTGGATTCACAACCCATTCACCTTCATGAAACTTTGGTTCAACCTTAGTAACAGCTTTTTGTTCACCTTGCTTTTTAAGATAAGAAATCCAAGATTGAATTTGAGGGCATTCATTTCCTGTGTCGATATATGGTTTAGCTTGATTCTTACAATGTTCAATAAGTTCTTTTCTTATCTCATCTTCAGATTCTTCTTTAATTTCAGGAATAAGAGTTTCAAGCGCAGTTCTAACACTAAAAAATGCATCTTTATGTAGTTCTTTAAGTATAATTAAAGCTTGTTCTTTATCCATAATAAAATAATATTAATAATTTCTATTTTCTTTATTTAAAAAATTATAAACATCTTCTGCAAAAATTAAAGGAAAAAGAAATATCCCTAAAGTAGCTGCAAGTATAATTAAAATTATTTTAACAATATCTCTATCTTTATCATTAATAAATGAATGACTCATATAAGAAAACGCAAAACTCAAATAAATAACTAGACGAATAATTTCAAAAATATTCATAATATTAATAATTTATCCGTTTCAATATACATAATTAAATCAACAACATCATTAAAATGTTGTGCTTCTAATTTATCAAGAATACTAGAATCTTGATTAATATTGTGTAAAAGACCACAATAAAAACCTTGAGTTTTAGCAAGAGTTTTAATATGATTAAGAATTTGTTCTTTAGTTAGCATATTCAGTTTAATTTATGTCCAATTTGTATTCCAATAATTATTGGAACGTAAAAAGCAATAAAAACACTTGCAAGTATACGAATTACTATATCTCAACGAGTTTCATCATCTATTTCTAATATTGTAATTGCATATCCATAACAAACACAATAAATAAGTACAAGAATTATAATTTCAAAAAATGTCATAATTACTTAATATTAATATAATCAACAATAATTTTAACTAAAGGTTCTTCTCCGGTTTCAGGATTATATTGCATTTCATTATAATATGAAACTATCATACGATTTCCATTAACTTCAATATTATCAATCCAATGTAAAGGAAATGTATAAAGAAGATTACCATTAAGATAACCTCTAAATTCTCTAAGTGTTTCCATAATTAAATCTTAATTACTTACCAATTAATATATTTCTTTGGAGGCATATCAGTAGTACCTATTAAATGTTTTGTTTCTTCATTATAAGGAACACATTGTACATAAAAACTACTAATACATCTAAATTTATAAGTTGATTTATTAATATCATAATTATTGAAAAAATCACACTTCCATTCTTCATCATTAGAGTCTCTTCCAATAACTTGTTCAAAGGGCTTTAATGCAAGAATATTAAACTTTTCAATAGGAGCTTTAAAAGTACTCCAATCTCTATTATCTTTAGAAGGAAAAAGAACACACTCCACATTTAGAAATTCATCACCATGATATAAATATCCTTCTCGTGTAAACGATTCCATACTATCATTAGCGAGGATAACACAGATTGAATACATTGCATCATCTTCATCTACATGGCAGAATTTTACAGTACCATATACAGGAGAATAGAGTTCAACTCCTTTAGGACAATCTTTGAGAATTTTAACTAAATCCATAATTATAATTATTTAATATCTACAAAATCAATTAATAAAATGTTATTGTCTTTACCATCAATAGTATAGTTCTTCCTAATCTCATGATTATTCATTTTTGCATAAACAATAGGAATCCAATCATCTATTATATTAGGAGGGCACACTGAAGAATATAACTCCACACAACCAGGTTTATATGGAAAGTCGTAATCTACTTCCCAGTTATAGAGATTTCTACCACACCAAAATTTAATATTGGTATAAGTTGATTCTAAAGCAAGACAATTATTCATAAAAGCATTAATGCTCCTATGATTATAGTCTTTTTTCTTACGAACATCGTGTACTACACGAATGACCGCATCTCCCATAACATTAAGCCATGCAAGGTTTTCTTCAATATCATTAAGGGCCCCATATACAAAATTATTATGCACAATATTGTTACCCTTAAGTCTTAAGTCAAAACATCTTACACCAAGCTTATATTGTTCTTTAATATCAATTCTTTGACATTTTGCAGTAAACGCTAATGCCTTCATCCATAATTTCTTTGGCTTTAAATATGACCAACTGTTATGTGAACCTAGTATCATTTTCTTCTAAATAAATTGGTAAAATGACTAAAAATACATATATAAGGTTAATAATCGGAATACTTAAGAAAAGTATGTCGTAATTATCCACCTTATAATCTTGTAAACTCTTTATTAGTACAAATCCAAATGGAATTGTTAATATATGTATTATAAGAAGTAATATAATTATTACTAATACGTTAACTGTTAATATCATACTCACTTTTGTTTTCATTAATAATATCGTTGGCAATATTATCTTCGTAAATAGATTTAATTTCTTTATCTACTTGATAATCACCCCAAGTTACACATACACATGCCCATGCAATCCAACTTAAAGTAATATAGAACATACCTTCACAACCTGTTGTGAAGACAGCTGCAAAACCTAACATAATTGCAAGAATTGTTGCAGTAGAAATCAGAATTAATTTGTTCATAGTTAAAATTATTTTTTAGTTAAACAATTCATAATAAAAAAATAAAGGAGAGAGTAAAACTCTCTCCCTAAAAATAATTCAAAAAGTCATATACTATCTCACGACAGGATAGGACCTCACTACTGAGTCGCACAGTAATCTCTTGATAAAATCCAAGGCTCTTCTGTTGAGCTAATGAGGTCAAATCTCCTACAGATACTTTCAAGCTAGCTTGTGTTTATATGTATCTGTCATTATAAGCTTACTACCTAGGACACTGTAAGCAAATATAATGTTAGCAATCTGTACGTTCAGATATTTGTTAGGAGAGTACTGAATAGTAAAACCCTACATCGAAAAAGAGAACGAAGTAAAGTATGGTTAATACTATTTTAATTCAACATATAATGAGTTTTACTAACAGTTAGGACTATTAATAAGATTCGAACTTATATCTCTCAGATTGATATAGCTGAGCGTTCTAACATTAAACTATAATAGTCTTTACTAATATTAAAATATAGTAAGTACAATAATAAACTATAACAATAGCAATAACAAGAACCTCTTTCTGAAAGCAAAATCAAAAGCAAAGACATTTAATGATTTATATCGCCCAGAAAGAGACAGGTTTTGTAAAACATATTCTTATAATTATACGGTAAGTATACCTACTATATTTTATTCAGATAAATTTCAACGCAGTGGTCTCAGTTTTATCTTATATTAGTTAGGAAAGTATTGCTACTTTCCCTTTTTGCCCAACTCTGCAACTTGTTCGTAAACAGACTTTAAGTCATTAGGAATAATAATCTTTAAGTCTCTTGCAGACTTAAGTTGTTTTTCCCTCCAAGCTTCACATTTGGCAACGAGTTCGTTATAAGCCTCACGATAAGCCGCATACTGTTGAGTATACTTGCTATTTGCTGCATCTGTTGATGCATCAATAGCCAATTCCATCTTATGCTTCATTCCATTCAATTCGGCTTGATAGCTTCTATGTTTGGTTTGAAGTTCGAAGAATTTCTCATCAACTGTTTCTTGCGAAATAGTTGGAGTTCTAGTAGTAATGATAGTATCTTTACCATTACCACTCACAATGTTTGGCTTCTGCCTAACCTCAGCAAGTTTTTTCCTTGCTACATTATAGGCCCCGTTAGGATGAATGAACTTACCTAGAACACTACAAAGTGTTTCAAGATAATAGTATCGATTTCTCTCCTTAATAGAAAGAGAAGCGATATATTCATCCTCATCAAGAATGTGATCTCTCTCTGGCTTTACAGGAAGATAAAGCTCCAATTTTTCAGCTATGTCTTCGACACCCAAGTTACGAATGTCTGATACAATAGTTTCTTTAGCTCTAAGAGCTTCTCTAAGCCACGCAATCAAACTTTGAAGTTCAGCCTTATAATTAAGACTTCCTTCAAAATCTACACTGTGTACACCCAGCTCAGTAGCATAAGGTTCTGCAACAGAGTCCAAAAGCTTAACTCTAACATCATAGAAATTGATGTTATTAAGCATTTCATCTACTGAAGCATATGCTTCTTTTGCAAGGTTTGCAATGTAATTTGCACTAGTCGAAGATAATCCTTGATTATCTTGACTGAAAAAGATTTGATTCTTACTCATTGATTGTGATTTTGTCTATGTAATGTATGTTATTACTACTTGTGTGAAAGTGAAATCTTACTGTATATATAAACATATAGAAATCTATGTCCATAGATAAAGTATCTTCTGCCATAATTCCTTCAGTTATAATACAATAAGGTAAGAATTGTTCAAGTTTTTCTTTAACTTGACCAGGAAGCATAAATCCACACCATAACAATCGTGGATTTAAACCTTTTTCTATTAATTCATTTGCTAATTTGTCCATACTAAAAATAATAAAACCTCCCCACCAACCTAAGGTGGTTAGTGAGGAGGAAAACAATTAAAACATGAAAACAATTGTGGACCAGCCAGGGCTTGAACCTGGGACCTCCAGATTATGAGTCTGTTGCTCTAACCAACTGAGCTACAAGTCCAACTATTATCACTTTAAATTATACATCCATGCAATATTACTAAAGTCTACATATAATTGTTTATTACCGTTTTTATCAACTCTTAAACGAATACTACCTAAATCTCTGTCTTGATCTACAACATCAAATTTAAGTTGTTGTCCGCCTTTATAATCGGTATAAACATCATATGCTTTTAAGACTCTATATGTCTGAATTGTAGGACTGTAAATGACAATAAGATCTTCATCAGTATCAATACAAATACTTACAGAAGAATCTTCATCTTTACCCCAGTGGTAAGTACCATTTGAATCTACTGTAGCCATTGAGAAGCTAATAGATTTGTACCATGTAGTTTTTGAGTAACATAACGTTACTGAAAACATTGCTAATAATACTAATAATATTTTTTTCATAATAACTAAATTAATTTGTGTCGAGAAGGGGAATCGAACCCCCAAGGAATTTACATTCCGATGGATTTTAAGTCCATTGCGTTTACCTATTTCGCCATCTCGACAACTATATAATACTTACGTTCCACTATCTTGTATAATTCTACCAAAGTGGGTGCCTACGATAACTTCTCTTTATAGATATTCGTTTTTTAATGTTACTTCCTTACACTTTAATTGAATTTCTGGTTTATCTTGTGAATCACAATCAAACCAATTTGTCCATTCAACTCCGTTTTTAGAAAAGTATTGATACCTCTTTTTCATAAAATGTCATATTCATATAACGCATCTTCTGGCGAATAGCCTTTATTAATAAGATGTTTTACTTCTCCCACAAGACCATACTTTTTAGCGGTTGCTAATGCTTCTTTAACTGTCATAATTGAATTATTTTTTGTTTTAATAAGTACTCGGTTGCAGAATCGAACTGCAATTCTATAATAGAAAGTTATATGTCCTAGCCATTAGACGAACCGAGCGAAGGGTACCTGGTGATTAACCTTGAAAGTTGGGTACCTCAACTTCAGAAATGTTTTCGCCATTTCTGTGGCATATCTGTCTTTCCAGATGTCTACCTGTTAACAGGAAACACTAACTTAATGTTCTCCAATCATTAAATTGTGTTTGTCAGACACTTAAGTCCCGGAATTTTAGTCTTCACTTTAAGACACGGCTCTCCTCCAAGAAGAAAGGTTTAAAGGTTACCTATAACTACTAGTTTCATATGTCAAAACTAGCAAAACTATCATTTATATTATTTTACTTCCTTAAAATGAATTGGAAGGGAGTTGTGATCCGCTCGGGGTTCGAACCCGAGACCCCAGCATTAACCTACCACTCTATGTTACCATAGCCAAACAATTTAGTCATCCTTCTAACTTCGCCACCTCCTTTCAGAGACAGGGGGAATCGAACCCTACTTTTCATTGTAAACTGTCTGTTGTGGTCTGGGACATATTATTACCATATTGAAATTCTTGCAAGATTATAAGTTAGTGATACTCCAACTCTTCCGTTTGTTTCTCAAGACATGCCTCGCAACTTATCTCAGCCAAGTATGGGCTCAAACCATAAATCTCTTTACTAACTTATAAAATTTCAACTTAGGTATCTCCTCTATGTTCTCTACACATTTATGTAAATGTCTTCGTAACCTATTGAAACTCCGTATTACATTTTAGCACGGTATTATCCTTGCACTGTATTGGTTCGTGTTTGCAACTACTATTGATTACCGTCCTATTGCATTTAACAACTGTAACAGTCTAGACAGTAAGTAGTAAGGATTTTCACCGTTTTAGGGAGATTCTACATAGGGATTTCTCGCCTATGCACTCTTATTTTTTAGTTAATGTTGAGGACGAGTAATTCGAGTGCGTTCTATGGGACTTGAACCCATGCCTCCGAAATTAAAAGTTTCGTACTCTACCAGCTGAGTTAAGAACGCATCTAACTTATAACTATTTGATGATAGGATTTTTATTACTATTATCAATCTTCAAAAACTTTCATCTGGACCTGATAATTCCGATTCTAATTCTTTTATCTTTTGTTCATATTCTTGTATTTTCTTAGAATATTCATTAACTTTTTTCTTATAATCAGAAACCAAACTATGTAAATTATTAATTCGAGATATTAAATCCCTACGATATTCTTCTGCCCAATCCCAGCGTATATTAACAGCTTTATCATCAACTAAAGGATTAGTATTAGTTTTGAATTTAATAATAATTTCTTCGTACATATTAACTATTTATTTAAAATTATAAAAACTTTTGTAGGATTACCAGCTAAGCTAGCGGATCTAACCTAATAGTTAAAAATATCTATTTTTTAACCATTCTATTTGATTTTTTAAATATTTTTGTTTATCCTTGTCTTTAGTCCTATCCAATTCACGTTGTAAACTTTCCATTTTGAATTGAATAGGACTGATCCAATTACTATCAGGTTTATTTTCAGCAGAATAATGATAAATCTGAATAATTGAATCATTTTGAGTCAATTTAACATACTCAACCTGGTTCCCAATTGAGTCAGCCCACAACTCATAATATGTTAAATGCTCATTGCATTGTTCTGAAAATACAATGTTAGACAAGAATATAAATGGGATGAAATATCGTGCTATTATAATCATATTAATAAAATTATTTATTTGATAACTAACTTATAAAACCTCTCTCTATTCCGGACTTAGAGTTAAGGATAACTTCTGTTAGTAAAAGTTTAAAAGGAGAGATTTGAAGCTATTGTTATGTCACCATAACCTAGTGTCAGTTATACATATTGGCACTCTCCTGTTGCAAGTAGGCTCTTAACTTGCGCCCCCGTTCACGTATTTGGAAATAATACTAACGGACGTCTCTATCATTTCCATCCAGAGACATTGTAGATGCAGTAGGATTCGAACCTACGTTTTTTACCTCTCAAAAAGTCATTATAAAAAGGAGGTCACTCCCCAGAGGAGTCCTTACACGCATCCATATTGTAGGGTAGACAGGATTCGAACCTGCGACAACTTGGTCCCAAACCAAGCATTCTACCGGGCTGAATTACTACCCTAGCATAGAAACGGCTTCGAGCGGTTTTATCTCTACTTCAAAATGCTCACCTCAGCTGCATCCCCGGTTTCAAGCTTCGTTTCTATATAGTGAATCGCATCCTATATTAGTTGGACTGCCTGAACTCGAATCAGGAATACAAGAACCAAAATCTTGTGTATTACCGATTATACTACAGTCCAAAGTTATACCACCACAATAATGTGGTAACAGACAAAAACACAAATGTAATAATGTCACTTTTATCAAATTTTTTCAATATTATCCATGTGTAAATATATGAAAATATGAATAAAATCCAAAATAAAAATAACATTATTTCTCCACTTAATTTAAAGAGGAGTGCTGGCGTCATTGAAAATTCCATTGTTTTTTCTTGTTTTAATTAAACAAAACTCCGTCCTCAAACTTATATAAAAATCTTATGAATCTTATGAAGAATAAAAAGCTATGTAGATTAATCACATTAAATTCTATAAAGATCGCTATGACGGAAACTGCGATTCTAACTGTCTCACGACATGATTATGTTATTAATTGTCGTACCTCAACTAGGAATCGAACCTAGATTGATTGCTTCCTACCACTCTATGTTACCATAGCCAACATCTCTGTTACAACAGTACTTATGTCTGGCTTCGACACTGTTTGTTTGTGATGTTGTTGTGGTCTGGAACATATCATTACCATATTGAAATTCTTGCAAGTAAGTAATTTGACTTTTAAGCTAATGATTAACGAGGTATCAGCTCCTCCAATCTCATTACAATTTCAACTTAGGTATCTCCTCTATGTTCTCTACACGTTTATGAAGAATGAAGACTAGGTATAAGTCAACTTATTCCCATTACTTATTCAATATATTAAGTAAATTCTTCAATTTAGCTCGGTATTGTCCTTACACCGTATTGGTTAGTGCTGCGAAGGCACCCATATCCTTCTCTTAACGGGTTATTTACAGAAATACAAGTTATCATTTGACCTACTTACAGGAAGCATCCAAGCTTATATTAAGGATTTCCACCGAATTAGGGAGATTCTACTATGGGATTTCTCGCCATAGCATCCAATTTAATAGAAGGCAATTGTTCTATCCATTGAACTATTGAGGCAGAGATTCTAACTACAGCTCTGGAGCTGTAACTAGAATGATGGTACACGTAACAACCAGAATCCACATGATTCCAGTCATTACTAACAGTGCTTTACTTCTCTCGTTATCGTGCCAATCTAGATAGGTTGCACAGATTGTCGCTGCCCATAATATTCCGAGGAGGAAATATGGGCTTAAGAGGATTTTATTCATTGAAAAGCGGTTAAGTTGTATCCTTCACTTCCCTCGAACTCCTCTGAAATGTATTGAATCTCACTCATAGGAAATTCGAGAGTCTTATAATCTCCAAGACCAAGTCTGCAATTCGGATTTTTCAGACCAATCTCAATAAAAGTATCAGTCGGAATACCTTCAAACCCAACTTTTGCAAGACCTGAGCTGAATGACAGATCTCCTGTCATTTCAATGTTTGGGATACGAACATACCTCATGCTTCATCTCCTTCCTCTTCTTCAGGATGATTCCAGATATAGTGGAGTCTGGAAATCTCTGCTTCGTTACCCAGAACACATTGAGTAACATAATAGACAATTTGTCTCTTTCGAGCCAGTTTAACTGGTTGACCTTTGAACATGTTAAGGGCTCTTTTCAGAGGCTCTGTTCTCTCTTTTGTTTCGGCATCTACGATATCGTAAATACCACCATTTTTGTCTTTAAGAATCTTGAACTTCTTCATAGACTTACCTCTTGCAGCTAGAGGATTTATTGATGAGGCTGCATAAATTCCTATTTCTATAGGCAATATCCACATTTTCACCGATAGTTACTATACTTCGCTATACTCAATAGTGGACTAAGGAAATTAGTTGCGGAAGTCAGAATCGAACTGACGACCTCAAGGTTATGAGCCTTGCGAGCTACCACTGCTCCACTCCGCGATGAAAACTCCTTTAAAACGTAACAAAACTCGGAGTTATAAGTTTTATAATATCGAGTCACTCGTCTTCTTCTGATGGAAATATTTCATTCCAGCATTTCGGGCAAATGCCAGAAAGCAACATTTCTCGAAGTTCAGGAGCAACTTGTGGAAACTGCTCTTGAATATGCTTTTCACCATCCCAACTAAGAAGTTCTTCTTCTGTTATTGGGAGTTCTATTACTCTGCCACATTGGACACAATGTATTCCAACATGCCCGTTTTTACCTACACAGTATTCTATCATTACGGTACTTGTGTTTCGTTAAGCAAATCATCAAGATCTGCGTTGAGGCTATCAATGTCAACACTCTCAAACTTTAAATTTTCTTTTTTCATAATATAGTGTTTTTGTTTCAGAGTTCCACTCATATCCTGCTTCATGCATCTTTTGAAGTAGGAAATCACGTTGTCCTTTGGCCGCAGGATGAACATTAACATAATCACACCACCAATGTGATCCGGATGAAACTGAAAAATTGTTAAGAGAATTTATCCCAAAATAAGCAACTGGACAGCCAGGATGTTCTACATCTGTACATCCTAAAAACATAAATGGACCATTAGGTCCTGTAAGTATGTCACCATTCTTAGCATCTTGAATGGTCCACAATTTTGTTTCAATACCATCACCAAACCATTTTCCTTCAGTAGTAAAATAGTTCAATGCACTACTTATTCTTAGAATCTGTACAACTTTCCTATTATAATCGTCATGTGGAAACAGAACAACCCAATCACCAATCTTAAACTTTGGTTCAGATTTTGATTTCAGGTTAATTTCTTCACCCTTAGACCAATTTTCTTTAATCTTAGGCCAATTCTCAAGCCAAGAAATCCAGTCATATCTTTTAATCTTTCCTACAAGTCTTGGATCATTCGTAGTTAGAAGAAAGTCAAGTATTTCTCTTCTTATCTTCTCATCTTCTGACTCCGTAAGCTCAGGAATAGCATTCTCAAGATCTTCTATTCTAATAATAATATGACCTTGTTTCTTTGCATCTTCAACAATACTTTTTAGAGTATCTATTACTTCTTTCTTCATACATAATGAATTAAAAAAATAAGGGAGAAACTTCATTAACATGAAATCCCTCCCTTCACAACCAACCCTACCTATTTTTTAAGAAAGAGCCTTTTCAAACTCTTCCCATAACGCCTCATCAAGAGGTGTGCTGTCAACAACACAACGAAGTCCTACTATCATAGACTTCTCTTTGCCAAGAATACTCTCAGAAATTGCTGCCATAATATTGGCAGGAGTGTCTTTGCCCCAGGCTGTACAAATAATGCCTGGACCATCCTCAGCATTTACAACAACACGATCCAATTCTGCTTTTGAGTTTGCAAGCGTTGACTTGCAACCCTCTACAGTAATTACGTACTTCATTTTTTTAATTGTTTTTAGGAGATTAATAATATTTTTTACTTCCATCTGTATTTAACGGGCTTTGGACCGTCATGCAAAAGCATGGCTACATTAAAGTTGTTTGGTTAGGCTGAGTCTTGACCTTAACCGACTGTCATTTTCATTCTTTTCAGAACTAGAACACACCTATATTTCTACAGGTAAACAGCATATGGACAGATTTATAGTTTCTGCAACTACTACTCCAATACTATGTAAATTACTCCTTTCATCCTTGGCTCTTGCGGATACACAGGATGCCTCCTGTTACCAATTGATTACTTGTTTCATTTCTATGCTTTCCTTGCGGTACTCACATAGTCTCCGTATTACAGGAGAACAACCATATTTTCGCATGGAGTGGACAACACTCTTGCTTTTTTACTTTAAAATTAATCATGTAGTTAAATTCAAAGACCCATTTTTGAACGATGTGGTTGTCCTTGTATACCTTAGTACCTTTTGAGTACCTTAGATATCGACACCGTCCTGCTTTCGTCTGCCAAGACTACTTACTTCTAAATACCGTATTTATCCTACTATTTCTAATTGAGTTGCCACACTCAATATCTCATTGGCTGAGATATAGGATATAGTAAATAGATTATCTACTCTCTCAGGCTGGCGACCTTCGGAAGTAGATTTGCATTACACTTTGTCCTCCTTACGGAGCAAGTTGACATTGGATGGATGCCAACGCACAGCTCATTCAGTTCTGCCCGAACTTACTACAAGGTGTGCTTGTGTAACACAGCTTTCATACGACCCTCCTTACGAAGAGGCAACTCCATCACTTTATCTGGAGCTGCTTTATCCCATCACTGGTTTATTCTAAAGACAAGAAGCCTGCCTTCCATCTGCATACACAAACTCTAATAGCTTGTGCTTAGAGGCTTTGGACTCTCACTCATGCGATAATGAGTGGCTGCATTAAAGGGAGGGTTATACGATACCCACAAACGCATTCTCTTCTCACGTTCTTGAAGATTATGCATAGGATTTCACGACTCTTGGCGGTACCTATGTCATTACGTCAAATCATCAGTGTTGCAGCACTGATTAGATACGGAACACACCTGCTGCAACAGATGTGACACTCGGTTAGTTTTATTTCGGAAGGAGCAATTTTATCTTCCGTGTTCTCATGGGATTCACTAACAACCTCAATTCTTATTGATATACTATCGAACCCATAGTATATCTCAGCAGATGCATCTTTCCCCTGCAAGTCAACTATCCTGTTTATTTCTCCTCAGTAGTATTGGATATCTCAATCAGTGGCCAACTGATTTCGAATGTAAGGACTAGGTGATCACCTTACTGTACGCATTTGACCCCATATTTACGCGCTTAAGAAGAACGACTTAATTTTACCGATATAGTGTTCCCATACATTCTCGAACCTACCTTTAACGCAAGTAGGCTACGCCAAGCTTTTTATTTTACTTCCCCTCTTGGAAATAGGAAAATAATCTCCTCACCATGTATTGGAGATTAACTATTAACATTGTAGGACTTACGAAGAAGTAGCTAATTAGTAAATTGCACGCAGTTCACTCCTAGTGACTAACCAAGTTTAGTTTATACTCCAGTGAACAAAGAGTTTGGTTGGACTAGCTGCTCACCAACCTGTACACCCTGCCCGCAACTGGTGCTTTAGAAAAGTTACTATGGTGTATGTCAACCTCTTCTCTCATCGACAACATACACTCCCTAAGCCATTCCATTTGAATGCTTATATGCTATCAGCATGAATCTACGAATGAACTCCGTGAAGTTCTAGCGATTTCGCTGACCAATAGTTCGAATATTCTTCTTAGGATTCACGGATTTCGACACGTACCCAATACGCATATTTTGATAATCCGTTTGCGAATGTACCAAAAGGAACCCCTTCATTGAATCCTTGAGCTATCAAACTCAGACCCTCAAAAACAGGAAGAACATAGTTTACCAATCTCTTTAAAACTGGCAATAATTCTTCTACAGTTCCTTCTTTCCATATGAATTCAGAGGTTTCTTCAGGATCTGCCCCTTCGTAATGTGTAACTTTTACTATTTTCATATTATTTTCTTATATTGATTTATACACTTGTTCCACTCTGCTTCTGCCAATCCGAAAGATTGACAGCAAGGACTTGTGACCTTTCAACATATTTCAGTTGAGTAGCATTAGAACAGGATTAAAATATTTCTTACAAGTAATTCAATCTTTATTTTTTAAAAAATCTAAGAATACTAAAAATTGATTATTTAATATCCCTGGATTTATTTAAAATTTAAAGTACTCACAACTCCGCTTTTTGAGTTGGATTGAATTTTGAGAATTGAATGGACAAAATGGGGATGGGGGAGTGCCCCACAATCTCCCATTTCATCCAAACTTTTTCTCAAATGACATCAATAAATGACATCTCTGTCGTTTTCCTCAGCAGCTTCTGCACAAATCTGTGCAAAAGACTTTTGAGAAGTACTGCAGAAGATACCTTGTCGGTTAACATAACCAACAGGTCTGGTGCTATGAACACCGATGACGGGCTTTTTCATATGTCTTTTGTTTTTTGGTTTATACTCAGACCAACCTATACATCACGTACAAGTTGGTTTCGCCCAAGTCTCATCAGTGAGAATTTTATTATAGTGACTCCTTGGCTGTCACTTACTCATACAACAAAGTATGATAATAAAACAAAATATCACGAAATACACTAGTGATTCAATCATATTCTATAAAATTTAATAAAGTTTTAACACCGTTTTGATTTTGAATTAAGAAGTATCCACTCTTCCCCACTATTGATTCCGAAATACCTGCTACAATAATTAATACATTGTCGGTAATGATGTGGGAATTATCCCACACCATCCCGAAAAATGTTTCCAGATTCACACTACTTCACGAATGTGAACACAGGAATGTTACGAGTACGAGTACCTGTTACCTGGCCAGCTGCATTGAAGCGAGCACTTACGACCTGATTGATAGCAGCAACCTTCAGAGACTTACCCTTGATAGCGTCCCAAACTTCAGCTTCAGTAGCACAACCACTGATGGCATCATACACGTCATGGAACTCGGCAGTCTTTGCGTCAACTATGTTACCAGTAGGAGCCAAGTTTGCACCATACTCAGGAACAGAACGATCCAGTGCTCCGAAATACAAGGCCTTTGCAGTTGTAACACCAGTAGCGCTCTTACAAGCAGCTGTTACACCAGCAGTCTGACGACCATTGAAAGTCTGCATGAACAAGTTGTTCACATCGTCGTCCACATACAGTTCGTCACCTACTGCATACTGAGCAGCCTGAGGATCAGACTTTGTACGATCATTCAAAGCCTGCATTACAGCTGCACCATGATTCTTACCAAGACGCTTGTTGAGATTCTGAATCTGTGACTGAATCTCCGGAGTCATTTCACTCTTCTTCATAAATTTTAAAAGTTTTAAATTGTTAATAAATAAAGTTAATTTACTACTTTTATTTAGTAGGCAGCATAACCTACCACAGAAAAAGTATATACATACTCTTTACTGCTATAGATATTAGAGAGCTATACATATGGCTACGTTTTACCTTTTGCCTTGCTGGGTTGCATCAAAAAAATCCCCACCTGAAAGGTGGGGAAATAATGTAACTATTCAGCCGTAAAATATTCATAGCGACCTTTGCGGTTATTGCGACGACCTACGACACGATAGAGAGTGATTTTCTTTGCAGTCTGCAAAGTGTTCCAGATAGTCTGATAATCAGCATCAAACTCACAAAGGTTTGGGCACTGAATAGTTGACCCGTCAGCAGCGATGATTTCATCCTTTGCTCTAAAAGCGGATAAAGCAATAGCGTGCTCTTCATTGTTAGCGTCTTTGCAGATAACGCAAGGATAGTCACGAACGTTTCCGTCGCGACCAGTCCACGTTTGGACACTAATTTCCCAATCGGATTTCTTGCTGGGAAATGTTAAAACACCCTCGGCAACACCTGCTGTGGTGCTGCGCATTGACTTGATTTGTGCATCCTTTTTGCTTAAATAGGTTGCAACCTCGGCGCCTTTCTTAACGCCATTTCTGTTTTCGAGTTTCATAGTGTTAAAACTTTAATTAAATGTGGATAATGTTGTTGTGGCAGTGGCTCTACCCACTACCTTTAGGTATAGGACAGTTTTACAATTTGACTACGTTTTTCCTTTCGGAGGCCCAGGGGGTCTCTGGAAGGAGTCTACCCATTCCTCCACAATTTTCAACAAAAAATTTTTCAAAAATTTTTCAAAAAAAATAAAAAATAAAAAATTACAAAAAATTTTAAAAAAAATTAAAAATTAAAAATTAAAAAATTTTTTAAAAAATAATTTTTTCTCACGCGCGTAAGTATAGTTTTATAAGTATAGTATAAGTATAGTTAGTTGAAAAATCTGAGAATAATTCTGAAAAATATGAGAATTGATTCTGAAAAATTTGAGAATAATTATGAAAAATATGATAACTGCTTGAAAATCAATTAGTTACGATTTTCAGAAAATATTATGAAATTAATTTTTTGAATATAAAATAAAAATGATATAATAGTACTATGAAAATTAATTGTTAAATGTAATTATGAAAAAAGACAGATTTATAGAACTCCCAAGTGGTGAAGAGGTTTTAAAAGATATAACACCTCAAGATCAACTAATATATTTATCTATACGTTCATTTATGAATAAAGATACTATGGAATGTTTTCCCTCTTTAGACACAATAGCAGAAAGAGCGGGTGCTAGTGTACCAACTGTTAGAAAATGTATTAAAAACTTACAAGATAAAGATTACTTAAAGGTGATAAAAACTGGAAGAAGTCAAAAGTATAGATTTAATAAGTTAAAACAATTTGAACCTTTTAGTTATGACTTTTTAGATAATAAAGAACTATCATTTACAAATAAAGCTTTTTTAGCTGCCGCTCAAACTTATATGTATGATAAGGAAAGTGGAACCGGAAAAATATCTTATAATAAAATGGAATTAGCTGAAAAAATAAATATGCCGTATTCCACATTAGCGAGAACTACTAATGAATTAGTAAAGAAAGATATAATGAGTCTTCAAAAGATAGCTTCTGGAAAACAAGAAATGCAATTTAATTTTGAAAGATATAATCAAGGAATCGTTAGAGTACTTTTAAATCATGAGGAGAGAATTGATGATACAGAAGCTAAAGTTGAACGATTAGAAAATACTGTAGATGCGTTAATGAAAATAATTGAAGCTAATAATTTAAAAGCTCCAAATAATATAATTACTTTATGACATATAATGAAGAACAAGAGCTTCTGTAGCTTACTAGAGAAAATAATGTCTTATTAAAAATGATATTTAGATTAATATAGCATAATGAAACTAATGATTTTAGTACTAATATTCTTGCTAACATAATAGGAAATAGAATAGATAATAGAATAGGTTATAAATAAAAAGAACGACTCAAATTAATGAGCCGCTCTTTTATTCATGAATTTGTATATATGATATTTTTAAATGTTAAAAAATGTTAAAATTTTTGAATTAATAAAAAATAATAATATATTAATATTACAAAGTTAAAAAATAAATGCTTATGGAAATTTTTGAAAAACTTAATGAATTGTTAGATCAACTCGGAGTTAATTATGAAATCACTCAAGAGAATGGTTAGATCAAAATTAGTATAGAAGATAAAAAGGATAAAGAAAGAAAAGAAGAGTTTGAAGCTTTAGTAAAGAAATTAGATGATGACCTTTTCATTGAAACAATGAAAGGTGTTGATAAGGAGAACCTAACCGAAAGATATCAGGAAACTCCAGAAGAAGTATACGAAGAATTTATTCAAAAAGCTATTGATGTATTATCTGGAAAGATTTCTGATTTAGAAAATCTCATGGACGAGTTTAATTGCTTTCTTGAAGCATAACGTCCAACATTCCTCTGTGGTGTAAAGGTCAGCACAGGAGACTCTAAATCTCTTAGTCTCAGTTCGAGTCTGAGCGGGGGTACCACCGGAAGCATGGCTGAGTGGACGAAAGCACCTCACTACTAATGAGACATACCGAAAGGTATCGGAGGTTCGAATCCTTCTGCTTCCGCTATGAAATTTAAATATAATAATAAAATTTATGAAACTTCTAATCTAGAGAAAAAACTTAAACGTATGAAATTAACTCTAGAAGATATTGAAATCCTTCAAGAAGAAATTAATAAACCTCAAAGTAATTCAGAATGGGAGTATGAAGGTACTAAAAGTTGGAAATATTATAAACATCCAAATAGTGATAAGATACATTGTTGTTTAATAGATATAGGAACTAATCCAAATAAATATCAATTATTTCAAAATTTACTTCAAAGTGGAATAGTTGATATTAAATATGTTAATGAGTTAGAAGAATATGATAAATAAATGGTTAAGAAAACAACAAATGAAATTTATCAAGCATGCAATGAAAACTCACATTGAAAATGCAGAAGATATAGACGAATTAGCTAGAAAATATGGAATGGAAAACGACAAAGAATTTTTAGACTGGCAAGACTCGCTGAATGAAGTGAGTGTTAGATAATTAAACTAATTTAAAAAGCGGAGCAATCAACTAAGATTGTTCCGCTTTATTTGTTTTATTTATATTTTTGTCTTAACTAAAATGCTTGAGATCCAATACCTTGTAATATTCCCATTGCAGAATTTAATTTATTCCCAAATAATCTATCATTATATGCTTTATTATCTGCCTATCTCTATCTTTCCAGTTGAGCTAATTCTGTTCCCATATTTTGATTAGCTAAATAATTAGCAACTACAGAACTTGCATTTTCAGGACCTCCGTTAGCAAACTCTTGCTATTTCTGAGCCATATATTGATCTGCAAAACTTTTAGCTTCCTACGCTTTCTATAATTTTAAATCTGCGATTTGTTGTTTATATTGAGCATTAGCTAATTGTTTTTGCTATTTTAACATCTGGTTTTCTCGTTTTGTTTTTAGAAAGTTATTAAATACTCCTGACAAAACATTCATTCCAGAATTTAACATTTGTTGTTGTGAGTTAAGAAAACCTCCCTTTTGACGTACTACAATTCTATTCTTGATTTTAGGATTATAAATAGAATCGAGTTGTAAAGCACTTAATTTTCGATCTTCATGTCTTGGTTTTCCAGGACGAAGGTAAGATTCAGCATATATTCTAGTTTTATCTATAATTGAAGTATTAGGATTATTAAATTTTTGTCTTAACTATTCTCCATTTACTCCATTTACAGATTTCCAATAATTTTTAGTTTCTTTAGATACTGGATCATATCTATTTGCTTTTTTAGCAACAGAACCCCATATTGATCCCCACTACTCATATCTACCTTTAGGTGCTGGTCTTCCGTCCCACTAAATTAAGCCTTTTCCTCCTCCGTTTTTCTATACAGCCTGATAATTACCTTGACTTTCTTCTACAACATTTGCTAATAAAGCTACAGTACTATCATGATCTAATCCCATGTCCTAAGTTAAATATCTATATCCTCTATCCACATTATCCCAATCTGGAGCTTTCCTTTTTGTAAGATTAGATTTAGCTTTTTGTCCAGCTGTAATTTTATTTAAAGTTTTTGTCATAATAGTTTTCAATTCCTTTTATATGAACATTGATAATATCGTTAAGTCCATTACTTGATATTAAAAACTCATAATTATCTAAATTGTCCATAAACAGATTTTCTGTTAAAACAGCAGGACAATTAGAATGTTTAATTACATAAAAATCATTTTCTATATCTCTATCACCGTCAGAATTATCTGTTCTAATTTTAATTCCTTTTGGTTTCAATATCTATTCTGCTCCATCATATAAACATTCAGCTAAAGAATCAGATCTAGTTTTTCCTCTAGTAGTATGACACTACCATCCATTAGCTTTCATCCACTACACTCCATTACCTGAAGCATTAACATGAACTTCTAATAAGATACAATTTCCAGCTCCTAATCTAGAACATCTTTCATTTACTCTTTTAACTCTATTAGCTAAAGTTATGTCAGCATCTTCCGGAACTAAATTCCAGCATTTAAAGTTTGGATTGTTTTCTAATTTGTTCATTATCCCAGCAACAACATGTCTTGCAAACTACCATTCCTTAAACCATCCGTTTGGAGACATTTTTCCTATAGTTTCTTTTCCATGTCCTGGAATAAGTAGCACATTTAATACTTTATTCTACATACCAATTAAATTTAGTTTCAATATACCAATTTTGAAGTTTTCCTCCATTTTTGTGCTTCCATTTACGACTATTAGCTGCAAATGTTGCTCTTTTTCTTATTTTAGGATCAGAACTTCTTTTACCTCTAGCTATACATTCAGAAGTTACTTTCCCATTACAATATTCAGTAAACTTGCCTCTGTTAGCTTTTTTAATATGAATTTTATTTCCTTCTTTTAAAAATTCCATAATTTAACTAGTTTTGATATTATTATCATTTTTACATTTATCTATTTTTCAAAAAATTTTTGAATATTATAATTATATCAATATATTAGTATAAACAAAAAATATTTTAATTTAATTGATGATTTTAACCTACATTAAAAAATTTTGGGAATTACTAAATAAGATTTCTCCAACTAATAGGAATTTTATAATTATAATTCTTTTGGGTTTCTTATTTTAGAATTAGATATGTGTAAGAATGAAGAGATATTTAATAGAAGAAGTTAAAACAGATATTGCATCAAATAAAAAAGCTGAAAATTATACTAAGCAAACAGCTGTAGAAATAAACAGGTAGGTTAAATTGATTGCGGAAAAAGATTAGGATTGCTTTAATGTATTATTGTTAAGCTATCATAATAGTACTTAGAGTTTACAAGGATACAAATATTTGTATTTATCTTGTATTGCAGAAAGTCCTAAAGAATTAGATACACCTTTGTTAAAACCACATTGGGATAAAATAGATTATATTTACTATGCAGATGAACTAGTTAGAATACATAATTAGGGTTTTGTACACATTGAAAATTTAAATGATGTAAAAAATTATCTACCTAAATTATATAGATTAGTTAAAACAAGTGATGCTGAATCCGTAGCATTTTATGCAATAGAAGGTCACGAAGCTCCTATTGGAATGATAGTTATTTTGTATAAAAATCCAAAAGTATATGATTCTAAAAACTAGAAAGATATAGTAGCTCCAATATAGAGACTAGCTATATTATTAGACTATGGTAATATGAAAGAATGAAATATGATAAGGTAAATGGTGATGTTGGATTTATTGAATCGAGTCATACTTATAAAAATTTAAAAAATCCAGATATTAAATATATTTCTGTAACAACTTTAATTGAAAAGTACGGTCAAGAATTTAATAAAGATTTCTGGAGTGCTTATAAAGCATTAGAAAAATTAATTCCGTCTGAGAATTGGAAAATTGAAAAGAAAAGTCTGTTAAAAACTAAAAAGTTTGATAAAGACATTTTAAAATTATATGATATATCAGAAAATGACTTTAATAAGGCACAACAATCTATTTTAGATGATTGGCAAAAAGAAAATCAAGAAGCTTGTGAAAGAGGAACTAAAATACATGCAGGATTTGAACAAGCAATGTATAAGGCTGGAGATAACGTAAATTTACAAAAATTTGGAATCGGAGGAAAATTCATATGTAAAAAAGATTATTCCGATTTAAATTTAGAATACGGTGTTTATCCAGAATATCTTATTTATAGAGATTCTCCTGATGGAGAACTTCATTTAGCTGGGCAAGTCGATCTTATAGTAAAGTCAGGGAATGATATTATTATATGTGATTATAAAACAAATAAAAAAATTGATTTAAAAGGATTTTTTAACTCTACTAAAAGAACTTCAGAGAAAATGAAATATCCTTTAAATAACTTAGAAGAATGTAATTTTAGTCATTATTCACTTCAGTTATCTACATATGCTTGGATGCTTCAAAAAATTAATCCTGAATTCAATATTAAAGGCTTAAAAATAATACATATAGATCATACTGGTAAAGAAACCATCTACGATGTCCCTTATTTAAAAGATGAAGTTATAAAGATGTTAAATCATTATAAAAGACAACTAAAAATAGAATAGCAAAATGCAAAATACAAACGTATTGAATATTGAAGAAAGGTTAAAAATTTGTAAAGAATGTCCAATTTTTAGTCCTAATAGAGGAATATGTAATCCTAAATTATATTTAAATCCTGAAACTAATGAAGTGACTACTGTTTCAAAGACTGGATATGTAAAAGGTTGTGGATGTGCAATCTATTTTAAAGCTAAAAATATTAATAATCATTGTAATGCAGGAAAATGGTAAAGAAAATATTAAATATAATTAAAGGTAATTGGAGAAATTTAATAAGATTTAAATCAGATATATCAGAAAAAAGAAAATAGATATGTAAAACTTGTGAACATAATATTAAATTTATGGGAACAAGAATATGTGATCAATGTGGCTGTATAATAGATGCAAAAGTCACCATTGAGAATGAACAATGTAATTTAAATAAATGGTAATATGGAAAATTCAATTTTAACTACTAGTGAAAATGTAGCAAATGAAGTCTTAGGTGAAAATAATGCAAAAACATTTTTTATGAATGGAAAATCTGGAAAAGATTATTTACAAGAGGAGGCTATTTCTAGATTCAATGAAGAAGTCGATAAGGAAACTGCTAGACAAGAACAATATTTTACTGATCTTGAGGAATATGCTAAAAAAGTAAATGATAATACTAAAACTATTGAAATTATGCCAATTGGATTTAATGTTTTAGTTAAACCGTTTAAAGAAAATCCTTTTCAAAAAATTGTAAAAACAGAGTCGGGACTGATTCTTGATACAGGTGGTCTTAGACCCACATTCGAAAATACAGATGCTGGAGAAATTCAAGAAGAAGAACAAGCTATTCTTACAGGAGTAGTTCAAGAAGTTGGCCCTGACTGTAAATACGTTAGACCTGGAGATGTCATAATGTATCCTAGGGGTAGAGAAGTTCCTGTTCCATTTTATAAGCAAGGTTTAGTCACAATGAATGAAACAGCAGTAATAGTAACAATAAATGAAGGACTTACTGAAAGATTTGAAAAACTTAATAAGAAATAATATGAATAATTTAATTAAAAGCCAGGAGGAAGATAAAATATATTTTACTCCTGGCGACTTAGTACAATTACGTTAGAATATTCCTAATAAGCCAATAATGCTAGTTGTTAGAAAAGAAAATTCTATTATGAAATATAATAGAGAATAGAAAGATATATTAAAAGGAATTAAGTGTAGATGGTTCACAAAAGATGGCTTATTACAAGAAGCCACATTTAATACTAAAGACTTAATGTTGATAAAATAATGAGTGCATATAATAAACGTACTGTATACAATCCGAATACTGGAAGATGGATAACTGGATCCGAAGTTCCAAAAATTAGAGGGCAAGTGCAAGGAGCTTGGAATAGAAATGTTGGAACTTATACAGTTCCTTGGAATAGAAATACACTTGGGCGTAGCACAAAACCTGAAAGTGTAAGTGTAGAAAAATCTCCTGAAACAACTTCTTCTGCAAAAGGTACTACTAAGAGTAACTCTCCTTCGTCAACTAATAGAAAACCTACTTAGCGATATTATACAGCTCCAAGATTTCACACAGGACAATATACTGATAGATTAAGAGACTTGGGATTTACAAGTAGAAATGCTATAAGAGATTTTTAGCAAAAGATGATTGACGCTGGTTACGATTTAGGAAAATTTGGAGCAGATGGTGTCTGGGGAGATGCTACTGAAGCAGCTTATCAAAAATATATTCTTCCTAGAGAAATGACTAAAGAAGAACTTGCACAAGCTGAACAAAAAACTCAACCTATTATAAATTGGAATCAACCTAATTCAAATTATAAATTAAACGATTATACAGCTAGAGGTAATTTCCAAAGATACGGAGATAATACTTTTGTTGGATATTTTAATAGAGATCAAGGTAGAGCTATGCATAATCAAGGAGCAAGTTATATAGATAGAAACGGAGTTACTCATGATATGGGAAATATGAATAGATTCCAAATTAATAGATTAGCTAGACGCGAAAGAAGAGCAGATATAAACGCATTAAATAATATTTCTGATATGAATACATTAAATAGTGCTACTGCTTATGATCCAACTAAAAATCTGACATATACATACCAACAAGGAGGAAAAATGAACGACGAACAATTACAACAAGCATTTTTATAGTTTTTAACTCAAAAATCTGGAGCGAAAAACCAAAAAGAATTAGAAGCATATGTTAAACAACTTGGAGAAGATGGATTAAAACAAGCATATGCTGAGTTTACTGAAATAATGCAGCAACAAGCAAGAAAAGCAAAACAAGGTGCTAAGCTTAACTACATTAAACAACTTAAACATCAATGCCCAGAAGGACAAGAACCTTACTATTATAAAAAGGGCGGAATAGTAAATTGTGGATGTAAAGGAGCAAAAATGGAAGATGGTGGAAAAACTCCTGAAAAACAACAATCTGCTATAGAAAAGTTTAGAAATAGAAAAAACGATAAGAATCTTAAAGGCGATTGGAACTCGCAAAAAGCTAGAGAACAGCAAAGAAAAAATAGAGAAGAAGCCGCAAAAGGAGAAGGTGAATCTCCAGTAACTGATAAGAATTTTAACAAAGGTTATAAAAAGAATGAAAAAGGCGGAAAGGTTTCAAAAGCTGGAGCTGGTTGTATGCTTAAATCTAAATTTATAAAGAAAGGTAGTAAAGTTAAAATGGGTTGTAAATAATCAACTATTGTAAATTGATGTAAATATGAATTAATGAATTATGACGTTTAATTTCTTTGAATATAATGATAAAACGGGACAAGCCGTACTAAATAGTGCAGATCTCATACTTTTAAAAGAGTTTAAAGATTTAATGGATGCTAAGCGAAATAAATGTAAGGAAGACCCTACTGGTACTAAACATCTTAGAGCAGATAGAGAGTTTACTTACATTTATCTCGCAATAGTATGGAAATCACCTTATGCTAATTATAGCGAATAGGAAAGACATCAAGCTGCATTATAGGATTCTGGAATTACAGAAGAAGAATTTAACGATCCTACATTTAGAATGGCTTGTAGAAAATTTAGAGCATTACAAGATTCTAATAGATATATTAGACTATTACAAAGTGCTGAACTTGTAACTGATAAAATTATTGACTATTTTAATAATGTAAATTTGGAAGCTACTGACGATTAGGGTAAACCTTTAGTAAAAGTAGCAGATGTACAAAAAGCGATGGAATAGTCAGTAAAGCAAATTGAAAGTTTAAAATAGATTGAATCTTTAGTTAAAAAAGAGCTTGCTGAACAATCTACTATTCGTGGTGGAGCTGTTGAAGGATTTATGCCTGATTAATGGAAGAGAAAAAGAAAAGAGGGCGACCTCGTAAACAACAAATAGATCTCCCATAGGAAATAAAAACTTTAGCCGAAGAAGTACAAGAAAAACAAAAACAGTTAGAAGAGCAAGCTCAAGAATTACAATCTGAACTTCCTAAAGTTTCTTCTAAAGAGGGAGAATGGGATGTTAAAATTGGAGATCCTATTGAATTTTTTGACAAACGATTGTCTTATGAATTAACTGGATATAAACCTATTACTGAAACTTAGGGATTAGATTTCAGACCAGAATGGTTTACTGAATCTCGTGAAACATTCTTAAGAACTGGTCATTATTGTTCTTATATGTTTGGTTCAAAAGCTTTTAGAGATTTCTGGAATGAAGAGTATAGACGTTGCAAAAACGGAATGACTGTTAATGGTTATACAATAACTGGATTTAACTATTATTTCTTAAATTACTACCAATTACCTAATACTGAACAAGATAAAGCTGGTGATAGTCGTTCTATCATATTTCCCAAGTTCTTTGTTTATCAATATGAATTCTTTCACTACTTTGAATTATGTAGAAATTTAAGAATGAATTATGCGATGATGAAAAACAGAGGTTGTGGAATGTCAGAGATAAACGCTTCTATTTTTGATAACTTCTTTAACTGTTTTAAAAATAGTATGTGTTTGCTTACAGCTTTTGATGGTAACTATGTAACGAAGACTCTTGATAAAGTATGGAATGGTATTACATTTACAGATGATAATACAGATGGTGGAATGTTAAAACTTAGACAAGTTGTAAACACAAATACCAAAAAGCGTTCTACTTATTATAAAGTTGTAAACGGAGCAAAAATTGAAATCGGATTCGGTTCTCAAATTGAAGGAATAGTTGTAGACAAAGATAGAAAGATGAGAGGTGACCGTGTCGGGTTCCTATTTTTAGAAGAGTCTGGTTCTAATCCAATACTAGAAAGATCTTTTATAAAAGCTGAAGAACTTGTAACAGTTGGTGGTAATAAGATAGGTATAATAGGTGCTGTAGGAACTGGTGGAGACGAAGGGCCAGCATTAGCTGGGTTGAATAAAGTTTACTATCATCCTTGGGATTTTAAAGTATTACCTTTCTTCCATAATTATACAGAAGATGGAACTTGGGTAAAGACAGCATACTTTATGCCTGCTTATATCACTATGAACAAAAAGGGTTATGTAGGAGATAGAGGTGAATATCTTATAGAGAAATAGAAAGAATATTATACCAACATTCGAAACTCTTTTACTAATCCTAAAACATTATTAGACCATAAAGCAGAGCAATGTTTCACAGCAGAGGAAGCATTTGCTGCTGAAGGTGTAAATAAATTTAATAAGGTTAAAATCGCTGAATAGATTTTAGCTATCAATATTAAAAAACAAGCTCCTCCTATTGAAAGAGGATATATGGAATTTACATATTCTGGGCCTGAGAGAAATAGACAAAGTATAACGGGAGTGAGATTTAAGCCTCATCCACAAGGTCCAGTTTATATACTGGAACATCCTAGAGAGACAGAAGACCATAAACAAATAAATAATTTATATGTTGCGGGTATTGACGGAATTGATATAGGAGCTTTAGAGACATCTGTTGAAACTAGAAATCCTTCTAAATTTGCAACAGTAATTAAAAGAAGAATATATGGAATGTAGGAACCAACTTATGTTGCATATTATTTAGATAGACCAAATGATATTAGAGAAGCGTATAAACAAACTATAGCTTTATTGTGGTATTATTCTGCAAAAGCTAACATAGAAGCTACTCGTCTTTCTTTATTAACATACGCACGCGATAATAAATTCATGTAGTTCTTTATGAAAAGACCTAGAGTTTGTTATGGCGGGGATGAAAGAAAGAGACAAATAAATCAATACGGAACTACTACACCAAAAGCTATGATTGAACATCAGACTGACTTAATAGCAGATTATGTTGAAGATTATTGTCACAATATTTGGTTTATAGAGTTATTAAATCAATTAAATAAATATACTGATGAAAATAAAGGATAGTTCGACTTAGTTGCTGCTATGGCAATGTGTGAAGTTGGAGACGAAGAATTAAGTGATGTTCTACCAAGAGTAAAAGAACCAATATCTAATGACTTTCAAGATATAGGCTATTATCGAGATTCAAACGGATATATTCGCCACGGTGTAATTCCTAACAATGTTTAGAAGGATGTTAAGTTTTCGTGGGAACGATATTATGAAGGTTATAATATAACAACTAATCCAAGATATAGATGAATGAATTAGAATAGACTATTTTAGATATGATAGAACAAATATATAAAAAGAAATATATTGGAAAATTAAAAGTAACTAAAATAGTTGATCAAGACTCATATATTTTAAAACTCTACATGGGAAATAACGAATTTCCTCCAATAGAGTTAGCTACTGACGGTACAGTAGAAGATTTTTTAAATTTTGTCAGGAAGGAACTAGTTTCAAGACAACTGATCAGAAATAAATTTTTTAAAGTAGTAAGAGCCGATGACTTAGGAGGAACTTGTACAAAAGACTGACAGTACTATTTCAGAACTTGTTTATGATAAAGTATAGTTAAAAAAAGCATATAACTATTATAATTGTAAAAGAGATCCGGAATAGTTTAAATATTTAGAAGATAATTATGGAATAGGATAGCCGACAGCTGTTGAATTTATTCCATTAATTAGGAAACATGTAGATGCTTTAATTGGTGAGTATCTTGAAACTCCAATTTAGCCAAAAGTATCTTGTAAAGATAAAGAAACAATCAATAATATTTTTAGAGAAAAATAGTTAAAAATTAATCAAGAAACATATAAGTTACTTTCTACCAATCTTAAAAAGAACATTCTTAGAATGTTAGGAAGTAAAGATATGACAGATTTGAATATTAAAGAATAGCTTGATAAACTTGTAGAAGATATAAATGAAAATTTTATTTCTGAATATGAAGTTGCAGGACAAAATGTAATTCAGTATCTTATTCAATCTAGAAATGTTGATTTGATTAATAAATTAAGACAGCTGTTAGTAGATTTACTTGTAACGGGATATACTTATTATAGAGTAGTTAAATCTTAGAACAACGTTCAAATTGAAGTTCTAGATCCATTAAATACTTTTATTGACTAGAATTATGATTCTTGTTACATAAGAGATTCTGTCAGGTCTGTTGTTAGAAAGTTTTTAACTAAATCTGAAATTCTCAGTAAATATGGAAAACAACTTTCCAGAGAAGATTTAAGAAAAATAGAAGATCGCTGGGAAGATTGGAATGTAGATTCTGATTATGTAGAAGCTTGAGTAGGACAA